GTATACATCTCTGGGCCTAAGGGACAAGTTGCGCAGCAGAAGATTGAACACTTTATATCCAACATGGGGGTAAGCGGAGCAAGCACACCCTCCGAAGCAACAAGACTGCCAGCAGGAGTCGAACCGACGATTGATTTGCATCGACTTGACTTCCAGGTCAAACTGATTCCTGACGGTAAAAATTATCGGCAACCACCGAATCGTTCGATGGAACAATGGAAGGAACTTGGATTACGGCCTAAAAAAGGTAAAAGATTGGGCTTTTCGCTTATGGGTCGTCCCGAACACAGATCTAATTGGGGTCATTGGGAATGGGACAATATAGAAACTGACCTTGGAGAATTCAAAGTACATTTCAAAAGACGGTGGCGTTCTGTTTGCGATGAAGATAATAACGAAATCGGAATCGATTGGGAAGATTGGTCTCCTACAATTCGTATTACAGGCCCGAGAGTCCATCTAACAGTGCAAGAAGCTCTTACACTTGACAACCCGCAAGGGCCTGTTGGAGGCGAAGTCGTCGCTATCGTGGCAAAAATCACATCAAAACTTGGTTTCACACTTGGATTGCCTATGCACAGACAACAACCAGAGTATGGCACACTGATTCACGACCCTGAACTTGCTAAAGCAATCAAAGAAAGGAGAAAAACAAATCCAAAAATGCTTGAAATTGCTGACGGAATTACAGTTGACGGCTCCCACGAACTTCTAGACGAGGGCTTTGTGCATATTGATTGTGAAACACCAGAGCAAGCAGCAGCCCAAGCAGCACCAATTAAGGCAATCGACCATACCATGAATCGAATTACAGACATGATGGAGCAGTTTCGTGCTATGACTGACAGTTCAATGGAAGCAATCGAAGAACATGCAGTAAGGACAACAGACAATATTAGCGGACAATTGGAGAATCAGTTAGGCACTATTGTACAGCAATTACAATACTCCATGGAAGAATCAATTGTTAGGATGCAACAAAGGTTCAACGAATGGTTAGATCAGTTTGCTCAACAACAACAAGAAAGAATTGCAAGAGTCATTGTTCGCTTCGAACAAAGACTTCAAGGAAACGCCGAAGAGATTCGTGAAGGTCAAAGAACACTCTTCGACTTTGAAGATTGACCGTAACGGTGTGACGGGTTCAATTTATGCTCTCAACAACCATGGACGACCCATGGCGGGTAGTAATACACCAGCATTTGCCCCTGGAAATCTTGCAAATGCTAATTGGGGAATACCACAAGAATACTCTCGTCCAATGCGTGGAGGAGTCAATCAGCAATTACGATACACCTTCGGAGGCGACCCCACGGAGAACAGTTCTTTTCATCAAACCATAGGTATTCTGCAAGAGATGTGCGAGAAGTACAAAGATGACCCAGAAGTAGTTAGATTAGCAAGAAGATTATTCAATGGCAAAGTCGGAGACTACGGGCCGATAAAAAATTATGATGAACTGGGCGAACTTGCAGCAATCACAAGATACTTTCAAGGTACCTTCACTAGTAATACACCGCAACAAGATTTAGGAAAACCACTATTGCATGGAGATAAGGGCTCATATAGATATCAATACGATCCTTACGACACTGAATACTTCCAAAGTCCAGCCAAAGTTATCAGAGACATTCAAGCAGGAGAAAGCGGAGCAGATTGCGACGATATTGCTTTAGCAGCAGCGTGTGTGATTGCAGCATCAGGCCGTCCAGCGATGTTGATGATTGTTGATGCAGACGAAGGCTCCCCTGGACAATTTAACCATGTAATGCTGGCTAGTAAAACCATGCAAAGTAATTCAGTATACGGCTCGAACTGGTTTCCTATTGAACTAATACACCCTTTGCCTCTTGGTGACTCGGTAAAGATAACAAAATATATTCCTCTAATTGTACGAGATTACGATCTCCGGCCTCAAGTAAAAAGAATGATTCCAGCAGTGTTTAGGTGAAAAAAATGGACCCAAGATTGTATAAAAGTTTGATTGAAGATAAACCAGAGACCATGTCAGACGGGTCGGGATTAGGACACATTGCTAGAAGAGCCCCGGTACCTTCCCCACAACCAATTATGACAACAGAAAGTACAGAGTTATCGGGAGCTCCCGCACCGCCACCTGTAGCTCCAAACTTTTCACCCCCTCCGCCATTTACAACGGGGTCAGTTTTACCCCATGTTTCATCATCTTTGGGTACAACAAAACCGAAAATGGGCGGTGTGATAAAAAAGGCAGGGGTAGCTGCAATGGCAGTTGCAATCGCTTACGGAAGTTATAGGGCGGCAAAAGCACTTGCAGGTAGAGCACTAGAATCTTATGGCGATGATGACTTACTACCCGACTTGGAGGACTGAAAGGAATGAAAATCTTGAGCATTGTAAAAACATTAGTCATGTCAGATTACGCATGGCTGATAGTCTCAGGAGCTTACTACGGAGTAATCACAGCACACAAGGAGGCATATTCATGAAAAAAATGGACGAAGCAACAGGATTAACAATAGAAGTACCTCAAGGAAATGCCCGAGGTAAATTTCCGTATTTTGGCTTTTGGTCAAACTATGCAACGAAAATTGCAGACGAAATATCGAAAACAGGAGATATTAGAGCAAGCCGGGGTGACATTTCAGAAGCGATTAATCAATTAGTCGGACTAATTAACGGAGATTACAGAATTTTACTTGCTGACAAGGTTTGGGCTATTGGAGAAACATTAGATTTGAACCCACAAATCTCGGCTACAGGAAACCATGGTGGTTCTATAAGAAGAGTCCCAGAGTCTGCTGATGGAGGTCGTTTGGCATTTGCCGCACATACATTTGCAAAACCAGTAAAAATTATCCTAGAAACTGCCAAACAAAAGTCAAACACAGGAACCGCCTTAAATAATTTAGACAGTATTGCAAGAAACGCCACCAGTGATGTGCAACGACTGAATCTTGAATTAATTGCTTTAGAAAACAAAAGGCCATCAAAAAACCAATTCATGCAATTTGATTCAAATATCCAAGGCTTACAAATTCAAGTACATCAAACAATGATGGAATGCGAGGCAGCAGAAACATCTTACTACAAGTTAAAAAATTCTATTGAAGAATGCAACAAACTCAAAAACGAAATGCGTACACTATCTCAAGAAAAACAAACAATTGGCGCAGAGATGCAAAATAAGCTACGACAAATACAAAATATAGAAAAAATCTTGCCAGCAGGCGCAATCACAGCACAAGCAGAATCACTTATGTCTCTAAGGTCACAAACGCAGGTGCTCGCAAACAGAAATATGCAAATACACCAAAGAATAAACAATCTAGGTCTCCATCTAGAAAGAATGAATGCAGAAGGAGACCAAAAACAATTGCTTAGAACTTTGAATTCAAGTATGAAAATGTGCAAAAACAAGTACAACAAACTAGTAGAGCAACTACAAATACTCGAGAATGAAAAAGCCCTACTATTAGAAGAAGATGCAATGATTCAACAAGCAATTGACGACGCATCATCTATGGTTAGATCCCGTTCATTAGAAGCCGACAAAGCAGTCCGGATGTTAGAAAACGCTCGGAATGTTGCATCTAACACGATGACATTTGACGCAGATGCCGTAGTTCGTGTTTTTGCAGCGCATCTATCTGCGGTACAAATGGATGTTGAAAGATATTTATTTGAAAACCTTCGGGAAGCCCAAAAAGCGATTTCTAAGAGCCCGACATCAATGATGGCAGAATATGTAGTATCCCCAGAAGTAGTAAGAGATTATGAAGCCTTCCTTGGCGCTTTAGATATGATAAGTGATGCAATTGATGATGATGAATACGACCTGCTTCAAAAGATTGGAAAACTAGGCGCATCACAATCTTATGTACCGGGTTCAGCAAGAGTGATGGCTTTGCTAGAAATGAACCGTGGTAATAGGATGATTGCATATAGAAATATGATTGAAGAAATCCTAGCAAACGGTGTTACAGCAAGCAAGAGGCAATCAACAGGAGCCGGTTTGATCGCTAATTTCTCAGCGGGCAACTTTAACCTAAAGTTTGATTTCTCTGCCCCTCTGACTGAACTTGAGGAACTCGTGAATCATTTGGCGAACTCAGGTCTTGAATTTGAATATCAAGGAGGCATGTAAGATGATGAAAACGATTTCAAGAAAGGAAGCGGCAACTGCAAGGTCAACTTTAGCAAGCATAGAGAAAAGATACGCAGAAGGACAAATGTCTAGGGGATTATATATTGCTCAAAGAGAAAAGTTACACGACCTGCTGAAAATGCCAGTAGCAGAGGATACTAAAGTCAAGACCAATACTCGACGATGGTTTGCCCGTAATTACATCAACAATTCAGCAGCACCAGTAGGATACTTTGGTTTTGAACAAAATCAAAAAGACTCACTACCAGTGCCCAACACTGTCGGAAACAACATGAATAAAATACGACAAGGTATGCTTAGTTTGACAGAGAATGAATATTGGAATAGCGGCGACATTCAACTACAACTAAAAAATCAAGCAAAAACAGTTATCAACCAAAACCAAGCTACCAATTCTTACTACAACCAAGCAATAAAACATGCGAATAATCTCAATGCCGGACTAGGTCTGACTGCAGGGGCAACAACAGACCAAATTGTAGCAAACCTCCAAGCATCATCAGAAGTTCAAGCAGCGTTACAAGCACTGTCAACATCTATTTCAACTTTGATTAGAGAAAGAGTTTCCAACGGCGCATCTCCAGCAAACGCTAGAAACGAACTAATAAGTCTCGCAATCGAATCCGGTGCCAAATTAACACAATTGGGATACGATGCAGAAGCCGCAGGAGATATAGTCAGCAAGTTGGTGAAAGGGGAAATCACTGAAATGAGGGCAATTTACGAAATGGCTTCGGATCTAAGAGAAGCAAATAAAATCTTGAACAGTCTAGGTAGCAGACCCAACTCAACAATTAGACCTTCTTCTGGACTACTAGACCAAATATACGCGACACCTTCGGGAGGGCGTGGCGGTTACATTCCATCGAATTACAATGTTCACAATATGAGACCGAGAATGTCGGCTTTGAATATGCCATATGGAACATTGAATTTACCAACGCTTCGGGCGATGGCGCAACAAGCGTCTGAACAAGGCAACGAGCAACAACTCTTACAAATCGAACAAGCAATTTCTCTTAGGCAAGAAGCTATGCAATCAGTTCGTCGAGGGGGCCGTACTAACCAGCAAGGACAACCATCTAACGGCATATCTCCAGAATTCCAAAGCCGTGCGTTAAATTTTTCACCCGTAGTAAACCAAGCGATTCGTAGACAAAAACCAGACATGGCAACAGTACTAAATGATGTATTTACAATCGATGGAAATCTGTATTTCAATCCTCAAGCTGGTAATCAAATTATCATAGGGAATGATTTGAGGGAAGCAACTGCCAACAATGATCCGAACCTAATTAGGCCGAGTGGGCAATTTACAATATGGGCAAGAGCAAGTTCTGGATTAGAAAACCTTGGAATAATCAGACAATCACTTCTATACACAATGGCAAGTCCGGCGTGGGATGAATACGATAAGATGTATCTTGAGTATTTGCTAGGAACTATCGACCAACAAATCACAACATTGAGTCAAAATCAAGAGTCAGTTGCACAGACCTCATCACCTGTACAACAAATGATTCAACAAAGCTACCAAAATTCACCTATACAACAACAGTCAGGTCAAAACAATACTTTGCAAAATATGTTAAATCAACAAGTCAATCAACAAGTCAATCAACAAGTCAATCAACAAGTCAATCAACAAATGAACCAACAGATGAACCAAAAACAGAACAACTATCCTAACAACATTCAAGACCAAATACGGCAAAATAGCCAACAGGCTAATCAAAACAATTCGGTTAGCAATAAACCTGTAATCTCCAATGGAGGTATGAGTCCAGGCGGCGTTTTTACTCGTAGAGGTGGAAGAAGTATATTCATGGGGTGATAAAATGGTAAACAATAACAATGGCGGCGTAGACACAGAAACTACAAGAGATGTATTAGACAGACTAGACAAAACCATCCGTGTCCTTGAAGCCGAATTAGCAAAACCAAATCCCTTTGGAACGAGAGCCGCCCTACAAGGTCAGTTGAGGGAAGCAAAAGCTCTGAAAGCATCATTAAACACTGCACTAACCAGTGGTGCGATTACTTTGAACCAACCACTATTCAACAACAGGGGCATGCCAACCGCAAAACCGGGTTCTTTCCTTGAAGCCGTGTTAAAGAGAGCAGAATCAACATTTGGTTTATTCACAAACAAATTTGAGCCAAAAGGTGACCCGTTAACAATTAAAAGAGCAGATGAAGGGAGTCCATTTTTTAAGAAACAACCAAGCCTGATGTTCAATCAAGGATTTGGCCCAAAAGCAGAGCCAGGGTTTGGTCCGAAAAGGGGAGAGCCAGGGTTCACTCCAAATGCAAGGGCGCCTAAAGCACCCCCAGTATATTTGACAAATTTAGCGAAGAATCCAAAAAGTAATGGAATCAGTGGTCGAGCAGGAAGTGATTACCCCGGTTTGCCTAATTATGTATTTGGGTTGGACCGAGTTACTCCAGTGCAAAAAATACCTGGAAGGCCTGTACCGGGTTCATGGCCTAATGCACTAGGTAGATATCTGGTTTATGATGATAATTTAGAAACTACGACTACTGATATTGGAACAAAAGTTCCGGGAACAATAAAAACATATTATTCTAAAAATCCAATTGACAATGGGGGCCAAATGGTATATCCAGATGGAATCTACAAAGCATCATTAGCTATTCCTCCGAGTGCTGATGCGATTACTTCTAAACAAGCAGCAGGAGATCAATTGTATATTCCCAAAGCGGGTGACCCATGGCAAGGAGCGCCAAACACGCATGTCCATACTGCAAACAAAGATGGGTCACCAACAAAGTTTCAAGCGGCATCCCCTATACCTTGGATTGGCACAGGTACATCACATGTTTTCCAAACAGATGGTACTCCTTTACAAAAAGCCGCAGGTATTGTAGTACCCGGACAATCTTCACAAGTTTACAGCGAGGGTTTGAGTGTTTTAAATGTCAAACCCGGAGTTTTCGTGCCCGGTAGTGGGGTAGTATCTGGTGATGTTAGAGCAAAAGTTTACACATCAACTAATCCATCACAACAGTTGACTTGGTCTGTTGGAGGAGATTCTCCTTTCGATGCAAAAGGACAAGCGGACACGAACCCTGCAACAAGATTTGATACTCAAGGGCGAGTTCGGACATTTAGCGCCGGACAAAATTTCCCCGGCCAGAAAAATCAAGTATTCGACACCGACTTTAGCGCATTTACAAAAAGGGCTGGAGCAGAAGTACCAGGCTCTCCTGGATATGATCGCACAAACAAAGAAACAGGAGATGCTGACGGACTTGGTCCAGCAGCAGCAGTTTACAACGCATCATTACTACCGATTAAGAAACAAAGAGGCACTGCGGTTCCGGGTGCAAGTGCAGGCACCTTCTATGATACTTCAGGAGAGGGGGCAACCACCACAACAGTAGCAATAGGTTCTCCAGTCCTTGAACCGGTCGGTGTTTCAAAAACACAAATCTATTCTGCTCAATACCGGCCATTGACAGTACAAAGAGGGCTCCTATCTCCAACAGGAGACAATACGACAACCTATCAAACAGTATTTGCGACTCCAAGCACCGGATCCGGCGTGAATGTCTCAACAGTATCGAGGGACACCGGGGCTAAAGGAGGGGTCGTTCACGATGTAGCAGCGCTTCCTTTGGCAGATGGAGCACTCGCCACAGTACAGTTTGACTTCTCAAAGAACCAATATACGCCGTTTGTGTTTGACCCAGGCTTGAATCCGGAAGGTGGCACGATTGACCAAGTAATTGATAATCCAAAGGGGGTACCAACTGTACTGTTCGTGCCCGGAGACAAAGCCACTCTAGCAAAACAGACTCAAAAGGGTCCACTAAATATTCCGATGAATCGAATATATGTGAGTACAATGGCTCCAGACCCAACTACAGCGCACCAAGCATCACTGTACACCGGAAAAGGCCCAGATGTCATACAATTCTCAAAGGGTATTGAAGCGGGATTGGTCGATAAGTCATTCGCAGAATCAACGGTTCTCAAGGTATCGTCATTCAATCCAAAAACAGAAACAGCCACAATTGCTCCAGGTTTCAAAGGAACGAGTAGATCGTTAATGTTCAACCAAGGTTTCGGAGCTTCAACATCGACAACATCGTCCTCTCGGTCTTCTGGTGGCTTCCGCAACTTCTTGCAGGACCCAAGAGCCGGGGGTAGGTATTGATGGTATGGGGAACCTTTCAAGGCTACAAGAATGGTCTAGGCTCATCAAACGCTAGTTGGACACCCGACTGGACTATCATCGGAACTATTCCTAATTCCGATGTGACTTTACTCCAGTCTCCTGTCCCAGAAGGAGTAGGTTTTGCAATAGTTGAAGGCCAAGGAACTGCAGCAGAAAAAAGGTTATTCCCAACATCTACCCGACCTTCCTCAACAGGAACAGCCGGATATACCCTTTCACCCGAAGAAGCATTCAATGTATTCCAGCAGTTAACTATTGAAAGAAACCGTTTAGTAACCGGCTCTGGTTCGAACATGGCTCAAACCTTTGCAGAATTAGATTCTATATTGATGGCAGACACTCACTTGCCGGAAGATTTGACATTTGAACTACAAAGAAGGGGAAAATCACCTGATGGAGGCATCAAATTCCCTCTAAAACTCAACACTTCGAGAACCTCTACAATACCATTCATCGGAAGCAAAGACGACTTTGCTTTGGCAAAAATGTATTACGCTTCTTACGAACAATCTCAAAGAATCCGTGCGCTAGAGGACTGTAACATCAACATATTATCAAATTATTTAGACCCAGAAGTTGTATCTCAAATCATCAGCAGAAATAGGATGCTAATTCAAACTTACAAAAAACTGAGAGCACAGGGAAATGCTCGAGGAATATCATTAGAAGCTTTCATGACCGATGCTGGGACAAGTGATAGCACTGTAGAACTAATGCCTCAAGACCCGCTATATGCGATATCTGTAAAGTTTGAAGACCAAAACGGAAAAGAAGTCAAACAACTACCCTATCGTTTGAGCGTGAGAGGTGTAGTAAATTTTGACGACGCTCGACAACAAACTGGGATGGGAGCGAATCCAGGTCAATTTGGTTCCGGTCAAACTTTGTTCCAAGAGGGAGTTACTGGAGATATAACAATAGAACAAGAAGGGCGTTCTCAGTGGCAAGGCCAAACACTTGGAAGCGAACTTTACCACTTCTTGTACGCCTACAAAGCTACAGGAGAAGGGACAAACGGGAAATTTCCGTGGCCTAAAGGTAATTTGAAAATAACTGTATCCACGCCTAATAACACAGAAGGGGATTGGGGCAACACTAGGTTAACAACTTATTCCAAACCAAATTCAAGATCTATCCGGAGAGAAGGAAAATTGAGAACTGCGGAGCCATTACAAGTGTTATGGTCTGAAAACCTAAGAGTCGAAGAAGGAGCATACACTAGACTTAACATTGTTGTTCCTGTTCACATGGAACCATTACCGATGCACCTTGTAGAAGTGCCTCCAGAGTCTGGAAACCTAAAATTAAGATGGGAAATAGAACCAAACCGAGATATGATTCCGGCACACCAAAAAGTGACTCTGGAATTCAGAGTGATGCGTCCACAAGCAAACACGATTTGGGAAAACGCTGACAGAACTCCATCGTCAAACCGAGATGGGTATGATGATAAAATCCTACAATATGAAGAATTTGTAAGCGAATCTGGTAGGGCTGCCAGTAAAGCAGGAGTTGTTGGAGCAAGAGCAGTTAGGGGTATGAGGTTTAAGATAAAACCTAAAGGAACTAACACATGGGCCGCCGCTAAAGAAACTCTATTTGTTGAATCAGACAGTATCAGTGGTTCTTTCAGCGTTGATTTGTGTCCAGGTGAATATCAGTTAATTAGACTACAAGATTTGAATGGAGATGGAAGTCCAGCACTTATTGAATCTAACGATGAAGATGCAACACCATTCGAACAATTACCAGCAACAACTAGAGCCGCCCTCACAGAAATGTTTGATGGCGTAGTGCCAACTGGCAAATCTTTCAAACCAAAGGAATTTCCTGTAAGTCGTTTGCGTGTTCCCGGAGGATTTTACTACAGAACAATTGACGAAAGAGACACAACTCCGATTGGTGTAGTAGGTGCAGAGTTATTACCTAGAAAAGATACTGGTAACGGGCAATTCTTGAGAATGACAAACTTCCAACTGAATGCCATGTTCCCTCCACTACCACGAGACAAAGATCCAGTCACAGATACAATCTATTCTATACTTGCTTTAGCATATCCTGAATGTGAAACTCAAGGTTGGCCTATTGGCGGTAAATCAACCAAAACTACAGCAAAACTATTTGACACAGCTAACATCGTATTAATGGACGAATCGACAGTCGATATTAGTCGTCTAGGCGAATATGAAAGAAGGTACGAAGCAGAAAGAGACGGGACATCTGTTTTGACACCTGCACCAAATATTCCAAAGATAGGAGAAAGAGTTGCATATAAGGGGTATTACATCGAAAGAGCATATTTTGACACCTCTTACGGAATCAAACCAAAGCCGATACCACTCACTTCTTTGGTGCAATTTAGAAGAAAAGGCACAGACTCAGCCCGAGAATATGACATGGGTAGACTTGCTTCTGGTTACAATGCTTCGGGCGTTGTAGAAATCATGGCATACTATCCAATGCAAGGAGAACTTGAGCGTACAGTAGTTATACCAAAATCACTCAAACCTACAAAAGACGGAACAAAAAGAGTATTCTCGATACCCCAATACGACGAAAAAGGCGTAAAGCACCGCCTCTCTACTTACAATCAAATGACATTGAAGGTAAAGACAAGTATGGAGGCAGGTATTCTGTCTGGTCGATTCATCATGCGTCACCATCTAGGCCAAGGATACATGACAATGCAAGTAGAAGATGCCTATGAAACAATTACAAAAGCCATAGACGCAGGCGGTCTGCCTCAAGGATACGATTATAGAGATTATTGGAACCCAGCGTCCGAAACATGGTTCTTCGAGGATGAACGATTGGGTAATGATGAAGAAAAAGGTGTGATTAACACCGAAGAAAACACAAAAGTCAGTGAATTATTGAATGCGATGAACCTACAACAGGCTCCGAATCAACCAACAAACAGAACCAATAAAAGCAACACTAAAGATTTTGTAGAAAAATATGGTCCGGAAATACAAACAAGATTTAGCGTTCAAGGTACTCAAGTCAAACTAGAAAATCAAGCCGATGACGATATTTTGTTTTTACCAATACAAAGCGATGAAGATGAGGAGGTTTACTATCTATGAATCAACTAAGAGGTTTCACTTACAGCCCACAATATTCGATGACAATGATTGAATGGCTCGAAGAAAGAGCACGCCGTAAGAAAAACCGAAGCAATGCGGAAAAAAAGGAAGGTGAAAGTTTCGAGGCTTTCGAAGCCCGAGTTGAATCAATGCCCAAACCTAGGAGTTGGTCTGACTATATGCTGGATCCAAACGACAACGGAGTTACATTGTTAGATGACCCTACTGAGGATGAACAAGCACGATACTTTGGACTCGACCCAAACAATGATGTCAACAAAGACTCATTGCTCTTACAGCCTTGGTGGGACACCCGTATTACATCCGGGCGCGATGAAGAAGCAATCTCACTATACAAAGGATACATTCGTGATGCAGAAATCGGGCCTTTTACAAAAGCAGCAGAATTAGCGTCACCTTCTATCTTTATTGCCACAGGTGCAGGCGATACGGTGCCTTCAAGCTTTAATTTGTTCCAAACAGAAGAAGGCGGTAGGTTAGAAGCCCACAAACAAGACAAACAGTATAAGCGTGTATTTACAAACATGATACAAGCTCCGTTTGGTTGGTTGATGATTGGTGCAGGCGTCGTAGGGGCTAGTATTGTCTTTGCAAAAGTAGTCCCCAACTTTGTAAAAAGTTTGACTGAAAGTGTAGATGAAGGAATTGTTGAACCCTTAAGAGACTGAGGGGATAGTCGTGAATCCTGCCATACTGAAAACACTCAAAACAACAGGAGGGGCAGCGATAGATGTTGGTTCAGCAGGGATTGATGCACTAAAGTCAGTGAAAAGCGTCACCGTTGACCCAGTATCTGCTGCACTAGAAACAGCCGTTAGAACAGACATCGATGATGCGATCCCAGATGGCCTAGACAGTTTGATACAAGGAGGTTTGAACATTGTTGGCGGTGGTAGTAGGTATAGAAAAATCAAGAATTATTCTGTTGCAGACATGATTGCTGCCACTATGCCCGAAGTTGGAAATGTTGAAATCATTCATGGTAGGATGTCAAGACCAAATAACTACGACCCTGATTACAGATATCCTCAACAAATTTCAATAATAAAAGGGACAGAACATGGTTTAGATAGACAAAATTTGTTTACTTTTATGCAACCCGACGATAACCCGTATATTAAGGGGGATAATCCACTTGAATGGATGTCAGTTGGGGAAATAGATTCGCCTCAAGCCCATTCAGCAGGCCCGATTTATGCACCGTTTTCTAAATTCACGCCAACGGCTCTTTGGCCTTGGCAAACTTCCGATGGAGGTCGTATGACTGCTGCGGAACTGGCGGAAACACCTTTAGAGGGTGATTGGTTGGGAACAAAACCAATTGCAGAAGCAGTAGTTGGACAAAGACTAAACAAAGTTGGCGCAATCCCAGGCTACAGGTTTGTAGGGGACCTTGCATTAGCAACACCACTAATTTTGTCTGGTATTGTAGTTGTAGCGTCTGCTCCAATATGGACGCCACTAATTGGTGCTGCTGCAACTACAATTGCAAAATCAGTCGTAAGTCTTGGGATTGGAATCGGTCGCGCACTAACATAATCGTAGTTCAAAGCGTTACGGTGTGACGGGTCGATTTGAAGTGCAGGAATAGGATGCACGATACATGGCGGAGGCTAGTTTGCTAGAACCGAAAGAGCTTGAGGTTTCAAACCTTGCAAGAAGAATGGGTGTAGATAGATTTGTACAGACAGATCGCTTTGGTCCGATAAAGGCACTAATGAACGCTTGGGCTGACTCTACAGAGGACATGGATGCCCTTACTAGAGAGTCAACTTGGCTTGATGTAAAAAGGCAAATTGAAGATATTATGGTGAACATGAGTCTTGAAAACAATACGACACAAGAACTATTTCTTCTCGGCCAAACTGCGGCAGGGCCAACAGGAGAAGTGAACTATGACGAAGTACGCCAAGCATTTGCTTCTGGTTTCAATACATTGATGAGCCAATACGGGTTCATAATTGCTAATCTATCACAGTTCCAAATGGGTTCGTTGAACCGTCTAAAAGACAAGGCAATGAACGCTATTCCTGCATACGGCACCATATCAGGAAAACAAGATGCAGCACAGGCCTCTAGCCAAGCTCTTGATGAAATAGAGCAGTGTATCGTCAATTTCCGAGCATCTGCTGAAAGATCATTTGCCCGAAAAGAAATAGGTCAAAGAGAAACTGCAAGAGCAATCATGCTCGCACAAGCCGAGTCTAACTTGACATCAGGTGCTCTTACACAAGCAGAGTACGATGAAATTCATACATTGATTGGCAGACGAAATTCTCTTTTTGAAGAGCAATTGGACGCCATCAAAAACTTCTCAGGAAACTTAGGAACAATTTTTGAACAAATGGATAGGACAATCGCTGCCGCATCAAATGTATTACAACAAGTTGCTGACAATTCTTTGCAAGGAACAAGAATTTCAGGGGCACTTGGCGCTACGAACAATTCTCAAAAAGGAGATGGATTCCGCACTGCCGATTGGAAATTCACGGGAAAATCGCATATGGCTCAAACAGTAGGTTATTGGGTTCCGAACATGATTAGTTCAGACCCAAGCGCATACTCGTTATTAGAGGGTCCAGCAGGATACCCGTGGGTAGGTTCACTTGAAAGTCAACTAAAACCGCCGGTGCAGAACGCCCTTGCACTTGCGGTCGATACTTCGTTTTTACCATCTCACAGACAAAACGACCCAAGATTGGCGTCCAAAGAGGGATACTGGGCAATGAGCGGTTCTAGAAAAAATAAAATGGCGACCAAAATGACACGAAACCGCATGGCTGGAGTAGGCGGTCATGGATTGGGCGCCACTATAGAGATTGGCGATGATGTTCAATTCAAAACAAAAACCATCGTTGATATTGCTGCGCTTGGCGTCTTGGGATATGGATTAGTACAGTTAGGCAAAGCCTATACCTCAGAAAGAACAAAAAGACTTCAAGATCAAATTGGTGCAGGAATACACTCCAAGCAAATAAAACTAGATAAGGCAATAAAAAAGCGCCAACGCAAATCAACAACTACAACCCCGACAGTAGCATGAGGTGAGGAAATGGGTTCACGGATTACAATATATCATGTCAAAAAAAACGACTACAAAAGGAACATCAATGCGATGGGCGAGGAAAAGTTAGAGGAAGTTCTTGACAGAAGCAAGCTTGCCCTTAGGCTCGACCGAAAGGGTCTATCAGCGAGGTTGGCTAAATTCCTTGACCTTCGTGCTGGCAATGGGCAAAAGGTTTCAATTTCTAAGGGTTCAAAAATCCAAAAAATGATTCTTGAGAATATCAGTTCTTTCGTGACCTTCACTGTCATCGAAAAAGGAAAAGTAATGCCTGTGGCAGATGTTCACGCTTTAACGGGCATGGGATTGATGTTTGAGGCTTTCGGTTTAAAGCCAACCAGCAAGTTGTACGGTGGCTACTACATAATTTACGCATAGGGTGTTCTCAATGGCTCGACAATCCACAAAGAAAAGAACTTCAAAGAGGCGGGCGAGTCAGCAGTTGCACAATCAAGAAATCCAAAATCTATTACACGAGCGTTCCAGTCCTGTTAGCACTCCTGCGCACCAAATAATGACGAAAATGTCGGGCGTTAAATCAAATCCTACTGGAGAGATTTATGCATTTCAACTACACCACATGCTCGCCCACATTAGAAAGAACGCAACAACGGCAAAAGCCAAAGAATACACGGCAGTGAAAAATATTCCAGAACAAGCACGAACCAGTTTGGCGTTATTTTTCGTTGACTGGGGCGGTAACGACATCAATCATGAGGAATACCTAAACAACATTCCAGACAACTACCCGAAAGATGAAGCTTTGAAAATGGGAGAACTACTGTATTGGTGTATCGGGGGCACCAAAAAAAGCACTTCTACTGCTAGAAAAACCCGCTCTACATCAAAAGAATGGAAGAGCATCATAGAAAAGACAGATAGCAAAGGAGCAACAACAAAAAAAGCAAAACCCCTTTCTTTACCTGCTGGAGTATCTATTCACGATTTGACGGGTTTACACATAGAACTACTAAACATGCTTCCACAAAGAACTTACACGCACTACACACTAAATCAATTATTTATTGAAAACCGGAATATGTACGATGCACTGTTCCAAGACTTCGTTGCACTTTCGCCGTTAGAGCACGACGCTCTCCAAGTGATGCAAAGAATCGTTGACAGTGGAAACATCGAAAGATTCAGGCTCGCAATGATGCATGGTACACAAGGCAAAGTCAGAAAAATGTTGACAGATGGAACCTTTGGCGCGAACCTCCTTGATGCGTTTTCAGAAGCCCAAAGCGCAGTTTCCGCTTACAAAAGAGGCGATTACGCCAGTGCTAGGATAGGCATTGAGAAATTGCAACTTGAGTATGGTTTAGCACCTGACCTTTTCCAATTAGGATTGAGTGAAATGTTCATTGTACACGCAGCAGCGCCAACAGTGAGGAATAAAAAAATCGCACTCAAAGGGCCGAATGTACAACTTCTAGTTTCAGTTGATAAAACAGTAGGTCCAGATGGAGGATGGCCCGGTATTTCCGCAATTAGAGATCTTATGTCTGGTCCGGCATACCAAATAGCAGAAAATGGAGTTGTCGGAACACCTTTACCAGCCGAAGGAACTCCAGGCTCAAGGGTTTTCAAGAACAAAACTACCGTAGCAATCACAACAGATTGGCCGTTCTTTTTCGCTGCTTTAAACCAAAAACAAAATAAAAACAAAGTAACTGTACCGACATCAGCCGCCGTCCGCCCGACAAAGGTTGGAGAAAATTCATTCAAAGGCTTAGATGAATCGGAAAGAACAGTACGACTTTTGATACACGCAAGAGTTGACAGTGGTTTCGACGACTTAGTACCTAAAGGGACCATGCTTGTATCTATTAGACCTCACGGAGGCACTGCCTCAGTAAGGGCTACTGGTAGGCGTTCTGTCAAGAATAAACACGGCAAAAAAAGAAATCGTGGCGGAAACAAAGGTAATGATTCCGACAAAAAAGAAACTAAAACGAGTACTAATGGTCTCTTGAAAATTGAAGACGGCGGCAACCATGTATATGGACAGGTAGACATAATATTCGAAGACTACGGAGGGTTGTTTGACAAAACAGAAGCACCGGCTCAATCTTTCACAGATCGTTCTAAACCCCAAGAGGCTCCGACAGACCTTACAGGAATGGCAGCAGAGGAACAACTTACCGCAGACATACAAGCCATGCAACCGTCAGAAACTTCCGATGTAGATGAAGATGAAACATCTGACCTTTCTGGATTACTTGGCCGCAGATCTGCAAAGCGCCGAATCATTCTTGGCGTGGACTACCATGATTACATTGAACCAGTCAAAAAGATTCTAAAGAAGGAAGGCGGCGCAGCGGGCCTCAAACCTTTGAAGGCAGCATTCCCTAAAGGGACAAACAAGGCACAAGCCAAAAGATTACTAGCTCAAATGCCAGGAGTAGTGCTTCACGCTGATGGCGATTACATACTTGTAGACACTCTATCGAATGTTCCGTTTGACGGTCCAGAGTACATGGAAAAGGCAGAAGAAGCTCGAAGTAGCGCATATGCAAAAAATCTAGAAGAATTCGCGGAAACTTTCCTTGACGAACCATTGAAGGCTTACATGGATTACGCCAAACAAGATGTTTACCATATCGTATTTGTTCCGGCACTTGAATCATTAGCGTTAGACCTTGAGGATATCGATGAGGTCTACGGTGACGAATATAATGACACGGTGAGAATGAAGGACAGAAGGGGAGCTTTCCTCGCCGGAATGCCTGCTCGCTTTGGCAAAATAAGCCCGCTCAGTAATTCTAATCAAATATTCACTGGATATTCAAAAGGTAAACAGGTTTTCATGGACGATAACTATCAACGGCTGGGCACCCATGGTCACGCTGCATTACTCAAATTGTTGGGGATTCGTGCCTTGTTCAACTATGACAAATTAGAGGACTTCGTGAAATCCGTTTTTGCCACCGACACCGGCCAAAAATTAGACCAAATCGGATTCGATTTAGGAGTAATGTACAATGGAGAATTTGAGATTGAGGTTGCTCGGACTGCACAACAGAATAGTGAGAAATTCCCGGATGATAATTTTAGAATCGGCTCATACTCGCCTACATCGCCAATAAATATCCCGTATTATGGATTTGTTTTCTCGTATACTCCAAACAAAGCAGAGACATCTATCAAAGAAATGACTCAACCAGGGTATTATCCAAGTTTTGAGGAACAGATGGAAAAATTGGTCGAGCCTCCACCATTCCCAGAATCTAATCCAGCGAAAGGTGGCGGTCGTTCAATGGGTCAAACCATTGCGATAGAATTGACTCCAAAGGCTGATTTGACTATACACAAGTCAAGAGAAGATGCAAAGTGGCTCAAGATGATAGCAAAGACCGATCCCGAAATCAAAAAATTGTATGATAAGTTTGCAAAGACATCAACTCGCTCAAAAGCGCAAGAAGGTCGCGTGAAGAAAGGTAAAAAGAAAGGTGAAGGCATAACAGGAGACTCCTATGTGGTTTACAAAGGCAATCAAACAGCATTGAAGATGATAAAAGCTCCAAGAAAAGACAACAATGAATTCGTACCTTGGCTATTGATGATTCCACATATTTTAGTCCGTCAAGGAGATGATGGCAAGATATTAGCAAAGAAAGGCAGTGATGCTCACACAGGCATGAAGAACTTACTATCCGAAGTCGAGAGATACTATGGCACTCCAAAATTCAAAACAAACTTGGGCATGGGAGGTTTCCGTTTGATTTCAGACAGAACAGCAAGAAAAATGAGGCAATCCGGTTCTGCAGGTAAAAGGGTAGTAGACATTGCAGTCCATGAGGGTGTGAAGAAAGTCTTCACTACTCCAGGCGTTGCTGTGGAACTAGAAGGTAAAACAGTTAGAGCCCGACCAGACCGCTACAAAATCGATGGAGACATAATGTACCGTGCCAGAGTGCCTTCTTCAAAGAAAATAGTACATTTCCAACAGGGGGGTGGACAATGATGATGATGAAGCATAAAGGAAAGGTAGTTGCGATTGAATTTACCCCAAAATACCGCAAGGGAGAGAGTCAATCAACTAGAATCATGAGTTTGATGAAAGATGCAGAAAACAAGAAACAAGCGGTAAAGAAATCAAATCCAGAAATCCAAATCAAAGGAACAAGATTTGTTCTACCGAAATCCGGTTCGATGCCTGTAATGAAAACCCACAACGAGATTTTGGATATGCAAGATGCAAACAAAGGCGAAGTTACAGTCGGGTTAGCAACTACAGAATGGGGCGTTGAGGAAGTGAAATCCAACCCCTCGGAGGCAGTCGCAAGCGCAATCGTTGACGCAGGTATGGATCAACGAGAGGACATGTTGACTACATTGGGAAAAATCATTCCGGAAACTACTCAGCTTGAATTAGCGAACATGATGTCAAGTCGTGGTAAACGGGCGGCGATTGACTTGACAATGGCTAAGATGTCAAGTGGCACAGAACCTTTGAGAGCGATTCCTTCACCAGTCGCCAAAATATTGACTGGTCCAAACAACCAACCAGTAAGCCGTGAAAAAATTGCATACCAAGCATTGGGAATAAAGCCTCCTAGGTCTGCTCAAGTAGATTCAAGATTCAAAGCGAGCCTAAGGAAAAGAATATCAGAAATATTAGGGATTGCTGGAACAGTAAAGGATAGAAAAGGAAAAACATTGAATTTGGGACAATTTCCGTTCATCGACAATCACATATTCTTAACAAGAACTCACATCAACGATTTTAGAGAAATGATTGCGTTGTACCATTTAGTAAGGGAGCGTAATGCACCATTCATCGAATTGATGGTGCCAGGGTTCCAAAGAGATGACGAAAACGAAGTGCCACTTGACAAGATGATAGATTACCTCATGCCGTCCCCAGACCATCTGTTCCGAGGAGAGCGACTGATGTTTTTCAGTGCTAAGGAAGCAAGGGCTCCAAAGAAATTAGACTTCTTCAAAAAATACTTGCTCGGACTAAGGCAATCCACATCAAGACTTCAAAGACTCCGTAGTAACCAAGCCACCGCTCGTTCAATGCTGAAAGCTTACCAAAGCAAAGCACCTCAAATGTTCCTCAAGACTAGAACCGCAGTTAGTGTACTGGCAGAAAGTCCACTGACTTTGAGATTTGATGAAGACACTGGCGCTTTACCAGAGCCGGAAGATGCTCAAACAGAAGAAAACAGAGACTGGTGGATGCTAGACGAAAAAGAAGTTTCGGAAAAAATGGAAAATCCTACGACATACAGTGTAACAGGAGTATACTTTGGAGCGCCTAACAAAAAACCCGAAAAGATTAGAATAAAACCCAAAGATTTGTTCATCTCTCCAGCGCAACATGAATATCTTAGTGCATATGGTAAATCCAAAGTAGCAGAGATTCCTAAAAACTTGCAACAAAAGTCCGTAAAGGGCAAGCCTACACTTGGAACTCAAATGCTTCTCCCACTACACAACAGAGGGTTTACTTTACCTCCTATCGGTTGGAACCGTGGTTGGATGATTCCTACCATGCAAGTAATTGATGAATACTGGTCTATGCTTGGTGCAAACGAAAATGTGCAACTAGAAGTCCACGACCTACTATATTTGATTGGAAACCAAGCGATGGAGTCTATGGGGTATGAAATCAACGCTCAAGAATACCTGATTATACTTCTTTTACTTGGGGTGTTTGATAGCACAGGAAAAAGTCGAACAGACCAAGCAATCGGATTAACACTTTCTCATCTCAGTGAAAAAGATGGAGCACTCAGTAAGTTCTTAACAAAATTAGAGGAATTGAAAGGTAGTGCGGTTGAAGTACAAGAAATGTCTGATGCTATTGATGAAGACGCCGCAAATGAACTTGAAATCGAAAAAGAAGAATTAGAACGAATTGAGGATTATCTCGCCGGCTATGGCAGATTGTTTACAACATTAACGCCATACGATCCAGAACGAAAAGTTCTCAAACGAAGAAAGGTGGCCCGCCCTCCAAGCATTTTACCATTCCTTGCAAAAGACAAGCAGGGTGAAGTCAGTACAAAGTATTGGGAAAAAGCAAAAATCAAAGCCTTGACAGAAAGCCAAAAGAAGAAAATTGAGGCAGCAATGACGGCTCAACTTGCAACAGGCGAAGAATCTATTGATACAATCAAGGATGTGTTTGACGATGTTGTCAAAACCTTGGCTGCGGCAAAGTCAGCCTTCCGTTTAGCAGAAGAAACTGATGAGAAAGGTAACCTAAGAAAATTAGGAGCACTCAACTTACTACTACTAACAACGAAACTAACACTGAAAAAGACTAAAGAAAAATTAGAAGGAGCAACCGTATCCATGAGCAGTAAAGTCATTGAAGATACTGCGAAACTAGAAACAGCAGTGAAATCGTTCACAACAATACTGACAAGATACTCCAAAAACAAGAACCTCGCTCCTGAAATAGAGACTATTGCAAGAGTGCTCAAGGATTATTTGCAGCACTTTGTCGACACATTGCCCGAGGAACAGAGCAATCAAGCGCAGGCTCTCATCGATGAAATTGATAAGATAAAGGCGATTGAAGTAGAAGCAGAAGAAACGATAACTGCTTCTGCGGAGAAGGCTCAAACAGAAAAAGCCTACCAAGGCCTCGAAGAATTGGTAGGTTCAATAGATTCTATGAAATCAGGCACAGCTTCCAGCGCATTTAAGATCTTGAAAAAGTGGATGGAAAAATACAGCAAACAAACCAATGGCAAAGTGCCTAATAAACTCAAAGCAGCAATCAAAAAATCCGCAGATATATCGGATGATCCCGATATCATGGGCACTATAGTAGATGAAAGCCTTCGAGATATCATCGTCACAGCAGCCAACCGCATAATAACCAATCCAGAAACTTACTATACAAAACAAGGAGATAGACTTGCTGCAAAGGCAGCCGGGGCAATACAAGCAATAATCGACTTCGACAAAAAAACTCCTGATGAAGCGAAAGAGACTGTCGCTCCTTTGATTTCTAAGGAAAGTCCTGGCGAGAAAGCACCAGCCATTGATGATGAGTCGCAGAAGTCCGAACCAACCTACAATACTGTTGAAAAAGAGTTCCTACTGGAAGCATTGGAAAAAGCAAATCAAGAAGTAGTATTGGAGGACATGCCCTTGAACGAGACACTCTATCCTGAACTACTAACCATACACTTTCCTAACCTAATTTTGCCTGACAAAGAAAGGTATAAAGGCTTAGACCAAATGAGGCCAAAGTTTCAATTACTAACATATAGTGACATAGGCGACGCATTGAAGCCAGAATTCAAACCGGCATATGCAACGAATGATGATTTAGTACAAATGTCTAGTAAAGGCGAAATATTATTCTTGGCGGCTATAGCTGAACCAGACGGAACCAATATTATAGCACTAATTGAACATGGAGACGGAGGAACACTTATTGACCCCAAGAGTATCTTAGTAGAAAACTGGAGTGAAGAAATTGGTCAACTTACATACGAAGAAGAAGAAGAAGAAGAAGAATTGGTAGAACTAAGCCGCAGATCCGTAAAGAGTTCACATCCCGAAGCTATCCCTGAATCGATACACAGAGATTTGTTAGCGGCAGGTTTGGTTCGTGTGCCATACGATTATTATAGCCGAGGAGAACAAATGTATCAACCTGCTGACAGCGTAGGTGCGGAAGAGGTAGTTTATGTGTTGGATGGATATCTCGATACAATTAGAAGACAGACTGCTAATTTTAAGCGTACAGATTTCCCCATGTTTTGTGCATCAGACGAAGGCTTTAGAATAATTGGGACATCCTTCCATGGCGGGGGTCCAGAGGGTACTTATGAAAGAATGACACAAGAGTTTGGAGAAGAATATCTAAGAAATTTGGGATGGGGAGAGTTTGAAGATGTTGGACCAGACAACCTTGATATTATTCATGATTCCTGGGTAGAAGAAAAGCCAGGTTGGGAACTTGAGTTGTTACCGGGTGGCCTCTCGAAAATGCAAACTGCAGTTGCCGCATACAAAGACGCGGTAGAATTATTTTTGAAATACGACTATTACCACTACACTGATTTACCGAGTGGTGAACGCATCGAAAGAGACAATATAGACGAATTTATGAAAAAGAAAGGCGTATCAAGAAGAAGACCAAATCCACCAAACAAGCGAATGTACAAAGGCGTACAAATCAAGAAATTGAAGAAAGGCTACAGAGTCAAGAAGAAATCTGGCAATATGGATTTCAAACTGCTCAAGCAAGCAAAAGAATACATCGATTCGATGAAAGACCAGCGCCGCTCGAAAGTTCTTGAAGGTCATACCTGTATTTACATGGTACAAAAGTCGCCTTGTGGTGGTCTGCTTTACACAATGAAGCAAAACCCGCACATGCACAAGTGCAAGGACTGTGGTGCGAAGTATCGGTTGGAGGCAGACTGATGCCCCGACAGTCATCAAAATGGACAATGACGATATACCACGAGGAGGGAGGTACCCTCCAAGTGAGATTTGAAGGTCCTTCAAACAAGGCCAAGGATATGCATGCCCTTGAGGCAGCAATCCGTGGTCTAAGGGCTTGGGATATTGAGCCACATTTTGTTGACGGAGTTGCACCGAAGAAAATGAAACGAGATTGGCTACTTCCGATAAAAAAGATAGCAGCAAAATTCAATCCTAACCCGAAGGGCAAAAAGAAGAAGGGTGCAAAAGCCACAGACCAAGATGCGATTGAACTTTACAAAAGATTCAACGGAACTGATCCAACAGACATCAAGCACACTCAAGTTTGGTTACCTGATGAAAGCTCTCCTTTAGTGGCACTTGGGGAGGGTTTTTGCCCATTTGTTGGATATTCTTCTGCAAAAACTAATAGTAAGGGCGAAGAAGACAAGTACATTCATCACTTCGGAGAGGAAGGGGGAACCAAACCCCGCCTGTATGTCACATGCCCGCCACCTGGCTACGAGCGAATGCTTGTGATTTTCGGAGGAGATTGGGACATTGAAGAACGAGGAGACGGACTACTATGGCTGGTGAACTAATATGAGTAAACACACATTATCTGCCACTTTGAGCAACATTAAGGGCTCACTGGCAAAAGACATCAACACATATGCATACGGTAAGTATGGGCTAATCAGCAACCCACTCGGGCACCTTCTTTTTATGGCGAGTGTTGGTTCAATATCTTACCTCCTCGGTACTATCGTGATAGGCTCTATTTCCCGCGAATTCGATGAGTCATAAGGTGGAGGAGATGAATGACAATGACAGACATCCCGGTCGGCTCCAAGGAAAAAGACGCAGTACCTACGACTAGAGGTTCTGTTGTCGAAACTCCTATCGAGGACGAGATTGAAGATGTTGAACAACATCAATCATTTGAAGGCCTTTTTGTAAAAAACGAAATGAAATCTATTCCAAGGCCGTTCGCTGGAGTAGACGGAAATTTCAGCACAAAAGGTGCAATCCAAGAGAAAAAAAATCTAATCGACAAAATGAAAAAATTAGTCCCATTCAAATACAATAACGATGGAAGTCCAGTAAAAATCACACCATTAACCCAAATGTATCTAGTGAGATACCTTGGACCTATGCTGTATGATAACGCAGGACAAGCTCTAAAAAAACAGAAAGTGAAAATCGAAAAGAAAGCATCATCTAAGAGAGAAATTAGAAAGCGTTTGCAAAACCTAATCCGACAAGTAGATGAAAATGATAAGATATTAGCCTCAGAATCGACCCTTGAAATGGATGTACTCTTTCCTTTTACACGATTGAAAACATTGATTGACGACCCGATAAAACCTCTTCCTGACGCACGGTACGGTATGATTCAAGAGTATTACAGCACATTGACTACTGAGCAGAAAAAAACATTCAAGGAATCCATGTTGAAAACAGTAAATCGCATCCCGACAACTACCGAAGACGGCAAGATACTAGTTGAAGAAAGATATAGAAAACCATTGTTGGCAATGTTCGAGGAACTAGGAAGCAAGACAAAACCCACAAAACTCTCGTTACTCGATGACCCTTCCGGTGAAAAGAAATTTTCAGTAGAGCAAGGAACTACGCTGACTACATACGGTCTCAACATTCTTCTAGCCGAGGAGGCGGGCAGACACGGACTTGCCGAAAGCGCCCTCAAAGAATACCCAATAGAATGGGAAGAAATAGAAGAGTTTGACGGTTCTGGATATCTAGACCAGTTGATAGTTGCAATTTACGACCTCGACAATGACGACGCGGTTTTTGCTTTGAGGAATTTGCTCACTACAGAATACGAAGTAATCATAATGAACATAGGGACAAAAGAAATTCCAGCAACAGCAGTGGTATTAGATGACGATATAGAAATCCGAGTCGGGCTCCACCTGTTGAGTGGGTCAAGCCAAGCAGATAGCATTCGTTCCATCGCACAAATGGGTAGACAAAGCCCTGCAAATCTTGAAAACAAAGAGGCCCGGGTCCCGGGATGTATAGTTCTTGAAAACCTCGTCAAACATATGTATCGAATAATGTCCTCTAAATCAGTGAAATACAATGCAGAAACAAAAACATATGATGATGAAATGGTATCTTTCAGACTTGAAGCACTTGAAGCTACTTTTTCGGCAACATTTAGAGACGGTGAACTTCAATCGTTGAACAATGATGGAACATTATCTTCTGGAAATATAATATTTGATGACGGTAGAAGCGGGTATTGCACAATTATGTCAAGTGCTGGCTCCGAAGAATCAGTTGTAGATCCATCAGAAGCAAGACTATTCAACGCCTTCGGGCAAGTAATTGAAATTATCATGCTTGACAACGCAGTCGAGGCAGCAAAAGGCACCAAACAAAGCCCCTCTCACACAAGATATGATGAAACAATCAATGCACTAATTGGGAATTCAGCCGCTATCGGGATTGCGACTTACCATGCACAGTTCCACTTCAACCTCTTACTCAACCAACTGCAATCTCCATTCCAGTCAATGAATGTAACCGACAAAGATGTGGTGGGGGGCCGGCTACTTGCGGTCGAAGCATATTTTGGAGACCCTGCAAAACTCATGCTTTTTTGGATGCTAAACTTCCGAGACTATCTCAATTGGGGCGCTACTGCCGAAGACGGCACCCCTCAATTTTTCCAAGCTCCACTTGATGCAAGAACTAGAGCAGAAATCGACGCGTTCGAGAAAAACAAATTATCTCACTTAATCTTAGCATACTACAGATTAGCATTTGCCATGCTGACTACAAAGGAAGTTATTACTGGAAAAGGCAAAAAACCCAAAGGAGCAGCAGACATCAAGGATTACTGGAGAAAACTTTTGTCTGATGCGCAAAACGATCCGCCTCCGGGTGCTAGATTCGTGCAAATGCTTGCATTCGCATTTGGCGGACTAGGTACAGAAACCCGAAGAACAGATGTGCCTTATGCTTCTTGGATGCCACCGCCAACACAAACGAAAGGAATGACGACAAAGCAAGAGTCATCAAATTTAATAGATAAATATTTGAAGTGGGCTTACGGGCAAAAACCACTTGACATTAGTTGGTTTGCCGAAGTAGCAGCAGTATACCACGCATCAAAGGCTATTAGTATCAGCGAAGACTATGCTGAAATGGTTGAAAATTTCGTGGATGCAGTTGCCTTAGATGGAGGACACGCTTTCTTGTTCGCAATCTTGTTACACGAAGAATCAGAAAGAAATACGATACCACAAACTCCAGAGCCAATAGATGTAAGAATCATAAATGTCGGTGAAAAACAAGACTTGAGCCAAGTAATGGATACATCAACTCCTTTCGAGGCTAAATCTAAAACTGAAACCGAAACTACAACTAAAACAGAAACTAAAACTGAAACTAAAACTGATACAGAAGAAACGGACAATGAGGAAAAAACATTTGACCTTGCCGACATTGGGCCGATGGTTGACCTTGATAATGTTGAACAAATGCCTGAGCAAGTCCAAAGAGAAGCGACCGAGGCCGAGGAAACTTTCCTTAATACAATCGCAATGATGGCTTTGGACGAAGATAATACAGTGACAATTAGGGGTATGTTCGACCCAGACTTATATGATGGCGAAATCAGTCAAGAATTCATAAATGAGGTACGAGACGCTTTCCAACAAGATGGCTCAATCGGAATCGACACTGTAGCAGAAAAATACGGTGTTTTCGTCGATCCAACAAATCTGCTGGAGGACGACTGAAATGGAGATGCCTGAGAGACTATCGTTTATCTTTAAGGCGACTTTATTCGACAGAGATCCAACTTTAGAAGAACAAGATGTAATAGACCAAGCATTACGCTGGGTTGGTGGGGATAAAAAAAGACCCGGTCTTTTTCTAACTAGGCCATTGCTGTACTTTATCTCAAAAGGAGCAGGGGGCCTTAATCAAGAATTATTACCTCCGGGTGCAGAACGACAGGGTCAATCGGGGGGTTTGCGCCCGGAAGGAGCGAGACCTGTGTTGATACCGGAAATTGATTATCCAGGAGTGCCCTTTGAAATCCTACCAAGGCTAATCGCAGCACAAGCAGTTGACCTTTTTCGTGAACACAAAGCTGGGAGTAGACTTGGCCCAGACCCAAATATGCTAACAGAAACATCAATGATAACCGATGTGAATTATCCAGAACTGACCGAAGAACAAATTGTTTTAACAGAGTCGCAGCGAAGACTTCGAGCATCTTACGCCATGCGTCTTTTACGCTACATGGATGCTAGATTAAAGGTTGAAAACAAGAGGTATATACACTTTGATATGACAAAAGGAAGGTCAGAGTTGAAGCAAGATAAAGGTTCTTACAATTCTGGTCAATCGGTAGGTATCGCTCTAGAAGAAAACCCAGATACGGTCGTGCAAGTGATTTTCAAAGCTCGAAAATTTAAAGGACAAATTGCAACAAAAGGCCAATTCAGAGATAGCGTCATAAAATTATGCAGACTACTCGCTGAAAAAGAAGACATTGGCTCTCTCCCTATGACATTTGGCGACCGCATGGTCGTGCATTTTACCCGAGGAATGGTCCCCCTTTCTCTTGGTGAAGTCTACCAAGCAATGGGTGATGTAGGCGGAAGAATGGTCGGCGGTAGATCCGCTGCTCAGGGAACCAGTCTCGACTATAAAGACATGGAATTTTTGGATTGCATCGCAGTTAAGGAGTCATTCGTAGGACTGAAAGAAGCGCCGTTCATGTTCGCCTTTTCCCTTCACATCCAGCCAAGGGCTCCGAGGTCTAGTGCCTCGAGTCCAGGGGAGGGAGGCCATAAAATCAACAAAACAGTAGCGTCTGGGTTAGCAATTACACCACTGACTAAGCAGTTCAGTCATGGGTACGACGACCACCCTGAGGTAGTATTATACCGTGCAGGTGACTTAGTGCAAAAAGCAGTCACATTCTACAGACTTGCAGGTTTGATTGAGGTGCCGGATATTTCATCGATAGAACCAACAATGTCAGAAAGGGCTGTGGAAGCATTTGCAGAAATGCGTAGAAATCAACCGAAAGAAGGGAAATTAGGAGACATACGGGATGCGATACTTTGTCATGCTGTATCAGAAGGTCGAGACGCAATCTTGCATTTTTCCAACAATAAGGCCGTGTTATGCCTAAACAGAGACAATGTGCTAACAAATCTTAGACAAACTAATGAAATGGAAATTTTGTGTAAGGATCTTGGCATCGATGACTTAACAATACAATGCACGATACCCAACACTGAACTAGCAACGACTCAATACTCCCTAGAATCAGAAGAATCACTAGGGGTATTGACTGTTATTTGGGACGACCTTATAGTGAGATTGAACCGTATTCCCGAAGACTCATGGCGGCAGTGGTCTACACTTGCTTTGATTGCCGATGATTCAATACGCCCAGAAAGATACAGCATGGGTAATGTAGCAGAATTATATTATGATGAGGTAGTGCAAGGTGCTGCCCAAGCAGTAATGGCTTATGACGAAGACAACACTCGAACGATAGTATACGCTCCTAGAACACTGGATGCAGTCGTGATAGGATTTGATATTGAAGGTAAAAGACCACAGAATGGCGAAATAGGAAACATGATTGTTGCACTTATGGACACAGAACGGGTCAAAATGGGTAAAAAGAGGCGAAAAACAGAAATATTCTACCCATTAGGTACAATCTCAACATTGTCAGGATTTACGGTCGAGAACAGGCGAGGAATATTTGAACATTTGATGAACCATGTTACTCACACTATGGATAATATCGCTTTTGTGAATCCACTAAAAGCCAATTTGATTCTGCGTATTGAGTATGATGGTTTCGCAAATCAAAAAATGCAAACTACATACCGTCTCAAACACCAACGAGCAAAGTACGATGGTCCAACTTTTCGTCCTGAACCAGAAGGCGCATTAGGTACACTCCCGGGTCAGTCAACAGACTACAATCTTGACCGCCTCGTTGGTCTTGGAGGCGGTGGAATGATTGATATCGGCCCATCATATCTAATAGAACATAGCGAAAGAAGGATGCCAACATTAAGAAATCCAAGAGTTCTACACCTAAGCTCGTTTATTCGTTCACTCTCGGATTTATTAGAAGGTGACCCTAAGATGGTAGCAGCCTTCGGTAAGAAAAGAGGAAAAGGAAAAGATGCAACCTTTGACACTGGAGTGCCACTAGCACAGATAAACCCTCCTTATGACAGATATCCAGGCGGCATTACTCAAATGATTGCCGACCAAATTCGTATGGGCTCTTTGAAACATAAGCCACAAGGACGGACATTTGGCTGGACTTACAAAGAACTAGATCCGAACTGGAAGCAAAAATATCCTTTGTTGGCAGGACGGCTAGAGGAAGCAGCGAATCGAGGTTTCAAGGTTCAATTGAACCCGCCAACAATTCCATTTTCCATTGAGTATGATGGGGAGGGTGATGACCTCACAGATTCTTTGTCCGTGAAAGACCTGCTTGATAGGTCGCTTGAACGAAAAGGAACAGAGAAACACCCTATGAGCAAATATGGCGACTACAACCTATACGGCAAGAAGGATAGAAATGATTGGGAACACTTTGATTCAGACAAAGAACTCCCAGCCGATTACACAGACTGGCAGTACAGGCCTCCGTTACCAAATCCATATCCAAGATTTACTGCTCATCGCCAGGAAGTGCCTTGGAAGTTCGACCAAGACATCTTCGACGGTTCAAGCTTTAGGACATTGAAAGGAAAGAAGTTCAATCAAACCAGAGGGATGCTCAACAGAAACAAGAGATACTCTGACCTTTACGACCAAGGAATCGCCGTACAAGCAATCGTAGGGAAGATTGATGGCAAATGGGCAGTTCAGTCCTATCGTGTACCAAAACAACATAAAACACGCCGTCTTAAGCGGGAGATACAACTCGATGATGCAAAGGCTCCTAAATGGTATCAAAAAAAGCATCCAGCGTCAGCACCTTACGGTCAAAAGGCCAAGGCGAAAGAAGATGCAACAAGCGGACTTGCGCAGGTGTTGGCAAACCCTCTTGTGATGACAGAACCAACAATTATCGCTTTTTGCGGCCCTAGTGGCTCAGGTAAGTCCACAGTCGCTGCTCATCTGGAAGAACGCCTCCCTGGCGCTGAAATTATTCTATCATACACAACACGAGACCGTCGCCCAGACGAGGTTGATGGTTTCGATAAGAACTTCGTTACTAAGGAATCCTTTGAAGAGATGATTGAAAATGGACTTTTTACTACTCCCAAAGGGGTCAAACTGTATCAACAACAAGCTAACGGACACTACTACGGGAGAAGGTATGACGAACTAATGGGCACGCAATATCCTATTGTCGATGTTAGTTTTACAGGCCTAAGGCAACTTAGGGAAGCATTTGGTGAAAACATGGTGTTTTCAGTATTCTTGAAAAACAAACTGACAGAAGAACGAAGATTCCAGATAATGATGCAGCGTGGAGAAATGACGGAAGCAGAGGCCCGACAAAGAGCAATGGTGGGAAGTCAAATGATGAAAGACTACAAACGCTACGATTTTGATGCAGTAGTTGAGAACAAATTTGGCCGCTTGTATCAAACAGGCACTAGGGTAAAAGAAAAACTGTTCAAATCAATCGATGCAAAAGACAACCCCCATCCAGAAAAAATTACTCCTAAATATGTGCGTTCACACCCAAAAACGCTGTTTGTATTTGGAGACAACGACCTGCGCCAAGGGAAAAAAGGTCAAGCACAAATTCGAGACGAATCTAACACAGTTGGCATAAGAACAAAAAAAGCACCGAAAAGAAATAAGTCAGCATACTACACAGATACTGAATACGATGCAAATGTAAAAAAACTGAAGGAAGATCTAAAAAACATCTCAAAACTTTCTTCCAACTATGATAATGTGTATTTCATCCCCGGCATAGGCGAGGGGCTTGCTGAACTTCCCAAGCGAGCCCCGAAGACCTTTGCATGGTTGAAAAGAAACATGGCAATCAAAAACCCTCCGGGCATACCCAAGCCGGGAAAGGAACTCTCCTTGGAACGCAAGCGAGAGATTCGCAAACGATGGCTTGAATTGGTGAACATGACTCACAAGGAACTCAAACGGTTCTATGACTCAGACCTCGGAAACAAGCGTGCGGGGTTGAGCAGAGATGAGGCAAAAGAGGCAGGTATCTCATCAGGGCGCGACTCAGCACTTGCAATCATGAAGATGAAGCAAACTCCAGTAAAAGATTGGCACAAAACACGCTCAAAGGATAGGGGGAGAGGCATTATGTTAGATTTTTGGCAATGGGCTCAAAAACAAATCAATTTCAACACAAGACACCGTTCTATGAAAGGAGCTTATCTAGATGACAAAGGCAGACCAAAAAGGAAACTACTCGGACTTTGGATTTGGGGCCACGACCCTTGGCGATATGCCCTCAAAGTAGATCCAGAACCGATGCCTCCTTGTCCAGATGTGTCATGGGTTGGTTCACGCGAGAAGAGTCGGTTTGGGATTGTGGAGGTGGAAAAATGAAGTGTATAGTATGTGGAAGTAGCAACTTGCAATCAGACACAGTTATCATGCAAGGCAAATGGAGCAGGTTATTCAACTACTCAAACAAGAAATTCCAAGCCATCAGTTGTTCAGAATGTGGACACACGATGTTATTCAAGAAAGATGCTAAATTCAATGTGTTAGAGGCACTTGTGGGGTGAGACGATGATTATAGGGGATTTACCAAACAAAGTCACGCCCTTTTTCCCCGGCGAAGGTGTTGAAACACACCCATGGCTAAGATATGCAGACCTCATTAATCCAGTCAGCTACACTGGCGTTGTCTTGACTCCTGAGTCAAGAAATGCACTACTATCTGCTTTTGAATTACCGAATGGGTGGACAGAGTTTGCTCATCACATGACTATTACTATGGGCGAACTTACTCATCCAAAAGGTAAACACGACTATTCTCCAACATACCCGCTTGGTTCAACAGTTACTCTTCGAGGCGTGTCTTACGGACTTAATGACAAAGTGATGGCTTTGAGGGTTGAACCTCCTCATCCAATTAGCCCTAAAGTCAAATTCCCGCACATTACAATCGCTGTAAACACAGAAGAGGGGGGAAAACCATTCCAATCTAACCAACTTGACTATGAACAATTCACACCATTTGAAATCATGCTTGAAGGGATTGTAACTGAGGTTCAACAGGTACAGAATAATCCGCCAAAGAAAACCCCAGGAGGCAAAACGATTCCGAAGCGGTACCTAAAGGGCTTGACGAAGGAAGAGATGCAGATTGCGATCAAGGAAATCGACAAAGGCTACAAGTACGATATAGATGATCCAAAAGCATACGAATATTGGAAATCTGATATACAAGCAACAGCAAGAGGCTACAAAACAGTACCAAGTAAATACAAGAAAAAGTTCATCAAAATGTATGGTCCATTACCAGAAAAGGGCAAATTCATAGACAAGATAGCAAAAGCAACAAAGATCAAGAAGCGTATACTGCAAAAAGTGTACGATAAGGGTTTGGCTGCGTGGAGAACTGGACACAGACCCGGAGTTCAACAACACCAATGGGCGGCAGGAAGAGTTTATTCTTTTGTAACATTGGGCAACACAGTAAAGAAGGGCAACAAAAAGATGGGAGACTATCAACTTGCGATTGAAGCAGGGCTAATCAAAGCAAATCCCGTTCTACCAGAGAAAAAATATGGCGTTTTTCCACCCACTGCATATTCCTTTGACCCCTCAGTCGTCCCCTCTGCAAAGTGGTACTCTGATTCGCAAAAAGTCCACGACGACAACATAAAAGGAATGAAAGAACACGAAAAATCAGTCACCAAATATATGAAAGAAAATTACAAGAAAACATGGAATTGGGATGACAAACCATTCAAAGATGATACCGAAAGAGATGCTTTCATGAATGCAAAGAACTTTGCTAATACATCGAAGGAAGACGGCGGAGATGGAGCGCCGTCAAGAGTGTGTGGGCCAGGGTGCATAGTGTGTTGGAGGGAAAGTAAAACCAAAACAAAAACCAATCCCGCTCATGAAGATAGTCCTAAAGATTTTGAAGAAGATATGGGCTCAGGGTATACCACCGAGGAAGCCATAGAATACGCACTTAAAGTAGCAAATGACCCTGAACTTCTTGACACCATAAGGCAAATAGCAACGGAGCAAAATGAAACTAGATATTTGAAACTCAAATACGAAAATGATGTAGTCGAACTTTTGATTGAAACGGACCCAGTTAAATCGAATGAGATGTTAGTTGCGGTAATAGAACCCGGTTTTGATTCAAAGTGGCAAGAAGCTTTAGCAAACCCTCATGGTGGCGCACATAGAATACCCAAGAAGTATGAAGGACAACCTAAGAGTGAACATTCAGACTTGTTTGATGATGAGGATAAAGAAAACACAATACAAGGCTTAGGGTTCAAAGATAAAGCAACTGCTATTAAGTCAATAAACATAATCAAGCGTTCCGGTAAAACTCATGCTCATAAGATACAAGCAGCAATGGCTATGGAACAAAGAGCAAGATTTCATGCACACCAAACTCCTGGAATAAAAGCCGCGCAAAAAGTATATGCTAAGTTCATTGAGAAGATGAAGAAGAAAACTAAGCGCAATCCGCCAGCAACAATGATGACGGGTTCACAAAAAATACCATTAAGATCGCAAACAAGAGAACATGGACAACTATATTTGGGAGACGGAAAAGTAAAGCAGGTTGACATTGGAAAAGCGATAAGTGGAGAGCCGAACGAAAAACATGAACAATACGGTTCAAGATACAAAGACACATTTACTCCAGTTGACGATCCAAATTTCTCTCCTTTGCCATTCATAGCCCGACAATGGAAAAAGTCTACATTCAAATCAGGGGAAACAGACTATGAATATTGGACTGGCAGATTGGAAGAAGACGGAACTCCTTACATTGCGACTTTGAAGATTGATGGCGAAGGGGTCCTCGCACACTTTGATGGGAATGAAACAGTTCTTTGGAACTGGTATGACAGGTGGCGAGCCAACTTCCACATTACCGAAGAAATCACGAAACTACTCAAGAAGCAGAAAGTGAAAGAAGCTTGGATTATGGGTGAATTATTTGCAGTTGATAAAGAAGGCAAAATGTTGCCTATGACTGGTGGCGACAGAGATGAAGAAGGCCGTTCTGAAACAGTGGCTTCAATCATCAAAACAACAGGAGATTCATCGACACTTGAAAGACAAAAGCGGATTCGGTATGCAGCCTTTGACATTCTCATGCTAGATGGAGTTGATATGAGCGATACGCCATACGAAACACGGATTGCCACCGTAGGGACACTGCTCAAAGGCGGTAAATCGGCATTCCCTATTCCTATGGAACAAGGTCAAGGGAAATCTCCACTGGAATCCTTGTGGAGGGAGGGAATGTTAGAGCCTGAGTTTGAGGGTGCAGTTTTAAGATTCCCTACTGGAAAGAAATCAACATTCAAAGTAAAGGGGGGCATGACCGCCGACCTTGCAATAATCGGATACTATTACGGTTCATCAGGTGAGAGAGTTGGTCGAGGTGGTGCTTTCGAAGATATAGCAGGAGGTTTGGCTCTCGCATTTATGGATGAAAAAGGAGATTACATTTACTCAGGGAATGTTGGCACAGGATTTACAGTTGAAGATCGTAAAGTAATAGAACAAACTCTTCGAGTTGGAAAGGTGCCAATCAAAGACGATTCCGATAGCCGAAAATGGGGCGGTCATTATGTTGCAAGTGAACCTTCAATGTCGACAAACCACGATGACACAGGGAAGGGGATGATGTTCGCCGTAGACCCAACACTCTTTAACGAGACTGCGATGGTTGCAGAAATTGAGTATCGAGCTTTGAATTGGGGGGATAAACCAGTTTACAGAATGATTGACGGCGTTATGACTCAGGTAGGCACAAAAAGGGCGCCAGCGTTGTTTCAACCATCTTTCAAAAGATATCGTAGCGACAAAGAACTGAATCCCCAAGATTTACGCTTATCTCAAGTTGCAGGTGAGGGCGAAGGTAAATGGCTATCTAACCCTCGCCGTCTACTTGAACCTGAATTCACGATGCCTTTCATATTATCTAACCCAGACATATACGGCAATCTTTTGCCTCAAGAAATTTTGTCCCAATATCTCAAAGAAAATGAGGGTATATTCGCGCACGATTTTTCTTATTATAGTGCAAAAGTAAAGAAACAAATGAAAAAAGCAGGTATGAAGACAGTCACAGAAACTTTGTCTATACCTTGGAAAAGAGATGTATTTCTAATCAACGCAGACCAGTATGAGCAAGCCCATGCTATGAAGGTCGATTTCAATAAACAAAAAGCAGAGGGACGAATGCAAGCAGGTCAACAACGCTTATTCAATCCACCACCTACTTTAGAGAGAATAAAGAGGGTGCCTATGCACATGTCGATGGAGACTCGGTTGAAGCACATTTACAAGCCGTTAGGAGATGTGTTTGCAGCGCAGTTATATTCTACGCCAGCCGCAGCCGAAGCAGACCGTTCTAAGTATCTCCAAGTTTGCCGTGAAAACTTACAACGACTTGGAAAGGCAAAACCACGAGACATTGATGTCCGCCGAAGACGCCGAAGTTTGATTTGTTACAAAAAAGGAGGCAAACTCTCCTCTGAAAGTCCGCACTGTGGATGTGGCTCTCCATATTGGAATGAAGAAAAGAAACAGATGCGTTCATCAGATGAACCAGAAACTAGGATAGTCTCATGTGAACTGTGTGGGAAATCATTGACGGAGAACCCTCCTGCTAGTACTAGTGCCATCTTAATGACAGTGCCACACGCATCAGAAGCTCCGACTGCCGAACATTTCCATCACACGGATCATGCAGCAATGCCTCTAGCCACCGCACTAGCAAGTCGGATGAGAGCAGAAGGCAAAAAAGTGAAAATGCTGGTAGGGAAAATAAACCGTTCATTCTTAGACCTTAACAGGGTTGAAGCAGAAGACTCAGAATTCCATGAAAACCTTAACGATAGTCTTGAGGAATGTTCAATATTATTAGATATACATTCATATCCACCAAACCATCCAGAGTGGAATGCATACCAAGTAGTGCTATTCACAAACAGAAACTATCCAAAACAAGTTAAGGAAAACACACAAAAACTTGCCGACCACCTTGCCTCATCAGGGTTCTCTGTATTTATCGAAAGAGCAGACCATAGAAATTATATCCAAACAAAAGGTGCGAAAGCGGGCCTAACTCAATCAGAATTAATTGAAATCCGAGAAGATGAAGATCTATTCCCTATTGCAGAGGCAATAGTTGAATTCTTCTGCGGCGAGGTAAAATCCAACCCTCCTCCCGGCACAGTCATTCAACAAATGGTGCTTAGATTCGACCTAAGCCGAAGTATCCCATTATATCGTCTAAAAATGAACTTAGAGGATTACGGTTTCACAGAAAAAGCTTGGAACCAAACCTCATCGGCAGGTGGTGGATATCTTACCATGTTTCCGCCCGAAAGAAAAAACATAACTATGAAGTTCCAATCCAACTCTAAAGTAGTTTTGATGTATAATGCTCAAAACATAAGTGAAGACGAACAACAAAAAATTGTCGACATGGTTTTAGATGCGACCACTTTGAAAACTAACCCTGGTCACCAAAGGCCCGGAATCGGTTCAAGACCTCCGGCAGGACAAACGAGTCAAGCGAAAAAATCCACATACAGACCTAAACAGTTGACAACCACAGTGTCAAGGCTAGTGATGGGCGACCTCCTTCCTCAAATACAGAAACAAACCAATCAACAACAAGACAAAAAACAAGACAAAAAGCAAGATAAAAACTGGTTTCAAGAAACTGTAGAACTTGCCAAAAAAGCGGGAATCTCACTAGAAGATGTGAAGAAAAAGGCTAAAGAGTCTAACATCGGTTCAGTAAACAGTAAGGAAAAATCAGAAAAATTACTAGCAGAATTAGGAGTAAAAACAAACCCTCCAGTACATGCTATTCCAAAAACTGGACAATTTACTATGGATGTGACAGGAGAGTTTGTCAAAGGAGCCTCCGTTATAGTAACTTCAAATGGGGCAGAATCTAAATTAGATGTTGGGGTTTTAGAAAAACCACCATCGGGCAAATTAGACAAAACATATGGCAAAATAATCAGAATCAACATGTTCCGTAAAAAGGCTGGATTTACCGTTGTTAATGCTGCCAAACAACCACAATACATCATATCTGTGGAAACGGGCGGCAAACACTACTACGCGAAAAACAAAGTTCAAGTCAATGGCTATGCTAGATTGAAACATTTCCCTGACAAGAAAAGCGAACCTCGTTTGCGTCTAGAAACTAGAGGCAACTTAGAATTGTATGGGGAAGAACATACCGTTGTCATTCGTGGAAAGGAGCACCCTCTTTATGACGAAATAATCGTCAATCAAACTGTTGAAACCTCCAAACGACAGAACCCTGTAGGGACTCCTATGAAGCCAACTGCCAAGATGTTCGCAGAAGCCCTCGGCATACCTAAGAAAGGGATGAAAACAGACAAGTATGAGGTTTTGAAGTCTAAAGTCCAACGCCGAATGATGAAAAGAAATCAAGAGTATTATTTTGATTGGGAAATAGACATTAAACCTAAGAGGAAGATGAACAGACGCGAATTACTAAAAGAATTTTCATTCCTCCGCAGAAAAGAAGTCGTCCCTAGCCCTAAGAGAATACCTTATCACATAACGGCATCGACTGAATTCACAGCAGACAAAATGCCAAGTGGCAACATTCTAATGAGGGGGGTCGGTCAAGCCAACAGAGTGCTATCTAATCCAATAGACAGTCACGGAAAAGAGTACATCGAAGATCATAAACCTATGACTGAAAAACAAATCGATAGGATTTTCAAAAAAGAGAAGCTAGAAGGAAAAATAGGCTCACATGCTTTTCTCATGCAACTAGCAAGAAAATGTCAAAATTATGGAGAGGGGTGCGGCTATGCGAAAGATGGAATACTTTACTGGAAAAAAGGTCACCCACACTTGAATGAAGCGAGAGTAGATGGCAGAATGATGATGGATGCCGATGCATTTTACCATACTCACCCTGCCGCATGGGAGCCCTCGCAATCATCTCCAGAGGATTTCATGGTGTATCATGGAATGTTTACCAACCTTGGAATATGCGACCATTTTACAGTCATGGCAGATCGTATCGACTGGTTCCACTTTCCCAAAAGTGAAAGATTTGAAGTTATGGAGATGGCTGAAATCGCCGGAGAATTCGAGAAAGATATTGCATCGGTGTTCAATGCCTCTGAGGCCGAATTTCAAGAGAAGAATGGTGACAAACCGTTCCTTGTTGTAGACCAAACAAGATATATCAACAAACAAATGTGCAAAGCTATCCCTGAGTACTATGCTGAGTACAAATGCTTCGAGTTGTCTCCTATGATGATTTTAGATAGTAAACAGAACCCTTCACTAAACCATCCGTTAAATTCAGCATATTTGGAAGATTTGTCGAATGAAGACCTTGAAAGAGCAATAACTAGGTTCAGAATCGGAATGGATTTGATTCAACCACAGTTAATTCATGTAGACCGCAATGACCCACGACAAAAATCTACTAAAAAAGCCAGCAACACTGTTAGAGTATACTTGCCCGATTCAAATCACAGTGGAAAGAAACGATTTTCCGGAATCCCTGATAAATTAGACATGCTCCGTTCTTCAGGTGCGACAGAATCTTTCATAGATGCTGCTAGACAATACATAAATGGGTTTTCTGGAAGAGTCTCAAACATGCATATTTTGTTAGCACTTTTGTTGTACAAAGATATCGGTACGGTACACGATGTCGACCAAGCGATGACAAATGCACTATCACCGTTGATGCCAAGTGGAGGCTCAAAACCTAACACAGTATGGATGGATGAATTAGCATTGCAAGATATTATTGAACTAATTAAATCAAATGTAAAGATGGAAAATGCTCATAATAAACATGGTCGACACGCTATGGCATTAGGTTTGTTCCAGACAATTGACTCAATGGCTGTGCGTGAATCTTCAAACGGCTGAACCGTGTCGTAGACTCATGGAAGATGAAGTCATAAGAGGTCGAGATGCTCAAAGGCATATTGTTGAAATCGCAATTGAAGTGGCCTCAAGAGTACGCAAAACACTAGGCCCACTCGGTTTCGATATGATGTTGGTAGACCGCATGGGTGAGCACTTGCAAACTAATGATGGGGCAACAATTCTGAAAATGCAAGATTTCCGAGACCCAGTAGCGAAAATGATTGTTGAAGTAGCCAAAGCCCAAGAAGAACAAGTGTTTGATGGAACTACAACAACGGTTATACTTCTATCTGAATTACTAAGACTTGCAGACACCTTGATTGAGCGTGGTATTCACCCGAATGATATATCCCGTGGATATCGTGAAGGTCTACGCATCGCTCTTGAATCTGCAAAACTTAACAGTTTCAGTCTTGACCCGCATGAAGGTGCCATGGAGGCTGCCAAAACAGCTTTGACTGGAAAAACCGCCGGGGACTACTCCGACAAACTAATCGAATTATGTGCGACAGCCGCTTTATCTGCAAGGCCAGAAGAAGCGAAAATATTGGCAATGCCGGGTAATACAGAAGATTCCCAAGTTATTGAGGGCGTGGTAGTTATGAAAGAACCATGCCTATCAGCCATGCCGCCAAAAGCAAAGGGTAAGATTTTGGTTCTAGACGAAGACCTCGCACCCCCTCAAGCAAACATATCATTGAGCGATCCGACTAAAATCGCTGAAATTGCGCAGGTACAGGACGAATATATCAAGAATAGGCTCAACAGTATCTTAGAACTCGATGTAAAAGTAGTATTTTGTCAAAAACAGATTGACAGTAGAGCCCAACAAGTCTTTAGAAAAGCCGGCATACTTGCTCTACGCCAAGTGCGTAAATCAGATATCCACAGAATCGCAGAGGTAACAGGAGCAACTATAGTTTCAGACCTAGCATCATTATCCGAAGAAGATATTGGAACAGGTGAGGTAAATTTTGTAAAAGCAAAACCCAATGCATATACGACTGTGACAGGTCCAGAAAAAGGTTCTATTTCCATACTTCTCTATGCTATTACAGAACAGTCCGCCCAAGAAATAATGAGGGCTCTAGATGATGCTATAGGTGTAGCCTGGCTAGTAGCAACAGAACCAAACATGGTGACAGGGGCAGGCACAATACAGAATCAAATGGCGAGAGCAATTGAAAAAGCCGCTCCGACCTTAGATTCAAAAGCAGAGGCAGCGAAATTAGCCTTTGGCGAGGCATTACTTTTGATTCCGAAAACATTAGCCGAATCAGCAGGCATGGATCTTATGGATACAATGCACGAACTCTCGCAGGACGCAGGGGCGGGCGTGGACGCACTTGCCGGCGCGGTCTCGCACATGAGCGTGCGGGAACCCTTAGCAGTTGTACAGAGCGCTATGAAAGCCGCAGTTGAAAACAGCGTTGCATTACTTAGAACTCATGCGATAATCAAGTCAAAATCATTCCAAGAAATGTTTGAAGAAAGCCACAGATAAGTGGGAGCCGGGGATTTATGAACGAAGTCGGCCTCCCCGACCCCCCGAACGCATCTGGGAATGGGATGCAGAGCGAAGGTGATTGGCCGACGAAATGATGCATTCAATTCATCCATAAAATAATTACCCAATGTTAAGGCAGAAAAACGGCTTCATCATTTAGAGAGGGTTTAACATTGACCATAGGGACAGGTTCGTGCAACTCCCAATCATTATTTTCACTTGTTTGGTAAGCAAAAAACCACTTATTTGCTTTTAGCCAATCCATCCAAGGTATCAGCACTGAAAGATTCCTGCTTTTCAGATATTCTGGTCTTTCTCGCATGAAGAATACAATCGTGTTATTGCACTGAGACAATGTTTGTTCATGTATATCTTGAAGTCTTTGAGCCATAAAGATGCCAATTATGCCCTTTCCAGCTCCAGTAGTTGCTAACCGTTCGAGACCTTCATGAGAAGACATTTTGCCTGCGTACAACTGCAGTTCGTCTACGAAAAGCAGGAATGGCACAGTTGAATGCGAATTCATGGTTTTGTAAGAAAATAAAGTATTTACTATGTCGGTGAGGTGTTTCTTTCTTTCATTTGTTCCAGGTGGTCTGTATATAATTCTCCTATCCTTATTATCTATATGGTAGCGAAGATCTAGAATATTATCTACTACAAATCCATCACCTAAAAGCGAATCGTCATGTTTTGTATCAAGAAATATGTATATTGGTTTTTTTCTACGGTCAAAGATACTATCGTTTCTTAGTAGGGCCCTTGCGAAAGTAGTTTTTCCATACTTTGTTTGCCCAGATATGATTGTATGCCCTTCGGATACTGCTTTGTAAATTTGTGTCATACTCTTTCTTAGCGGTGCTGGTGCATCAAACATATAATCCCTCATCGATTTCGCTTTGAGCGTCGTTTACTGCCGCTTTGGGAATCAAGAATTTGTCGAAGTTCCCATGTTGGTATATGTTGCACAAGCTCCAAATAAGTCGTAATTAAGTTAGTTATACTCCTAGATTCGTTTTCCGCCGCTTGAGTAAGCCATTCAAACATACTAGGGTGAAATCGCAAACTAAATTGATGGCGATTACTACCTGTGTCAGTCTTTACCTTTTCTTTTTTCTTTTTCGGGTTTGCTTTGAGTTCAGCAAGTATCTTTTCCCGCATCTCCCTTTCCATTGACGCTCTGTATTCTTCCTCTGACACTAATTTTACATCTTTTTCAGGACTTTTTACTTCGGATGAATCTTTTTTGGGGTGTATGATTGGCATTTGGACTCATTACACCCCAAAAGGTTCAGCCAAATAGCACCATCGCTCGGGAAAAAAGCAAAATCCATCATTTTGATGCAAGTTGCTATCACCATTGCGTCACGCTCTTAATATGTGGGACATCTATCAGCCTTATTCAATGGCACTCGGAACCCTAGTCCTAGTCAACCCTCCAAAGGGTAGTAAAAAAGGTGGGTCACGAAAGTCCAGGAGGAAGACTAAGATGGCTGCCCGTAAAACCCGAACAAGAAAGAAGACTACCGCTAGAAAGACCCGCAAGCCTACCGCCCGCCGTGGAACTAAGGCTGCACGCAGCGCTGCTGCAAAGAAAGCATGGCGCACTCGCCGCCGTAATGCATCGGCAAAGAGCCGTTCAAAGAAATCGTCGAGCTCCTCCCGCCGACGACCAACAAAGGCAAAGAGATCTGCTGCTGCTCGTAAGGCTGCCGCAACTCGCAAGCGCAATGCAGCAAAGCGCAGTCGTGCTGCAAAGAAGGCTGCCGCAACTCGCAAGCGTAACTCAAAGCGCAAGACAACCAAGCGCAAAGGAAAAGGCCGTACCGCCGCAAAGCGCCGTACTGCTGCAAAGAAAGCTGCTGCAACCCGCAAGCGCAACGCTGCAAAGCGTAGTCGTGCTGCAAAGAAGGCTGCCGCAACTCGCAGACGCAACAGTGGAAAGAAGCGCCGCTCCTCAAAGCGCCGCACATCCAAGCGCAGAACTTACAAGCGCCGTTCAACAAAGATGAAGGGCCTAGGAAAGATGTTCAAGAATTCAGGATTCATAGGTTCAGTAAAACTTGGTCTACAAGCAACAGTACTTGCTGCTGTCGGACTTGGTGTTTACGGTGTAACCTCTGGAGTTGCAAGCGGACTTATTCCAAGCGCAATCACTGGATTGTATGACAATGCACTATCTTACACTGGCGGATTCTCCGCTACTGCTGATGCTCTAGTTAAGGTTGGACTTGCAACTGTTGTTGTAACAACCGCTATGGACATGCTAATCAACAAAACAAAGTTGATCGGTAAGCCAGCAAAGATGTATCTGGGCAAAGACGCTGCTGCAAAAGGAACCATTGCTGCTGTTGCAGTCATTGGTAGCCAATTGTTGATGGCTCCAGGAGTCATGGGCTCTGGTGTACTTGCAAACATGGCATCTGGAAACGCTAATGCACTGCTTAACAGAATACCAGGATTGTCTGGCGGCTTAGGTATGTCTAACAAAAAGATGTTTGGACACAAGAACAACCACATGATGGGCATGTATAACAACATGGCCGGACACGGTATGAACCATAACAACATGATGACAATGGGCGCTCATGCAGGTAACAACCTGAATGTTGCACAACAAAACATACCAAACAACAACAGTAACCTGTTTGGCACTCGCTCTGCTCGCCGTGGAAAAGTAAACTTGTTCTGAACAGGCTACGCCTGACTCAGGAGGATTACGCATGGCTGGCAGGCTAGACAAAACCATCAAGGGCATAAAGTCAATTGATGTAAATGAAGTAACCACTGCTGGTTTGGCTGTAGTCGGAGTTGGAGCTTCGAGCGCTTTGCTTTCAAGCCTTGGCCGTTATTCAACAAACTTTGGACCACTAAACCAAGTCTCTCAGAAACTTGGACCAGATGGAAGACTTGCCCTACAATCAGGGGCTATTATGGCATCAGGTTTCATCGTGACTGAAATGATGCTTGCTGATCTCAAAGGCGGCTTGGTTGGCGATATGACAAAAAAGAAAACTCGAGATTTGATTCAGTTCTCTGCCATTGGAATCGCCATGTACAGATTGTTGACAGGACTGCAAGCAGGAGGCATAGGTTCTGCTGCGTCTGGAGTCTTTGACGGCCATCTAAATGCGGTATTAGGTCGACAAGGCCCACTACTAAACACTCCGGCCCAACTAAGCCAGTTCAAACAAGCCGTAAACTCCGTCGAAATGCCAGTTGTTGGAAACAATAACAATACCAAAACTGTTCATTCGATGAATCCTCGAAGACTAAGGGAGATTATGAGTCCTTAGGTATCAATACAATAGGTGAAGAAAATGTACCAAATGAATATGAATAATATGAGAAACTCCCCGATGGGATTCAGTAACAACATACAATTGAATAGACTAAATGTAAGCACAGTTGCGGCTCTAAGCATCGTCGGGGCAGCCATATTATCTTTTGATTATGATAAATCCTCAATTATCCCGGTACTTATTACCCCAGTCGGTTTAGGATATGCTCTTGGCATGGTTGGAGGTGGTATGTGATGGTTAGTTACTCCAATACTGCTAATCCGGTCAATATTTCACTTGCGGGAGGTTTAATTGGTCTAGGTGGCTTGATGGGTATTGCACAGATGAGCGGGAATCTTAGATTCGACGGTCCAGTGAGCGACGCCCTTGCACAGATTTTGAGTCTGGGTATGCTTCCCCGAGAGGGCGAAGTACTTCCTGTGTTAATAATCTTGACAGGCTTTGGTGCTGCACTAGCGCAAGGCACCCGAACTTCTTACGCTTTTTGAGGAATTAAAATGAGTTCAAGACCGCCTCACATGGGATACATCTTGGACCCGGACTTATTGAATAAGGCAAGCTTTAGAGGCAGTCTCGGAATGTCTAAATCAGAAATCAGACAAAAGCATCCTCCAGGAACCTCTCAAAAACACATCGATGCTATGCATAGGTACATGAAAGAAGGAAACTCGTTCCAAGAAGCTCACAATAGAGCAGAGGCTTCCGGCTTTCCTGCCAAGCCATTAGGCAAAACCGGAGCCACCTTTCATTTAGACTATCCATTTACAACTTTGGCTATGGCAGCCATAACACTTGCTGGCATATACGATGTTCAGTTCAACAATGAAAAATTATTCGGACCTATAGGGGGCTCGGCATTCGTGGCTGGATTTAGTGCAGCCTCTCTGGTTTACTACTCAGGACGAATCACGCAAAAAATTATGATCCCATAAAGGTATATGTAATTAGGGGTGAAGGGATGCAACTAGTAGCGAATTTCAATGCTGAGCCACAAGGCTTTAGTGTTGCAGATTACGCAATGGGTGGCGGACTTTTATTAGTAATGGGTACCATATCTGCGGGGGCATTGTTAAATCAGGTTCCGAGAATACTGAAATTGGAAAAAAATTTCTCTTGGCGATCGGACATAAGCGACATATTCCAGACCATAGAGAATATCGGGTTTGGTGCATTTGTCGGCGGTTTTGGTGTAAATTTGGTAAAATACACGATTGATAAGGCGCAAAATTTGTGAAGTGGTTTTGATGTGGACTCCTGAAGAAGAAGATGCCTTCTATGAAGAATTAAACGAACTCCACGGAGAGCTCCTGGACTCAATATTACAAAATGGCATAAATACTGTGTTAGTTGTTGTTGGATTCGGCGTTGCATGGGTGGCCCTAATGGAATTGTTGACGCATGGCCCAGATTATTTCCTGGAGAAATAGCCTAATCTTCGAGAGCATCTTTCCTAAGTAGCATCAATCCTTCATTGTCATTTGACACTAATATGTTTGAGTGGATCTTGTAAGTTGCAGGTTTAGCAGACACCTTTTGAAGAAAACCGTTCTCTGCTAACAACTCACACCAGTAAGTTATCGATTCAATTCCAGTATCGACCTTCCTTGCGTCTAACAATAATGATTTCACATTGTATCTGTCTTTTATCAGAATCAACTCATTCTGAACATCTATCCTGGTTCTGGCAATACCATCCACCATCATGTCAATGATGAGCAGGTTCGTACTTGGACCCAAAGCTTCAGCGAAACTCATCAATTACCACCGATCTGCCTGCGAAACATTTCAGATGTCCGCTTCCTTCTTTCATTGTCATCGATTGCTTCTTGTTGTCTTGCTCTTAGTGCCTCTGACACTAATAGCCGAATTGCACTTGACAACGCAAGACCGTTTTCCTCAGCAAAGGTTTGAAGCTCTTTTGCTAACTCCCCCTTGAGACGGATTTTGACCGTCTTTGCATCTGGGTCGACTTGCGCCATGAATGTGTGAGGGGGTTCAGTCGTATGAGTGCAACGACTCTAAAGGGACCATTAATCCCTTTTTGTCCCTTTATGGGACAATAAGGGACATAATGCCCACGCCCCATTATATGCTACGCCTCAATAGCCACACCATCGGAAAACAAACCCGACTTTGAAAAAAAATAGAGAGATGATGAGAAAATGATGTTAACGCCATACTATGATCGCCCACAAGCAACGCTGATTGACTACCTAGACCAAGTAAATTCGTTTATTGGTTTCGCCTACCCTAACTGGGGTACCACAAATCGTGGTGTCTGGGCAAAAGGGGAATTTGGCCGCGGAACTCTAAGAGCAGACCACTTTTCAATACTAGACACTCAAGGTGTATGGCAAATTCCTAACACTTCAATCGGTACATCTGGTAGCAAATCTGCAACAACCGCATCAAAGGGTTGGATTGACAAGGCTTTGAGTTTTAAGTCCTTGGAAGAGCTCTACACACTATTGACTGGGTTGCAATACCAAGTAAGCCCTCTGAACATAGTTGAAACACAGTGGGCAATTGCAGGTATAACTACGCCTGTCGTTGAAAATCAAGTACTTGCAGTATTAGAAGAACCGTTCGTTTTTTACGAGGAACCTTTAGTTGTTGAACCGGAAAAAACAATCGACTGGCATGTCCGTATTAAGACCGACCAAGGTTCTCTAAGTGCAGAAAAGATTCGTGTAATCGGCCTAGTTGTTGGCCAACATCATGAGCTTATTCAACAAACTACGAACTCAGGAGAGCTTAACTGAGCCTCCTGCTAGGTCCATTTAACACACAGGAGGATCAAATATGGTAGACGCAGGAATTTCAGGACAAGCCGCCATTGGCGGATATGAACTGGCAGCAGGTTCCAAACCTCGCTTGCTTGGCATCTCTCTTTTCGGACGCCTTTCCACATCTGGAGGCGGCTCAAGCTTTACTGACGGAGATGGAGCCAAAACTGACACTGGAACAAACTTCTCAAGCACCATTGCATTTGGCGCTGGTTCAGTAGTTCTTCCAGCAGCATCAGGTGGACAAGTTGCAGGCAAGTGGATAATTGGAACTGGAGATAACACCGATGACCTTGACATATTTGCAGCACATGGAGACTTTGCCGCTCGTGCAGGCGCCGCTTATGTGGCAGCAGGCACTGGTGCTTTGCCAGGTGTGCTCAATGTAACTTCAATTAACGGGGGAACCGTGAGTTTCATCATTTCGTGCCCACACGAAGATACCGACGATCTCGCAGACGGTGATGGATTCTTCATCAACTGTTTCGCTTACGCCCGTGGTGGCGTCTGAGGGGGAATCCTCATGGTCGACGCAGGCATTTCTGCCCAAGCGGCTATTGGCGGATACGAGCAAGCATTCGGTTCAAAACCACGCCAAATGTGCGTTTCCATTTTTGGACGACTTGCAGCAGCATCTGGTGGAGGCACCGAGGGCGGTCACATCTTTATCGACAACGAAGGCGCTGCTACAGTTACAACCAATGATGAAAGCTCACCAACCACTTCCCTTTCAGCAACCGTCTCATACGGTGCAGGTTCAATCACGATTGGTGATGTAAGCCCTGCCGGACAAATTGCTGGCACATGGGTTGTTGGAACAGGCGACAACAGTGACAGCATTGACATCTTCATGGCTCATGGAGACTTCTCCACTCGTGCAGCCGCCGCTTATGTAGCAGAAGGCACTGGCGCTTTGCCAGGAGTGCTCAATGTAACTTCAATCAACGGGGGTACGGTTAGTTTTATCCTTTCTGCACCCCATGAAGATACTGACGACCTAGCGGTTGGAGACGGATACAAGATTTCACTCTGGGCTTATGCCAGGGGTGGAGTTTGATGTCATCCGTTATCCCAGGCCTTGGTTATCCGGGTGGCCGCACAGGCTATGCTTCACAAGGGAACTCTCTATTCTTTGGATCTCATACAAGCAATGAGAAAAAAGCACTTGACAATACATTCGGCGGAGGCGTTGCTGGACAACCAACTCCAGGCATGTATAGCAACTTAGGGTATCCCGGTGGTCGCACAGGCTATGCTTCACAAGGAAACAGCCTATTCTTTGGCTCTAGGGGTCTCGGACAAGCAGCATCATCGAATCTAGTATTGACCGCAACCGGAGTCATCGTAGCATCCGTGTTCATTTCTCACTTTTCAACTAGGAAGAAACTTACAGGAATTGGCCCACTTGACGGTGTCATTACTGGCGCATCAAAAGCCCTCAGTCCCGTGACAGATGCAGTCAAAGATGTAGCCAGCGCTATTCCAGTCATTGGAAAGCCGTCAGTCAAAGGATTAGAACAAGTTGCTAAAGACACATTCTGAGGTGAAATTTATGCGTCCTATGAGCTACACTCAACAGCATTTGCAAAACCAAAACATGCAACCTATGTCTGGTGAATTATCAGGTAGTTTAGGAGGGGTCCCTTTGTATGGTGGAGCTTCTTTGATAGCAACGGTTGGAGTAGCACTAATGTTCATGAATAAAAACACCAAAGAATACGCGCCTTTGGCAGGAGCTTTCCTAGCCGGGCACTTTTTAGGAGGCACCCTTCTAAGTATATGATTCCCCAAATCACACAAACAGGGGGAGGTAATTGAAATGGCAAGAGTAAATTTTGGAAGATCGGCAAGCACAAGAGGATATAATCCTCTTGAAAACATGGTAAAACCTGGATATATCATCAAGAAAGGTGCCCACTATTTTATGGTGGACTCGGTAGAAGGTATGAATTATCAAGTTTTAGTAACAGCAAACGGAAACACAGCAGGAACAGAAGTTGGAAACGGCTATGATTCTGGATTCTTTGAAGATAAAGACTTGGAACCATTCCGTAACCACATGTATTTCCTAATGCCAGCATTAAGCCGCCAACCCAAGTTCATATCTCGTGACGGTTCATATAATGGAGTTGGATTCCCTAACGACACTTCAGAACACACACTAAGCGGTGCTTTGAAAACTATCGGTGCAGCAAGCAGGACCAAAGTTGGCGACATAAGCGGTCGTGTATTTTTGCAGCATCCTGCAGGTATTCCAAGGTGGAGCGCTGATGAAGCACCTGGAGACGACAAGACTGGCTGGATAGATGTACATAACAGTCCACAAGATGATCCGAACCCAGCATTTGGCATCTGGATTTCCGAAGGAGAAGCGAACCTGCCAAATTTTAGATTTTTAAATGTGTCAGGCGAGACAATTTTCGATCCAGTCATTTATCTCGAAGGCTATAAAATTCGCGTGGTTCCTCTTTCTCCTCAGCGTGTTGAACAAATGAAAGCACAGAATGGTGGAAAACTTCACTACAGAATAGTAAGCGAATACGGTCTGCCTCATGCCGGAACTATGCAAGACGACTTCACCATCTGAGGGTGGTGAATGAATGGCAGGCATCAAAGAAATCACCATTACGGACGGTGGTTCTGGTTATACCGACGCACCAACCGTAACAATTAGGGACAACTACATCACTCACATAGAAGTTGAAGATGGGGGAGATGGTTATCTTGGAGGACACGCACACTCACATGGCAATGTGACTTTACCTGATGTACCAGGCTCAAATACAACCACAAATATATTCCTGTCTAGTGAGGCATCTAGCACAGATGATTTTTATAATCAGGGCGCAATTTACATATCAGATGGAACTAACAAAGGTCATTTTAGTATAATTTCAGATTACAGGGGAAGTGACAGAAGGGCCACTCTTGCCTCGGCTATGACTGTAGCCGCAGACACCACAACAAGGTACGAACTAGGCCCTAAAATTACCATTTTAGATGATGGAAGCCCGACAGTCGAAGCGATTCCTTTTGGAATTGTTAGGGGAGGAAAAATTAAGAGTGTTGTATTGACAAGGCAGCAAATCAATCCCTCAACCGATGCAAACCATGGTTATGATAACATAAAAATCACAGGTTTTACTATTGATGCAGAGGGCAGTACTCCAGGCAAAGTAGACGGTGCTACTAGAGACATTGCAACTAAAGATGCGGTTCTGAATGCATTTGTAGATCGTGGCGGTGGCGCAACAGCACTTGCTAAGCTTACTGGAACCAGTATTGCATCTATCACTGTGGATAACGGTGCTGGTATTACGGGCGTGGCGGTTAACTCAGCCAGTGCAGTGGTTACTCCAAAATACACCGCAACTCCGCTTATTACAGCGATACCTTCTAATGACGACCAACCAACTACAGAACCAGTGCTGGACGCCGTATTGACGGCAACCACCATTGGCAGAATTATGATAACAAACGGTGGTTCTGGTTATACAAGTCCACCAACAGTTTCCATAACCGGAGGCGGAGGTTCTTCCGGAGCAGCAACAGTTACAGTAAGCGGCGGTGCGATTAACGGTGTATCCCTAACTAACGCAGGCTCTGGATACACAGGCACTCCAACTATATCATTCAGTGGAGGAGGCGGAACAGGCGCTGCTGGAGAGGTTGTATTAGTCCCAACAACAATTGCTTCTGTTACTGTTACTAATGGTGGTGCAGGTTTTACTGCAAAGCCTACTTTCAAAGTAACACCGACTAGCAAATATGGAGATACCAATGGTGTTTATCCGCATCCCTTCGATTATGTTGCTGCAAGCTCTCTAGTTAATGCAGTTGGCCTTGGTAGCGGTAGTCACACTTTGGGAACCCATCCAAGCGTAGCATGCAACCTTACTGCTACAAGCGTCGAATCAATAAAAATAACTTCATTTGGTGGCGGATATTATCAAGCTCCAGCAGTTGACATTGCAGCCGGCGGTGGCACAGGAGCAACCGCTGTCGCAAAACTAAATAATTACAACCAAAATGCAACTAATGAAGCAATTAGAAATCCCATTTCTGCACGCTCACTCGATGGAATCAGTGATTTGATAGTAAAACGACAACCTTCCGATTCACAAGATACAACTGGTGCTGATTTTTCGGTAGGTGGAAAAGTTAAGCAAAAACTCAAGGTTGGACAATTAGCTATGATGAAAGGCGGCCTTTACAGAGTGACTGGCGTAGAAGGAATCTCATTTGGTCAACCATTGGGTTTACAGGCAGAAATAACTGCAATTTCTAGTAGAACTGCAGGTGGCAGAACTTTTCCTAGTGTGACTCTTAAATTAACAGAATCAGATCCAAATCTTCAAACAATAACCATTCCGTTGGGTACAAGAATTATATTTGGAGATGGAAAATATCGTAAAGCATATCGAATGATGGACGGTGTCGAATTATCATCCATTGGGAGTAGCGCTGTAACTCTTTCAGGTGGAGAGGGAACCTTTGACATAATCCCCACCGGGTCTCCTCCAGATTTGTCAATTACAGTGGGAACAATGACTCTACACGAAAGTTTCGTAGTTGGGACTCCTGTAAGAATTCAATTCATTCCAGGTAATAGTGGAACTACTACAAATTTCTTATTGGACGAATTCACTGTTGACGGCTTAGACACTTTATCTGTTGGAGATAACGAAGTGGTTTATCATCTTGGTTTTGGGTTGAACTACACTCCAAAATACATTGCTGCCAATGGTACTTTTGCTAAAGCAGGTCGAGGTTTTGCTGAGACTACTTTAACACAAAACGGCGAAGAAGTAGCAGATTACAGGATTAGTTTAGGTACATCAGCAGCAGGCCAAGGTGGAAAGATGGCTGACGATAATACCTCGGGCCATGTTAGTAGGTCCACATCAGCCATTTCCGATGCTGTAGGTCGGACAATAGGCGGGGCCACCAAAACATTCACCGGATATACGAGTGCAAGAGTCAGAGTATTCCAACCAAAAGGTGTGCCGAGATTCGCAGCACAAACTGTCGGATTCCTAGACGACACATCAACTGTAGTTGATGAAAACGGTTTGTTGCAAAATGATGGATTAATGATTAACCCAACCGGATTTATCACAGCGTCAGAATCTCCAGCAAAAGCTCCAAACCCAACTTATATGTTGTGGATTGGTTCTGGAGAAGAGAATTTACCTCAATTTCAAGCAGCAGCAAACGATGAAGACATTATAGATCCAAGATTATCATTTACAGGACATAAATATTCATTACGGCCTGTCCCAGAAGATGAAGTCAAGCGTATGCAGCGTAGGTCTGGAGGGTATAAATTCGAAGTAATACCATATGCGTTAGACGCATATGAAGGACAAACCCTCGGTAGAGGTACCGCCGGTGCAGCAGGCCCTAGAGATGGTTGGTCGGTTCATGTGAAAAACCATAAAGGAACCCCTATGAACAAGGCAGAATACGACAATGCTACATCACAAAATACACCGATGACAGGAAACATTCTCAATGGCTCAGGAAGCCGAAGAACTAATCGTGGAAGAGACCCTAGAGCTTCACATCGGAGGGATTACTAATGGATGAACCAGACGGAATAACAGAAATTATCGACCAAGAACCACCTATGGAAATCCCCTTGCTGATTGACCCAATGATGGGTCTAGGGCACGGGCGAGCCGACCAAGCAGACCTAAGAGACATTACCTTTCGTCGTCGTAAGCTCATCATAGAACCAAAAAGCACACTTACGATTCTAGACGAGCGCGAGTCAGGTGAATTAAACTATTTGTTGATTAAGGCAACTGCAGACTCAGGAGATCTCCCGGATGGCACAACTCCTGCTAATCCCGAAGACATGGCTGTTTTCCTTCAATTGGACGGCTTTGCTCAGGGCGGATTAGAAGGCCACTACGATTCAGCAACCGCAATGTCCTTCCAGGGAATTACTTTGAAAGAAGTTTCTGACCTCGGTATGCCTGAACAGTATGGTAATTTCTTTTTGAAACAAGATACTGCTACACTAAAAGTCGCTATGTTCCGTGGTCTTCGTCCTTACAGGCACAGGATTAGATTCAAAGTCACAAACTTAAATGCGACAACAAAAATGTTCATCGAGTTTTGCGAAATCTCTCGTCGTCGCTATACTAACCTCGATGGGCATTCCAATGCCCGAGGTCTCCTTGGGCAGCCATACGGCTTCTGAGGTGAAAAGATGGGCAACAAAAGAGAAGTTGTGCTTGGAACCATAATGGTGCTCAGTGGTATCGGTTTGGCTTTTTCAGGTGCCGAAATCAAAGCCGCAACACAAAAATTAGGAGTGGTCACCACAGTTTTGGGCGTGACGATTCTTGAAAGGACTCTTGAATGAGGTGAAAAGATGGCCTTGAGCAAGAAAAAGAAAAAAGAGGCACAAGAATTAGTGAATGGGGCTCTCGGTTTCACTCTCTACTCAATCATGGCCGTTTCTACTGCCGAGACTTTACCCCCGTCTAAGCGAGCACCAGGGACGGGTACGCTTCAAGGACTCCTACAGACGACAGCATTATTCTCGTTTGCAGGTGCTCTTGCCTTGGGTAGCAGGGCTCTTGATATCTACAGACAGAGGTGAGCAGGTGAGCATGCTTTATGGAGGAATGCCACCGCACAGGCCGAAATTACACCGCCTGTATGAGAGTGAATTTCCTCATTTAAATTATGAAATCATAGACCGCTTCACTAAAACTTACAACTGCATAGCATTTACAATAGGTGTTACAGATCGTTGGGTTTGGGACGAAATAGATTTCAACCGAGACGGCACATCTGCTTATACAGAATTTGTCCGATTTTACGATCTACACGGTTATATCCCCACTATGAACGAGGATGAAGCAGTAATTTGCGTATATGGATTCATCAACTTCGGTAATGTCGATGTTAAGCATGGTTCCAGAAAAGAAGGCAACTGGTGGTACTCAAAGATGGGAAGTGGCGACCTACTTCGACACAAAAATATGGATGTTTTTCGCAACTCTTCCTATGGAGAGCCTCTGATGATGTTCAAACACAAGTGAAGATTTGGAGATTAAGCTCCGTTATTTCCTCTTGTTTCCATAATATCTCATGTTTCCTTTAGTATGTGAAGGAGAAAGTCTGTGAACCATGGTTAGCGCAAGCGAACCTGCCGTGGTTGAGCGAATGAGAACCATGCACCAGAAATGATTTGTTAATTTCACAGATGAGATGTGATGAGAGCCGAAGTGCATAGTTATCAAAGAGGCAGAAATTGACACGAAGGATAGGGTGTCGCAGACGAAGGAACTCCTTTGTGGTGCTACGCCCCCCTGCCCTATCGGGTATATACACCTAAAGGGTAGCATTTTTACTGTCTTTAGATAAAGGAAGGGCTTTGGGAACCCACGCCTTGATATGGCTGACCTTCGTAGCGTAGACCGAACAAGGTTCAGGCGATCAACCATGTACGAAAATCATATTACAATTGGAGCATCTTTAGTTATAATTTCATGTTTGCTATATTTGGGCTATTACATAGGGAAAGTCATAGGCAGAGTTGATGAAATCGGATATATGGTGGCCTTACTTCTCGATTATCTGGAAGTGCCGGGTTGCACTAATGAAGACTGCGAAATACAAACAATATCCGATTTACAAGAAATGGTAGATGTCAGGCGCAATGATACTTTGTTGCGAGGTCAGGTCATTACTAAGTCAAATGTTGGCAGCGCCGAGCTTAGAAAGATATGGGAGTCTTGGGACAAAGAAGGAGGCGGTAAAAGTGAATGAAATGCTGTTTTTTGTTATCTTTTTTGTCGGAGTTTACTTTCTCGGCAAGGTGTTGTATCAAGAAGAAAGCCATAATCCTATTCAACAAGAACTGATTAAGGAGGATGAGTAATGCCATCATCAAAAATCCCCCCGCCAGAGGAAGACGCCCTAAGAATTTACTATCGAAGTGAAAAAAATGTCTCAGTACCATTTGGTTGGATCTCTAAAGACCGTTCTATGATATTGCTTGACGATGGAAAGGTGTTTTCAAACATGAGGTTTACTTCATGGGTACTACATTCTCACAAGCACAGAGAAGGAGGCAATTAAAATGAGAGCAGTTGTATATACAAGAGTCTCAACAGAAGGACAGGAAGCTCGCGGACATAGTCTAGATGAACAAAAAAGGATGTGTGAATCATACATAGAAATGCAAGGTTGGAAACTAGTCGGGCACTACACCGACACGGGTTCTGGTGGTGCTGTTGAACACCGCCAAGGATACACTACCATGCTCGAAGACATGGGTGAAAAATGGGATGCAGTCGTAGCATACAAACTAGACCGATTTCATCGTAATACGATGAATGCTATAGAATTTGTAGATCATCTCGGTAAGAACGACTGCCATATTGCATGTATAAGTGAACAAATGGATACCTCGACAGTTCAAGGACGATTCTTTTACATCGTATTCGCTGCACTTGCCGAACTTCGTCGTAACGAAATAAAAGAGCGAGTGAAGATGGGTATGCAGGGTGCAAGAGCTAAAGGATTGTGGCTCGGTTCTCCGCCCTACGGTTATGATATGTCCGTCGAAGTAGATGATGCAGGCATACGAAAACAAAAAGGCATTCTCGTTGTGAACGAAAAAGAGGCAACTGTTATAGAGGCTATGTTCAAAATTCTAGACTCAGGCGGGGACATAACTGACATAATCAATTGGTGTGCGGAAAACGGCCACAAATCCAGAACAGGCCGAGCCGTTTGGCACCGTTCATCTATATCGAAAATAATTGATAGACGGAATCTGTATGAAACTGGTTCCGTATTAGTAGATGGTGTGGAAATTTCCGGCGTCCAACCTTCGATTCTCAAGAGCAATCGTGATACGACAGAGGAGGAGTGAATACACATGGGCGGACAAGGTCTGATGGGCTTATCCAGGGCCGGACTTGCAGGCTTACTAACAGCAGTCGCATTATATTTCATAGGTAATCCAGATACTTGGTATAATTACCTAGGGGTTGCATGCATAGCAGGAGCCGTTATGTGGTTTGTTTTGGAAGTGTTCCAAGGTCCGGAGATTGCTGATGACCGTATTGTTGCACAAGAACTTTTCAAACAACTATTGAAGGAGGAATGAAAGTGAAAATGTATTGGGCAATCAAAATCATCGATGACAAAACTATAGCAGAAACTAAAGAAAATATTCTTGCCGAACTAACGGAAGAAGTTAGAAAAGGTGTACCTAGGACAATGTCGAACCTCGCATACTTAAAACGGGTAAATCAAGCATTTGGCCCTTTTCACAAAATGTCTCATGCCACTGCAATGGCTCCGTCTGACCTTGATGAATCAGGCATTGATTTCTTTGGTTCTAAATGGGCCATGTTAGAATTGCCGATGATTTACAAAGAATTCGATGAACCTATTTGGACTGTAAAAAAGGTATATGTTTGTTCCAAATCCGATGCGAGAACAGAAACCGATGGTTGCAGTTATCATCAGAGGTTTCCAGGTTCTTGTTCAGAGTGTAAATCTGCAGGAATAAATCTAGTACCCACTGTGCAAGTGAGAGATTGGGACGGGAGGTATTGATAATGACTCTGTTGCAAGATACAGAATCCTTTTACAAACGGTCATTTAGCAAATTTGGACTTGGATTAGTAGGGTTAGGTCTCATGTTTGATGAGGGCATAGGCCAAAGATTCCTTGTTTTGATTGGTTCTAGTCTAATGTTATTGACATTAATTGATTGGATAAGTAGGAGATGATAAAATGGGAGAAAACCGCTCAGAAGGTAGAAAAAAGAAACAGCGAGAAATGGCACAAAATAAGCCCTTGATGGTGCAGCCTCAAGATTTAGAAATCGAAATGGAACTTCAAAAACGCGACCAAATGATAAAAAATCGTTATGAGAAAGACATCAAAAGTATGAGGGAAATGCATCAAAGAGAAATGCAGAATGCCCTTAATGGTGCTGCAAAATATGAGCCTAAAAAGATGGGATTTTTTGCGAGACTTAAAGCAAGAATTCGTGGCGATGAAAGCATATACATTGTCTACAACCATAACCAAGCAGTATATTGTCACAAAAAAGATTGTCCAACAAGAAGGTCTGGTGTTGATTATGGTCTGGAAGCAGTAACGAGAGACATAGAAACAGCTTTCGATGCGATTGAAGAATACTTTACAAAATATGGTGAGTATCCTTGGTGCCACGCCAAACTATTGAAAGTGAAAATCGATGGCCGAACAAGACACGGAGTACAGGTTGGTGATTTGACTTGGAAACACGGCGAATGGGATACCATGATGCGTTCTGTTTCAGAAAATATGATGCGATCTAAATGATATGTTCACACTGTCAAAGCTCGGATACGATTGTCCGACCTGTAGAGAACGGAGTAATAGTAATGTGCCTAGAATGTGGAGCAAATGAATGGAGGGGAGACGATTGAGAAAATGTGCAGTCTGTGGAACAAAATGGGATGACGGCAAAAAAGCCTGTGAGATTTGTGATAGTGAAAAATTTGTAGATCTAAACGGGAACCTGAAATCTGCAATAGAAGAAGCAGTACGGGAAATAGTTGCTGAGATGAGGGGTTGGAATGTAGAAGTGCAATTCGAAGCAGACGATTTAACTGGTATCGATGAAATATTGAAGTGGATTCAAAAAAATACTAAATCATTTGAAGAAAACTATGAGGGCCACAATCTAGAAATCGTTGCGCTAACGGGTGGAGGAGAAAAATTCAATATTGTAACCATGTTCTGGAGATTCTCTTTAGAAGATGGTGTTTTAGGAGTTGCTTTAGTCCAAAAACTTGTAGAATTGAGAGACGATGACGCAGAACAACCAAGCGTGTTTAGAGATTTTGGAATCGAATGCCACTATCTTGAGGAAGACGATGATGAGGAGTATCAAGACTGAATCGCTGCCAAGCTCATAGCGCCTGTCAAGATTAGCCCACTAGACCACCATTTCCAATTCATAGGATTTCTATATATTTCCATCACTGTCAAACCAGCCAAAGCAACAGGTAGGCCTATTTTGATAGACTTTGGCATCCCAAACGAAGCTTTCGAATTACCAAACACAGCCCCTAACCCGTTGGGTGCTTTGTAATCAGGTGGGCTTGGCGCTTCAACTAACTGGTTGAACTGCACCGGACCATTTCCTACATTAAACGCATCGAACATGTCTATACCTCTATGGCAAAGGGAACTCTTTAGGAGTCACCATGGCTGCTGAACCCAACGCAGCCAGCGCTGCTACTGCTCCTGAAAAATAATCAGGATCTTCTCTAGTAAAAAAGTCGTAAGACAAATATCCAGCCCCCACTGAACCTGCAAGAAGGATAAGAGTTGTGCCGATTATTTTTCCTGTAGAAGGTACCATTTCATATCCAGAACCACTTGGTTTTAATTTTGGTCTTTTTGCATCGAGGCCCACTGAAAATATTTCTTGATATCGGTCTTCGGTTGTGATTTCATCAGGCATCGATTTGCTGATTGTTATCCCCATCTGTTTTTTATTATTTTCGACTTCATTGCATCTATGCTTTGCGGCTCTAACTCGACCAATGTTTTCTAAAACTGTCATCTGTACACCATCCTGTTGTAAAATCCAAACATGCCAGCAACAAACAGCATAAATAACATAATGGCTATTAGAAGAGCCTCCGAGCTCATATTGTCTCCGCTTGTTACTAACAAGAAACAAGATACAATGAAACACGCAATCATTTGAATTATAATTACATGCTTCATCAATTCGCTTTTGGGTTGAAACCAATCATCCATCAGATCATAAACGCCAAGTTTATTACCTTTTTTTGCAGTAGTTTCTGCCGTTTCAAGGTTCATTTGAGTCAATAAATCTTCAATTTCTTTTGTATCAGGCATTCATCAAGCCCCCGGTGGTTTTGGTGCAGGTGGCAAGCCTGCTGCTGAACGGAGCACTCCCCCAACTACGCTGGCCGCACCTGAAACAATGCCGCCTCTTCCGTTAGTTGCTGCTTCTTGTAACAAACCACCAACGATACCTTGCTGAGTTGCAAGTGCAGCGGCCTGCGCATGGAGACTGATTGTGCTATCCGCACCTGCCAATAAATTTTCATTTATTGCAGATTTGATTTCTTCAATCTTTGCTGAAAGATCCGAGTTGGTTAGAGTTTGAAGACGCTTACCTTCTTCTGTAGGCTGTTCTGCTGCAGGTTTCAAAAACATAGCACCAGAACCCCCCTCTACTTGGTGGATTTCAATACGGAAGTTTGTAAAAAATTGGGTTAATCGAAAGTCAATAGTTTCTTGAACTATTTGGGACAATGCAACAAACCCGCCACCGACAGCAAATCTAGCACTGTCGTTGGACGCTTTGACTAAATCTCGAACCACTTCAACCATAGTAGGTTCCGCTTGATATCCCATAGGTACATCATCTGTTCGTATGGATGACCAAAGTTGCCCTGGTGTAACTTGATATGCACCATATGGTGAGGCTCCTGGAGCATAACCGGCTGGAGGGGCGGTAGGAACTGGTGGTCTCTGTGGTGTTTGAGTGAACATAGGCGCTCCTACTGCGGCTGATTTACCGACTTGATTCGCTTCGTAAAATCCACTCATACTGTTCCCTGCCCCGTACCTGCGGTAGTAGTACTTGCAATTGAAGATTCCGCTTGTAATGCTTCAATTCTCATCTTCCTTAAATCCAACTGAATAGTAACGAAATCCACCTCTCCAGATTCTGGATTTGGCGTTTCAATTATGTTTACTCCTCGGCCCTCGTTTTGTTTACATTTCAAGTAAAAAGGTTCAAGCTCATCTACGAGAGGCGGTCTGTATTGTTCTTTTCCAGATTTTCTACGCAGAGGTTTAATTTCAATTCCCCGAGACCGTAAAAATGAACTTGAAGTACCTTGCTTCTCCATTTCTGCTTCATACGACCATTGCGTGTAAAGCCAATAAATCTGTAATAATCCAGGAGCGTAAGATGAACGAAGCGGTATACCTGTTGTGACATTAGTCAAAGCATTAAATTGAGTTGGTTTGCCAGTCATAGAGTCTTGAAAAAATTCAGTTATTAGAGTTCTCCCATCTTCTACAGGTTGTAAAGTCTGAGGATCTAACAGAATACGGTCATATCCTTCGTATCCAAGTGGCCTTAAATCAATACCAGTAACGCAACATTGACCTGGATTGTTATGTTTTGGACCCCAAGGAGGCCACCGAGAACGCTTAGGCTTCAAGACGCGTAACGCATTCTTCATGTTTTTCTTTCTTCTTTTGTATGGGTCTGGGTCATCATCGAACTGAAACCTTACATTTGACATAAAATGTTGGTCCAAACGACCCCCAGAGCCCTCTTCACCGAACATGGACATGATACTGCCAAGCGGTTCAACCGTATTTAATGCACGATTCATGATTTAGCCTTTAAGCAATCCCAAACTAGTCTCTCAACATCATATCCGTGGAGAGCCGAAATAGTTCTTTTCAGAGTTGGCACCCCAGCCCTTTGAAGTTTTATTAGGTGTTTTCTATATGGGTCAAAAATGGGATGAAGCCCAATATGAGCATAATTATTTTTGTCCTCATCAGTTAACCAAAGGTCAGATTTGTTGGCTACTAAAGCTACTACAAGAGGGCGGTAGCCTTTAGCCTTCTTTTTTTCCTTGCGGGTTTTAGTGGGATACTTTGAGTTTGCCACAGCACTGGCAAACTCACCAAACAACTCTGCTTGTGCGAAATCCGGATCGTGCCTACTATCAATTAGATATATTACAATCTCAACTTGCCGATTCACCATGTCCCTTAGCCATAAAGAAAAATATTCGATTTGGCCTCCAACATCAGTTGAAAGTATTGTTCTTCGATGTCCTTGATTTGCTTCTGACAACACATGAACTCGTTTCCTTGAAGCCTCGGGAAGTATATACCTGCCAGCTTTTTGGTCGTATGGATGAACTGTAGATGTTTCCATAGCTTCATCTTCTTCTAGTTCCCCGGCAGTTCCAAGATAACGATTTAGCGTAGTTTTACCACTCCCGTATATCCCATAAATTCCTATATGGTGGGTTCGCCATGATTCCCACAAATGTTTCAGATAAAGTATGCCTCCCCAAGCGAGACCAGTCTGGACATCAACCATCTATTCACCAGTCAGTGATGACATCGACTCCAGAGTCTTCGCCTTGGCCGTCATCCTCGTCCTCGTCGTCTTCATCGTCGCCCCAATCGTCCCAATCATCATCATCGTCCCAATCATCATCCTCATCATCCTCATCATCCTCATGGGCAACCAGAGAAGGCTTTTCAGGCATATCGTCTTCGAGTGCGGGCTCGAGCGTGCCAGCGTGGGTGGCCGCTCGCGCGGGTGCGGGTGCGGGCACGGTTGCCTGTGCGACCTTTGGTTCGGGTAAATCCTCTTCAATTTGAGATGGGTGGGGTTCTACTGCATCAACAACAACAGGTTCGTAATCAGATTCTTCTGTTAAATCCTCACCTTCATCACTTCTAAGCTCAGGAAACAACTCTCTCATAGTGTATGGTTGTTGGGGGATTCCTGTGCCTCCGTCAAGCCACACTTCTCTTACTCCCATGGCCTCAGATAAAGTCACTAAAAGAGCATGCCATAATATGTAATTATCATCAGTTCTATTCTTGTGATTTACTGCAATACGAACAGCCCAATTGTAGTCCCATCCTACATCCTCAGCCCAATATATCTCAGAATCTCTTAAATCTTCTCTGAAATCTACTACATCAACTCTAAATCTTGTTTTACCAAACACCCACTGAGCCGAATTTGAACCTTTGTCAGCAAAACCAATTGCTTTCAATAATCCGGCTACTTTTGACTTTCCAGGTTTACGGGCTGAGGGGATGAATCCTTGTAGGGTCATGTACCTACGAGTGGGTTCTACCGTTTGAATCTACAGGCCGAAAAACCATTCAAAAAGAGATACTTCGAAAAACCATTCTATCATTGTAGTTCCAAGTATTCCTGCTGCAAACGCAATCACTGTGTATAGCATCAATTTGAATTTGTACCATCGGAGATCCCATATCGATTTACTTGCAAACGCCTCAGCCATGACCTCTGCTTGTGTAGCCGATTCGGTTGGGAAAAGTATGCCTCGCATTAAAATCACTGCAACTCTATCATCATCTTTTCTTGCGCAGAGGGTTCCTCGTCATCGCCAAGGTGTGCAGCCTTCAATTGTTCCATTTGCTTTGACATCTGACGCTTCTTAACTTCCATCTCCATCCCCAATTGCCATCTCTGCATCTCTGCATTTATTTTCTTCATATTTCTCCTTGATTGACTCATCAAGTTCTGAACATATGATTGATCTTCTAGACGCTCTTGGAAGAACAATTTGTAAACCATAAATGCAACCATCTGTACAAAGGTTGCTGCCATCATGTAAAGTCCGCCAATCTTTGCCCAATTATCTTCTTCCGGAAACCATAGTCCCTGTTGGTGGATTCCGACCGCTGCTCCAATCAAAAATGAATTCACAAATAATAATGTGAAAATCCGTAGCGTGTGGCTATCATCTTCTGCCGTCATCGTTGGTGGCAGTGGGTTCAACCGTTTAACTTGCGCCCTCGGTTGATAATCTGAAATTCTGCTCACAGATTTACTTCTCTCATCCCTCTAGTGACGGTATTTACAGGGCCAGGGCTCATTTTCACATTGAATATGTTTGCTCCTATGGTTAAGCCGCTTACTAGACCCGCACTACCAATAAAAATAGATGGGTCTTTGGTTGCTATATAATTAAAAGCTCCAGCGACAGTTCCAGTTATTGCTGCAAACTGAGCTGTCTTCCCAAACTTTGTACGCTTGTTTACGGTTTTCAAAAGCGCCATGGCTCCAATGCCTACGCCTAACATTGTTGTTCCGATTGCCACCGGGCCGTAATATCCTGCTGCGCCCAAAACAGATGTGTTTCCCATTTTACCTGTTTGCGGGCCTCTTGTATGAACGGTTCCTAATGGTTGAATGTCCTTATTGGTATTCATCAAACCCTGAGCATTCCGATTATTCATTTGAACTAGGCGGCTGTTTTTTGCACGCTTGCGCAGTGATAATGAATTGTTGGCCGATACTCCTGCATCAGATAGCGTATGAGATCCGATGGAATTGTAATTACCATCGTCCACAGCACTATGAGGTCTCGGCAGCATGATTCACCCCAAAGGGTTCCATGTATTGAGCCTATCGGCTCATGATTATTCCTTATTGTTGAGGGTAGAGAGTAGTTTGGCTAATGTGGCGTGAGCCTGTTCTACTTGGTTCTCTGGAACATCCAAAGACAAAGTAATTTCATTTCCATCTGCATCGCTGCCGCTCAGTACAACTTTAATTGTTGGGTCTCGCATGAATCAAATCAGGGGTACCAGTCGTATAAAGTCGATTGAAGACTTACCACCATTTACGCTTTTTTTGTTTTCTAGGTTTCGAACGAGGCCTTTGAAGTGGATTATCCGTCATCTCTGCATTACCAATCGCTTGATCGTTAGACCATTCGTAAAATCTCTTCATGATGTCTGTGCGTTCAAGCGGTCTTACTCCATGTCCCATAGCATCCCAACCATCGTCTAAGCATGGGAAGTGATGAACTCTAAAATAAGCTCGTGCCAACAATCCAAATTGAAGTAATTTTTCAGCATCCTCATCCTGTTCACCACTAGACTTGGCTTTCATAATACGCTGTTTTAACATCTCCATCGAATCGCTCGATATTTCATCAGGCAGACGCATAGCAATCTTTGGCTTGCCCGTCAAAACATCGAATCCATCATGATGAGTTCCCATTCCACAAGATTCACACCATACTATCATATTATGGGTAAAACCCCTTCCGTCTTTTTGAGGCAAAGTCAGATAGTTGTAATGTATGTCTTCCTCTGAACCGCAAACGATACACGGAGGAAATGATTGAGTCTCTGTGGACTTCCTTTGAATCGGAGCCGGCCACTCCTCCTCCGTAACTATCTCTTTGCAAATCGGACATACATCATGCCAGTCATCATGTTGAAGGAGACCTTCAACCACATCAATACCTCCTAGGTCGCTTCTTTCTCACCGGAGGGCCCTGCCGCTTTGAGGCAACAGGCTTCTTACGCCCTCTACGATTTTTCTTCCATGCTTTCATCAGTCTACGGTATCTTCTGCTATTTTTCTTCACCATCTCATCCTCCTTTGATTCATTAAAGTTAACCTATGGCACTTATCATTCTTCCATTTCAAACGACCAGCAACAATTGTAGTCGGAGCTTTTTTGTCATCGAATGTATTGTGATGTGCCTTATCTCTCACCTGTAAAACTTTACACTCTGGAGCTAACTTAATAACGCCTCCAGCATTATATATTCTCATGCCAAAATCGATGTCCTCCCAACCGTATGTGCCATCGAATGTTTCATCAAATCCTTTTACTTTCTTCCATGATTTTTTTGTAAAACCCATGTTATAGCCGTAAAAATGTCTTGCAGCGAAAAGACCGTTGCTTGCCCCGGGTACATTGAACCTTTCATCTACTTTGTCCGGTTCAGAAATCGCAAAACCATCTGTATGATGAAAATCAGAAAAACCAGCCGCACCATCGTACCCTGCCTCAAGATATTTTAGATGTAATTCCAGGGTATTTGGGTAGAGGATAGTTCTATCATCTATCGACACAATCCATTCTCCCTCTGCATTCTCAACGCCTTTATTTCTTGCAGATGATATTGCGACAAATCCCTTTTGACTTTCGTCTTTGATGTACTTGACATTGTGTAGAGCAGTTTCTGGTTTATCTCTATCCCAAAACGACTTTAATACATCTAAATAGTTTTCCTTCCTTTCATCATATGCTTTGTCAACCAAAATGAACTCAACCAATCTAAGATCTATTGTCTGTTTTGATATGCTTTTGAGTAGCGTGTGTAAGCCTGCTTGTTTTCTTGCAGTAGACATAATTAACGAAATTTTGACAGTCATTATTCTTCGCCTCCTTTTTCTAACAAATCCGGAAACTCCTCTAGCAACATCTCGGATATTTTCATTTGAGAGTGTATTTCTTCTTCAACAGAAAGACTGTTATCCCTCATAGGTTCAGGTCCCGCAGAACTTTCAAGAACTGCATCAATTAGTTCTGGATAGGGTTTTTCCGATTCTACCTTTCTTGCCCGAATCATTGGCTCCGGAATGACCGACCATGTTGAACCTATCTTTGCATACAGGTCAATATGCTGCTTGGCGGTATTTGTCCAAGAATCTTTTTGACAAAGTTCCTTAACATTGGCCTCAAAAGTTTGGTATTTCTCAGTGCCAAAAGAGTGAACAGCGTCAACTATTGATTTTGCAAACGAATCTATGTCATATTGGCCGAATTTCCATCCATGGATACCCCCTGCCAAATCACGCAACCGACCTTCATCTGAAACGAGGACAGGTTTGCCATGCCCCAACGCTCTGCGAACAGCCCCAGAGGCGGAATAAACAGTTTGAGGCCAGCGATAACTAAACACCAAATAGTCACATGCGGAGGCATGGCGATCTATTTCCTCTTCCGACATGAAACCATCGACCACCGTGATAAAATCACAGGCGCTTGCCTTTTCATGCACCATTGCCCTATATTCATCTGACGACCAAGCTGGATGTGGAGACATAGATATCACAACCTCGAAGTAAGGGCACCCTGGCGTCTCCGAAGCTTTGATTGCCGCATCGACAAAATAATCCAGCCCCTTAGAACCAGATGCAAATCCAAATGTGAAAAACATCGGGACTTTCTTTGGAATGCCGAACCAGTCCATTTTAGGGTTTTCAACACTAGGCGCATCATGTTCCAAAACTCCATGTTTAATGGTTTGAAGGCCGCCCAGCATTCCATGTCTTGTACACATAGGCAGCAATTGAGAAGTCTCAGGCCAGTGTGTAATGTGGGCGTCCAAGACTACATCGGTGACGGCCATTAGACTACCTAAAGATTCAGGGGTCGGCGTATGATATGTACAGACCTTTTTCATAGGCATCTCTCGAACAGCCTCTATCAGTGCAGTATGTTTGAATAACTGCCATTCGTGCTGAAAATGAAGCATATCAACATTTTCACTGATGAGGCAATCAAGGAATGGCTTAACAACCCTTGAAGACCTATCCCAGCACCGATAGTGGTTTACTCCCTCATGAACCAATGGCTCACCGGGTTTTGACATTTCCATGTCTTCTATCTCCGAGAACACCACAACTTCAATTCCTTTTTTTTGCAGTTCTTTTGCGAGCATCAAGGTATAAGTTGCTATACCGCATGTTGTGTCGAATGTTGCAACAAAACCTACTTTTTTTATTGGCCGTGGGGCGTGATTCAACCGTTTGCGCGTGAAATCCTCAAAACATAACTGTTCAATGAAGGGTTCGTAGTGTTCAGCCCAAACTTTGTCTATGTACCAACGCTTTGCCCATCTATGTGCCGTTTCGCTCATTTTTTCTCTTTCTTCTGAACTCATCGAATACACTTTCAGTAATCTTTCTACTATTCCATCTGCTGGAACTTGAGGGATGAAAGTTCCTGCCTGCGTACGGTGTAATCCTAGAGGGGCTATCGCAAGTTCTGGAAGGGACTGCAATTCTTTCATACACCCAAAATCGGTATTAATAACGGGGACTCCGCAAGCTTGAGCCTCAGCCTGCATAATTCCGAAACCCTCCTGAGCGGATGCATGGACGAGCACATCCATGCATGCGTATGCCCTAGCCATTTCTTTTTCAGTAAATCCGATTAACGAATCGTAATTGGGTATTGCAATTACTCTACCCGTCAAATTGTAATCTGAAATGAGTTTTTGCATAGAAAGTCCATTTATGTGGTTAGAACCTTTGATAAGAAATACAGCATTATTTACTCTTGAAGCAAACTTAGCAAAGGCTTCAATCGTTTCATACGGACTCTTCCTCATTGACAAATCGCCAAAATAGCCAACAACAAAAGCCTCAGATGGAATTCCTGCAGATGCTCTAGCAAATTCTTTATCAATTGGTTCGCCAAAAACAGGGTCAATCATGTGAGGCAAATAAGATGCATCTAAACCAACACTTTGCATGATATTTTTGCCGTATTGGCTGATGGAGACCGGGTGAGAGGAACTTGAAAGAGAGGCCATCGTCGGGCTATCAAGGCGATCAGCATCCACAGGAGTCATGCAAACCCAATCCGGGTGTTTAACTACAGAATTAATGCGGGAAAACTTCCATGTATCTCCCAAACTCCAAAGTATAACTTTATCGAGTGCGTGGGCTCTTTGGAAAGACTCTATGTGGCTTCGCAAAGTTTCTGCGTTCAAAGTCCCTGGCAACTTATCATGCGGATAGAGAGTCCTCCCTTCCCACTCAATTTTAGATCCTGCATATCCAAAATCTGCGGCATGTGCAACCGGGAATCCTTGCTGAATGAGTTTGTCACCAATCATTTTCAATTGCGTTCCGTACCCTGTAAGGTAAAAAGGGGCATTACCCAAAAGCATGAATCCTACTCGCATAACCAGTTGGAGCAGGTTCAACCGTTTGAATCGAGCGGCCCGTCCGCGATTTGAACACGGGTCTCATCCTCCGCAGGGATGAAGGATATCCAGACTACCCTAACAGGCCATTTTACCGGAATAGGTTCAGCCGTTTATGCGTATCCTGATATTTCTGCATTGAAATTTTCAGTAGTTGCCACTTCCACTATAGAGAACATGAGCGCAGCCACACTGATGGGTCGGTCAATCTGCTTAAGAAGTGTCGATGCAATGTCCATTAGTCGCTTAAGCTCTTTCGAATCAATGTTGCCCAAATCATCAATTGCGGTCTCAAATCTCTCTAGTAATGCTGCTTCCACGAATAACAGGTCTACATTACAAGTCCATAAGTGTTCCCATCAGTTGAGACACCATCAGCATTGTTCACTACCGAACCGAGGAGATTCATTATATGACTGGTACTATTGTCGGTGAAATATGGGAAAGACTGCTGCTGACGGCTCCAAACTTAAGCATATTAACATAAAACAAAGAACCCACGACCTACTCAATGATTTGGGTAGTCGAGGTGAAACGATGGATGACATCGTTTGGCGACTTCTAAATGAAGTGCTTAGTTTTCGTCAACAGCCGACAGATTCAGAAGGGGGTGCTGAGTGATGGGGCGCCGTAAAGTAAAAAATCGTCTTGTGCCTGTCGTTGAAAAAGTGTTTACGGACTCAAAAAGAGATGTCTTGCCTTTCGATGAAATCATGAGAATGATGACTACTTCAAAATCGGTGCTTGCAGGTATTTTGTCCTCTTACCCTGATAGATTTGATCCAGCAGGAACCGAGCGCTCTAGACATGGCTCAGAGGAATATAGGCGTACACTTTGGCGATTGGTGCCTGATACAAGTGTCACAAAAGAAGAGATACAAGTCATTTACAATTTGACAGATGAAGAAATGACTCTAATCACAACAGAAAACGGTTTTAGATTCAAATGCTGGCAGGCAGATAAAGACGGGCAGGGATGGAATCGCAGAGACATCCATTACATTGTTTATCAACTAAAGAAAGACCTGGAAAAACAGCGACTATCTAAGAAACTCAAGCGGGTCTGACGGGGTTCGAACCCGCGACCGATGGGTTAAGAGCCCATCGCTCTACCTGACTAAGCTACAGACCCAATCAGTTGTGAGCGGTTCAGCCATTTATGGGTTCTTGATTCTCTCTAAGACTTCTACATCTTTCCGAGTTATTCCGAAAGGAGGCTTATCTGGATCTAATTCTCCTCCCAACTCGCTTACTACTTGTTTCAAGCGACCCTTGATTACTTCTTTTCTAGCATCCTCTATGGGGTTGGACAACACAGATATACCTTGAATCTCTCTTATTTCCTTCATCCTTTTGCGAATCGTGCGGGTCGATGTCCCGGAAAAAAGCTGTGCTGCAACGGCCAAAGTCATTCGCTGTCCATCATTTTCTCGGCCTGTAGTTGTATCCTTGAAGTATTTGCTACCAGGAGATATCACTCTCAAATCTCCACAGGCCATGACAATTGCTGCTGCTGCGATTGAGTCTGGAGAGCCCGATACCCCCTTTGTTAATTCTTGAGCCGTAGATATGACCTCATCAGACAAATTTTCTAGGCACCACCGATTATTTCGAATCAAATCTGAGGCCATTGGCCTAATAGTAGGTATTGTTCCCTGGCGTTGTTGTTCGACAATCAAACGCCGAACAGCCTTTGGCGATACAGATTTTATCGCTCTATATTCGCCCTCGGCTGTAGTCCAGCCCCGGTGCGAATCTATCACATTTTCGAGCTTTACAGATTGGTTACTAATCCTAGCAGCAGTATAAGCCGCGACTACCTCCAAAACAACAAAACCTCTTCCGCCTCTAGATGCGCCAGAATCCATCAATTTCTGTAATATTTGCGATGCGACCATCGATACATTTTGTTCTAAGCCTAAAATTGTGGTACACAAATAAGCAAGACGACTAAAGGACTCTTGGCGATTCCTCTGTTTGCCAGTTTTTTTGAGTTGTGCACCAAATACTGTCTTGAACCCTGTAAGTTTATCCTTCACATACGAATGTTCTCTCACATAACCATCCACAACAAACTCTATGCCACAGTTTGAACAGTAAGCCATTCCACTAGACTGAACCTGTAAGCTCTGGTCACCACTTTTTGCCAGTTTGACTGCACAATCAGAAGGAACCTCCCAACTTGGGCACCTTGCAGAAATGACGACTTCGATGTCTCCGTCCATGATTGTCTGATGAGGTCGGGTCATATAGCACCTGTGGCACTATGCTACGAGCAACATACACATATACACAACTTACGGCTATGTCTTAGGCCATGGCTTGCTGTAGATCGATATGAAGCTCCAGACAGTGCCGGAGGCCGCTTTATGTACCTCCTGTGGCACTATGCTACGAGCAACTTACACATATACACAACTTACGGCTATGTCTTAGGCCATGACTTGCTGTAGATCGATATGAAGCTCCAGACAGTGCCGGAGGCCGCTTTAAGTACCTCCTGTGGCACTATGCTACGAGCAACATACACATATACACAACTTACGCCTATGTCTTAGGCCATGGCTTGCTGTAGATCTGTTTGAAGCTCCAAGAGTGCCAGAGGCCGCTTTATGTACCTCCTGTGGCACTATGCTATGAGCAACATATACATATACACAACTTACGCCTATGTCTTAGGCCATGACTTGCTGTAGATCTGTTTGAAGCTCCAAGAGTGCCAGAGGCCGCTATATGTACCTCCTGTGGCACTATGCTACGAGCAACATAAACCGCTCATCAACCTGCACACTGTTGCAGGCCTTAGGGCTCCTGTGGCCCCTCTTAATGAGGGATAGAAGCCCTCACTCGGTTGGCCTACGGGCCTTCACGGATTGACCCCCAAGCTCTGGAGACAGAGGATGTGGGGCGTCGGAGCCTCGAAAGAGGATTCCACCGAGTCTTGGACCGGACAACAGGGATACCCCTGTGAGGCTAACGCCTCCAGCCCTCTCCGGTCAACGGACCCACGCTGATTCGATGATCTAGTGTTTATCGGCACTAATCATCAATGCTGGTCTATCGAAACCGATTCAATCAAAGTATCGTTATTTACGATATTTTGGTTGTTTCGAACACCAAGGCTGGTTGCCTTGCAGATAGGTCAGTGCCCCGAAAGGGCAGCACGGGTTAGCCCGCCGGACATGAGGTAGTCCAGGGCTCGTACGCTAAAACAGATGACTCAATCAACGATTCCAATGCTGGGAAGAGGGGAAAGATAGGAAAACAGCGTTACCAACACCGCTTGACGGTGAAGGACACCCCTGAATGTGCATGGAGTCGAACCGCTTACGAAAATATACAACTGACGATGACAATCGTGGCCTTGAGCCCGATTATTCTGGATTGGTTAGACATTTCAGCAATTCGACCCCCAGCCGCTAGTTATGGAAGAGCATCTGCCGCCAGTAATGGTGTCAGATGAACAGAAGGCGAGCTACGAGAACCTAAAGCCAATATTTGGTCACGGTTCCGCTCTTCTACGGTTGCCGAGAGTACCTGGAAACAGGTCAGAATTGGCATCCGAGGAAGTTCGTCAGTATGGATTGGAATCGGAGTCACCGCTCACAACAAATACACAAACCACTCATGAAATATAAAAATACAAAAATACCGAAGTTACTACCGACTGTACTATCAAACACAGAACAAATAAATGAATTTCTTGAAAATTGGATAAGAAAGCCCGAACCCTATGTATTAGGGCAAGAAAAAGACACTGGAAGAAAAATCATGTCAAATGAGGATACCTCCGATGTTGTTTGGACTTTAACCAAAGGCACAGGTGGATTCACCGTTAAGGTGAAAGACCATGAATTACGATGGATGAAAGAGAACAACAAAACTTGGATGGAACTCCAGAATTTGAAATGGAACCCAAGTCCTGAAGCAGTAAAAGCAGAACAAGATTATTTTGCTTTACCAATAGATTACTCTTATGCCAATACAAAACCTGGAGCCCGATGGAGTCGCAGAACTGATTTCTCGCCCTCGCTCGGAATTAAGAAACCATGGTGGAAATTCTAAATCTGTACCAGTCTTGTAACATATTCGTCCGAATAACGACCCTCATTCGGACCGATACAATCTGCGGATTGTAAATGCCCCCCAGAGGTTTCGGCCTCATTGGGGGGCCCCACCCCCCACAAATGACACACCCTAGGGCCCCTGTGGCTCTAACTAATGAGGGAGGCATTAAACTAGTTAACGATGCCAGCCAAAACCGCAACAGTAGCCCGCAACATGGGCCGATTGCGAAATCATTGACGGTTTTGGCAACCCTCCCACCACTCGTAAAACCAGAAAACTTTGGCCGTAATTTGCTACTAATTACCACTCTTTTAGAGTAGGTAATCATTAGCATTGGTCGAAGGTTTCTACCCAGAGAAGTTGGCTGAAACATGCCGTAAACGAGTCTTCTCGCAACAAGTGAAACGCACTGAGGACAAAGCCGATTCAATCTCAAACTCGAAGCCCACTTATTGGGCTGAACTTTGGATTGATGTTGCTGACTCCTGCCTGTAGGACAGTAAGACGCTAGGGCGTCTGGATGTCGCTTCATAGAAGCAAGGCAACAGTGTGTGTAAACTAGGAATCCGATTTCCCTAGTGAATTGGCAACCGCACACACCACACACGCAACAAAAGATGCTCTTTACGATATGCTCTGTCAAACAGACTTTACGGTCCAGTTTGATACTCATATTTGGTAAGAGGTCTTGGGAAATAGAGGACTGGTAATCCTCGATTAAACTAGGGCTTGCCCTAGATAACGGAATAACCTCGATAGTGGTAATGGGAAACCAGCCAGCGACGAGGCGCCTAACCACCGCACATGTCAAAAGATGATATATTGAAACGCATACTAGCAGACTTTAGAAAAATTTGCGCAGAGAACGCAGACGACGATATGGTAAAATCAACCGTTCAAGCTTTGAACGACACCAAAGTTGTCAAGAAAGAATAATTTTTTTTCTCTCAAATTCATTTATGAACTGATATATTATGCGTAATATAACTGCCCCTCCGAAGGCTTAGGCCTCCGGGGGGGCTTTACCCCCCACTAATACGACTGAGATAAAAATTGATGCCCGGTACACATCATCACCTATCTCTACCACTCATGCAAACTATAATTAATGCAGATCTAGCCCGCACAGCAGAGAACCTCATCAAGAAGAAACAAGGTCTAATTGAATTGACCTTGAGCCTTCTATCAACAATGATGCCTCTGAACGATGTAATAAAAGCCGTATCCGAACAAAGAATGACCACATTTCGTGCAATTGAGCACCAACTAGTGGAAGTCTTGAACATGGGAAACGCACTCTACTCTGGACGCTGGTCCGAGGCTCCTGAAACACTCCTTGCTCTTGCAACCGCCTTTGGGTGGACAATTGAAGAGAGGAAATCTCATGGCAAGCCCGACCGAATCAACCCAGTCCCCTTTGATGCCGAAAGCCAAAGGGCTGATGTAGAGAAGTTGGGACCTAAGTCCCCCAATCAAAGAATTTACTCGGATTGGCTTAACCCCTATGGTTACTCTTGCTAATTTAGCGAGGCAGGTCTAACAGACCCCCCGGCCCCCGTCACTGAGCGCCTCGGCTCATGAGGCGACGGGGGCCACCACTCATGACTAGAATCATAAATGTGAACAGAAAACCTCGAACAACCAATGCTGATAAGGAGCCATCTAAGTCTCTTTACGAGCCAGTGATTGTTGGAAACTGGATTATCAATGACCCGACTAATGAACTGCCAACGGTGTTTGGTGTTCATAATCTAGCAAAGGCCATTGAAAATGAGTTCAAAGTACAGCAAGCCAATGCTGCAACAAAAACTCAAAAGCGAAAGTCCAAACCTCGTAAAGGCACAAGGAAGACACCTCCTTTGCCAAGCATGGTTGAACTTTGAGGCTTGGTTCCTGATACAGAGCAGTATCTCTGAAGACCCCCGGGAAAGACCGACCACTCATGTTTTTTACACCGAGAACAATTATGCCAAGTGACACGAAAATACAAACTTCTGATGATACGCAAGTCCCCATGTGGGTTTTGTGTTGGGAAGGTTGGTTGTCTATGGTAAGGAAAAGAGCGCCTCAAGGTGTTTATGCCCGTGTTGAGAAATCATTGATGAATTTCTTCAACGGTTGGGACGGACGCAGTGTTGCCTCTAAGACATGCCTTGGACTATTGAATCAAGTCACTGCACATCAAGATGTAGTTGAACGATACTGTCCAGAAGCTTTCCCAGACCCTCGCAGGGTTTCCTACCGGAGGAAACAGATTGCTTGGAATAACGCAAAGCAAGTTCAACAGACAATGTTGAACAATCTGGAAGAATTTTGAACTCGTTAGGGTTATATTACTACATCTACCGCTCATGACAAGTAAAAATTGTACATGCGCCATTTGCCTAGCCGACATGACCGCCCCTGAGTTCAAGGGGGTGGGTCATCGCAAGGTATTGACGATTAACCAAGCGCCTGAGCATCTTTGCCTCCTATGTGAAGACGACCTTAGGCAAACTGGTGCCTTTGACTTCGAGTTAGAGGTAGAGACTGACGGTGAAATCAGTTTCCAAGGCAACAGAGATCTACACAGGATACTCAGTGGCCTTCGTCAAGCAGCCCGTAAGGGGGATTTATCCTACTTACCAGGTCTAGCAATTGGCGCCTATCGCTGATTCTGAGAACTACTCAGAAAACCGCTCACTGTAACAATACCGCTACTCTTGTGGAAAGATAGTAGGCAACGCTTCGGCAGTTGCCTGCTTGGGAACATAAGATGTATGTAAGAAATGAGAACTACGCCCCCCTTCTCGCTTGTAAAGTGAGAAGAAGGCAGTTCATGGGTGTGGAAACCCGCATTGTGAACCGAACCCTCGATAGCATTGAACCCAAAGGCTGAGACAGCCGTGGGCGTCAGACAGACGAGGTGCATAACCGCACATGCAAACCGAAATGCAAACAAAAGATAACAAGACGCAAAACAACCCAGACATCTCCATCGAGGAGTTCAGTAATATGATACTCGATACGGAGCAACACCTTAACGGTGTGTCCGTCGAGACAGTGTGGCGCAAAGGAAAGAAGTTCCCCGTTTACAAAACGAATGGCGGAGTTCGCTTTACCTATGTCACACAGAGTAAGGAAGACAATCCTCTCTACATGTTGAAGACCACAGACCTTGAGGGCAAGACCACCACTGATGGCGATATTACTCGCTTCAAGTCGGTAATCGCTCCAATGAAAGAGGCTGGGATGTGCAAGGCATACATGGCAGCAAACCCAGAAACAGGCAATCCTGCCTTGTTCCTTGAGATGCTACCTGCACCGGATAACAGAGACAAAGGCCTATCTCACTGGCCTGCGCCTGACTATACCGGACTCGCCAAGTGGCAACTTCACAGTGCCACAGACAAGGTCTTAGTTGACGGATACTGTTTGCTGATTAATGCAGCCATTCGATTCAAGTCGATTCCTTACACAAAGGACGGCCAAGAACGAAACGACTCCAAGAGGGGACACGCCCAACACGGCTTAGTCCAAATCCTCGCAGACATAAATGGTGACAACCGCCGCATGTCCCTAAAGCGCAGTGATGGCGCCGGAATCAACCCCGGCTTCATACTGACGGGACGAGGCAATACTCCGAACACACTAGACGGCGAAGCACATCAAATGCTCGTTGACAGTGGAATCAAGGGGTTCCCAGTTGCCAAGCCTGACAAGGGTAACTCCTGGCGTCGTGCTTTGGACTGCAATGTCCGCATTAGACAGTACTTTGTCGACTTGACCATTGGCGCAGATGGCCTCCCGACCCTTGTGGTCATGGATGCTTGAGCACCACAGCGTCATTTCAACGCAGCCCCCCGATGACCCGAAAGGCGAGGGGGGTGAACTGCACCGCTCATGAAGGTAATTAACGACATCAAAAGGTAGAATGCTAACAGAATTGGTCTAACCCATCTCACTAAGATGATCAATCAATCTGGCCCAATGGAACGGGAATAGCTTCCTCTGGAAGTGAATATAAGCATAGGAGTTAGTGCATCCATGGCAAGCAGGAGGATGGCGAGCCAAAACAGCACTTACTACTCACGCAGCGTATTAGAAAGCCCCATACCGTATCTGCGGTGTGGGGCTTTCGTTCGTTCTGCGCCAACTTGCACCACTCATGAAATTCGAAAACGCGAAACAACCCGGCAAAGTCCAGCAGGCAACAAATACACCTGCTCCAAAGCCGGTGACAAATGAACCTGCGATTGCGGATAGGGAAGTTATCGACGCAGTCGAAGCAGCCCATCGCCGTAAGAAGCAAGCGAAATTGAAAGCCAGGAACGAGGTAGTAACTCGTCGTATGGCTCAAAAGCCTGTCAATAAGCGATTCGAAATGATGGAAACAATCGTCACGATGGTGATACAGAAATTCTCACCTTCCGTAATCATTTGCGGAACAGGTGGGCTTGGAAAATCACACTTAGTCAAAGAGCGTCTCAAAGCCGCTAAATTGATTGAAGATAAGGAAGGTCCAAAGGGATACACTTGGGTTGCCGGACACATGGCACCTACTGGTCTCTACACCGCAATGCACCGTCGAAAAGACGGCGGTGTCCTTGTTCTTGACGATGTTGATATCTGGTCGAATGAGACCATGATGGAACTGTGCAAAGCAGCACTTGACTCCTACGCTGAACGAACAATCAGTTGGGACTCTTCATGGGCAGACAACAAAGGTCTACCTCGCAAGTTTCCCTTCAAGGGTCAAGTAATCTTTATCACTAACAAAGAGGAGAAAGATATGCCACAGCCATTAATTGACAGAAGCTTCTTTGTTCCTGTTGTCTTGACAGGAACCGAGGTTCTCGAAAGAATGCAAAAAGTACTCCCGGATATGTTTCCGAAGGTTCCGCTACAGATGAAACAAGAAGTCTTAGCGCACCTAAAGACAATCGCATCCGAGGAAGACCCAGTTACATTCCGTTCTCTAGACAGAGCCATCCGTACTCGCCTGTTTGCACAACACAACATACAAAAAGGCGTAGATTGGAAGGAACTACTAGACACATTTGGAGTGTGATTGAACCGCTCATGTCCCGCAGACTACCATGGAAAGTCAATCACAAAACAGGATCGATTGACTATCTCAACACCACTGGAACTTTCGAACATGCCGCAAGAATGATCGGAAGTCAAAATCCAGCAAAACAGAAAAAGTACAGAAAATTCGCTCAAGACCAAGTATATCGTTGGTCTAAAGGAGGGAAAGTCATTGGTGTTTCAAACAATGGCCGCAGGATTACAGTCAGCAATAGTGAAGCAAAAGACATTGCCGACGCATGGAACTCCATCTGTTGATGGAGACCACTCATGGATAACAAATACGAAGATATCGTTGAAGCCTTTGGAAACAAACTTGGAACCTTTACCGGATACTGGAGTGTAAAATTACACCCAGACCGTGTAAAACGATGGCCGACTGCACTAAGCGACATGGCGAAGCAGTTGGAAGTATCCATAGACGACCTACTTGACGCTGATTTCTGTATGAAAGAACTTCAAGTAGCTCGTAGTAGTTCAAGAATGACCGTAACAATGGAACGCAACTACGAGGGTCCTAACCCATTCTCCTCTGAACTTACGCCTGAACAGCGTAAAGAGGCCGAAGAATATATGAGACTCAAAGACCTAAAAGCAACACACCTAAACACGGTTATGTTTTACTATCCAAAGGAACAAAAATACATGGTTAGCCCTTTCTGATAGGGCAATCGCCGCTCACATGCGCAAATGGTGTAATGCTAACACATCAAAGCCCCATACAGAACACCCCTCGACCGACTGCAGGCGGTTTGAGGAAAGTGATTGCTGTAATGACTTTGAAGCTCCCGGTTCAAATCCGGGTTTGCGTACCATGAGAGTAGTCGGAAGACGAACAACGAGGCGTTACAGCACGCCTACAACCTTAACAGGAGAGACTCATGGGCAGCATGTACCCCTCATGACAAGCGAATTAAAAATACGCATCGAAACAGAACAATGGATCTACGAAGAATATGTAGAACCATGACCTACCACTCATGAAAAAAATAGTACAAATTTTGAGAGGATTACCCAGCACAGGCAAATCAGAATATGCAAGCCATTTTCCACATGCAGTTGTCTGTTCGGCAGATGACTTCTTCATGAAAGATGGCAAGTATAATTTTGTTGGTGCGCAAGTACCAGTAGCTCACCAATGGTGTTTTGGTAAATTCATCGATGCAATGAACTTTGTTGGACAAGCAGAGCACATCATCGTTGATAATACGAACACTATGAAATGGGAATACTCAAATTACATCAAACTCGCTGTAGCCAATGGCTATGATTACGAAATCTTAAACTTCAATCAAAACTATAGATATCACGAACCAACCGACCAAGAGCTTGCAGATAGAAACAAGCATGGCGTTCCGGCAGATGGTATCAAGCGAATGAGAGAACGATGGGAAGACGACTCACGCGAGAAGTTCATTTAGGTGATGCCGAGCGTCACTCAACATGGAAAAACCGCTCATGTTACAATATACACAATTACAATCACGAACCAGAGAAGAAGTAGTTGAATCCCTCAATGACATTCGTGCAAGAATGCACAAATGGGAAGTAGTACTTGCTCAATGGAAAGGGAAAAAAGAACTGGCTATCCGCCACCCAGCTTTTAGAAATGCGATTCGAAACTACAATGCCCTCCGGGGAGTCGAGGCGAGTCATCTATGGTTTTTGGGTTATCGAGATAGCCCCGATTATTGACCGCTCATGGTAGAACACAGATACACACTCCACCTTTACAAGAATCAAGAAAGAGTCCGTTTCAAATCCCCTAAGTTCAAAAACAGAAAAGCCGCAATGAAGTGGCTTGATTCTAAAGGGATTGAACCTTTTTGCGATAAATGGTGGACTATACGAAGACCCAATACTAAATGGGGCTTTATGTATGAATGGATGATAGGCTACAAATTCAAATTGGTGCCTATCAAGAATTGAAACCGCTCATGAAAGAAACAGACGCAATCAGATTTATGATTGGAGAAAAAATGATTGAAAATGGAGAAGAACCAATAAAGGTGATGGAAACCGTCTTTGGTGGCTCGCCAGTATTTGGGTCTACAGATGAAGAAAAGCAACAACGCACAATAAACACAGTAGTCGAAATACACAAAGAAAAAAATCCTAACTTTCAAGGAACAAACTACGAAAGATTCGTTGATTTCATTAAAGCCCAAATTGGTGATGATTGGAATCACCCTGCACATACTGGTGCAGCATCTCAGACAATAATGACAAAATCAGATGAAAATAACCGAATAGAAATCTTCCTTCCCCACAGCCATTCATTTAAGCTTGGTTGGGCTGGGCATGCAGAAGATTTAGTATTCACTTCAGAAGATTCCAAATACAACGAAATCTACAAAGGACTTTTGAAAATAAAAAGCAAAAGGATTAGACATTCCTCATACAACAGTTATTGGGACAACAATAGTTATTGGTGAGAATGAACTCAACCGCTCATGACCCGCAAGCCACATGCCGTAGGATTGAGATGGAAAAACATACACACTGGTGCTCTAGCAACGCTTGTAGCACAAGACAAGCAAAAAATAGGAATGGACAAATTTGCTTGGGTTTTCACTCTTGAATATGATGAAGTAGAACGAGGTTTGCCCTTGGAAAGCCGCTGGCACCAAAATTCGTTTTACGCAAATTGGGAAGTAACCAATGAATAGAAAGCAAACCGCTCATGGTAAACATAGTAGTTATTTCAACACCACCAAGGCTTCATTGCCCTTATTGTGGAACTTCAAATATCACTATTCACAATGACGACGACCCTTTCCTACCAAAAGGCGTGCAAGAACCCCTTCCCAATGACCCAGCCGACTGCCATCGGTGTGGCAGAGGATTTTGTAGGAAAGACGCAGTCGTCTAAACCGCTCACTAACTAAATACCCCAGCCGGAACACCGGCTGGGGTTGTTTCTAGGCTCTAAACATCTTGCACCACTCATGTCATTGGATACAATTGAACAATTAGTAGAGAAAAACGGAAAAGCAACAGGAAGCCTCATCGGAATAGATGGGAATGCAATGAATGTTATGGGTTATGTATCTAGGCAACTACGCAGAGCAGGTTGGCCTAGAGAGGATATTAACCAAGTAACAGCGCACATGATGTCAGGAGATTACAATAATGTAATAGTGACTGGCGTAGCCGTACTTGAAGAAGATGAAGAAGAAGAGTATTGAACCTCTTCACCGCTCATGAACGCAGACATGCAACAAGACATCGATAGCATTCTTGAAAGACTCAAGAAGGTATCAAAGGACGACCAAGACGATCCAGCAGTGACTAAGAAAAAGGTCCAACTGGCGAAAATCGTTCTTGAAGACGCAGTAGATGAAAATGCGTTTGATGGTTTTGAACCTGGCATTCACCGGATTTGCGAGATGGCTCGCCAACTCCGAATTAGGGCACAGGAAGACCTTGAACGCGATGAGATACCTGAAAGAGAAGAACCGGAGCCTGAACTAGTTGATATTGTTACAGACTTTATTGAAAAGATAAGTGATGATGAAAGACTTCGCTCCGAAGAACTTTGGGATGCTGCTAAAGATGCAATAGAAAACAATGAAGACCCTGTTGTAGCAATGCGAGAAGTTCTTGGACACCCCGAGCCAGTTGAAGAAACGGCTGAAATGGAGGAGGAACTGGAAGAAATCGAAGAGGAAGAAAAGGAAGAGATTGTGATTAACACAGAACTCCTGAAAGAAACCTTAGAAACGATTTCTCCCGAACTGGAAGAAGAAGAGGAAGAAATCGAAGAGGAAAAAGAGGAGGAACCTGCAATTAGCGCAGAACTCCTTGAAGAAACCGTAGAACCGATAACTCCTGATACAGAAGATGAACCCGAAGAAAACTGGAGGGATGTTGCAAAGCAACAAATCAAACAAGCTTTGGAAGAACAGTCTAATTTTGAACCAGAACCCGAACCGGAAAAGCCGATGGAAACACATGACTTTGATTCGGGCGAGCAAGAACTTACCGTATTCGACATGGTCGATACAGAAAATGTACTGGAGCCATTGCCTAATGAAACAGAACTTGTGGACACAGAAGGAAATATCCTCGAACCCACGCCAAAAAATGTTTCTGGAGCAATACCAGTAATCCACGATAAAGACCCTGGACAAATGGTTTCTATCTTTGTGAAAGAGAAACAGGTCGAACGCAAGGTCGAACAAATCGTGGCTATTTATGAAGAGGCACTTAACGACTTAGATACATACTTGCAGAGGCTAACCTCTCTGAGGGATGCAATCCGTCGCCGTCTCTAAACCGCTCATGACAACAGTGATTGAATTGATTCGAATGATTAACAAAGATGAACAACTGTTCAGAGGGTTTCGGAACTACATCTCAGTGGACCCTGATACGAAAATCCAATTCTACTACCTCAAGGGCTACAACCTTGAAGCAATGGAACTTGAAACTGTCCTCCACACAGATTGGAATGGCGAACCAGTCATCGAAATCACCGTGAAGGGTGTTGGGACAGATGAAGGAGGCAACGATTCCGACGAGGATGTCGGCGTATCAGTCCTTTGAACCGCTCATGACAATTACATACGAATTACAGATTTGGGACGCCATCGAAGATGACCCCTATAGTCTGAGGCATATCAATGATGCACTGGGAATTCCGAACAGAATCCTCAAGTTTTCAGACAAGAGAACAGCATTGTTGAAATTTGAAGAACTGGACAAAGCCACAGATGAACTGTGCCAAAAATACGGCTACCCTAATCCGGAAGACCCAGAAACGATTGAAATGATCAAAGAAGGTGTCATCGAACACATGGTTTTGATGGAATACGGAGCAAACGAAGAATTTCCGGACGACGGAGATGTGGTTGCTGAATGGTAAAATCACCGCTCATGAGTCATGCACTACATCATGCAATGGGCTCCGTGAAAAAGTACGGAGGAAAGGTAGAAGATTACCTAGCGATACACGAATGGTTTGATGCCCCAAAGGAACATCACCATGATTTTCGACATCGAATGTTTCGGCATCATAGCCAAGGAATAAAAACGATGACAGAAATTTTCGGAGCTTCATTGACAAATAGCGATGGAACAACGATTCCAACACAATGGATCGGAGAACAGCACATGCTTGAGGACTTTGGTTTCATACCAACGCCAAAGGATTGGGTCAGTTCAATGACAGCAACTAAAAGATGGATGGTAGCAAATGCACAATCGGGCAAGCACAACGAACCTCGCCCAAAAGAGTTCAAACAAGCTCCATTCAACTAAACCGCTCATGATAAAAGAAGAAGATTACATCAACTATATTCCAGATACTTTGAAATGTCATCCGGATTACCTGCCGAAATATTGGGCAGAAGAAGTAACGACAATTCACGGAGACACATTTCTCCGAAGTGCTGCATACTGTGAGGCATACAATTCTTACCAAGAAATGGTAGCGTTGAACTCACTGAATCCAGACATGAACCGTTGCATTTTTTGGTTGAAGCAACAACTAATAGAATTCGGATTTTCTGAGAAAGATGCTTGCTATTTTGTAATGCGAAGTGCAGACCAAGCACTAGAGGATATCAAAGATGAATTAGTCCGCTTGCTTGACGCAGCAAGTGATGATGAAGTAGATTACAGACAGGCGATTACTGACCTTTATGATTTGATTCTTTAAACCAAATCACCGCTCATGACAATAGATCACTCAGATTACAAAACAAAATGGGAATACCTCTGTGAAAATCTCACAAAAGAGGGAGATGTCGTCGACAAATACGATGCGTACTCATGCTGCCCCCTTTGTTCTACTGAATACACCGAAGTTGAACATCCTAAATACAAATACGGCGATGAGCCACAGTTACAGGATGTCGATGTAGAGTACAACCAATGGACATTGAGGTGCCCAGACTGTGGATTTGAAATCGGTTACGAACATACCATTGTGGCTACCCATGTGAAAATACCGGACGAAGTCCCGGCACACCTTGTAGCACTGCCTTATGACTTTGTTTCCGATGAAACAGACCCAATTGGACTGGGTTGCCCATGTAAGAATTTGACCATTTGTAATTGTATTGACGACAACGATGACGAAACACCGCAAGATGGTTTCGTCTTGAATGGTTGGAAGTTCAGCAGAAAAACGGGTTGGGAATACCCACAAAGATAAAACCGCTCATGAGTTTACAAACAGTTTTGACCCAGACAAATATGAAATGCGTCCCTGACGGACTTCATCATTTAGAGGTCATATATGACTATGTTCAGGAGGCCTACCCTCAAGAGTGCAATGAAGATTTATGCACAACAGGCTGGGCAGATTCTCCTGAATGGAAACACAAAGTAAGAAACGCACTGCAAACACTGAAAGGTAAAGGTCGCGTTCACAAAACTGGACTAGACAAGGGATACTGGAGAATTCAAGTACATTTGGACGGCAAAGTACTCGCAGATTTATGTTGCGGGAGCCGCTCAATATGGTTTGACAAAGCCCACCCGAATGCAATTTACATGGATATTCGAGAAGAAGAGCCAGGATCAATCGCTCTTCAACCGAACTGGAGTGTAAAACCGGACATTATAGGAGATTATCGGGACATGGTTTTCCCGGATGAACACTTTCACTTGTTAGTGTGGGACATACCCCACATTCTTGAAGCAAAAAGTGGAATTATGCTCAAAAAATACGGTAAGCTTGGGTACACATGGCAACATGATGTAAAGAAAGGATTCGAAGAATGCTGGAGAATACTCCAGCCCCACGGAGTACTCTTGTTCAAGTATGCAGATTTAGACATCAAGGTTTCAGATATGCTGGCACAATTTCCAGAAAAACCAATCGTTGGGACACGAACTAAAAAAAGTGTCAACGATGGTGGAACTTATTGGTTTGCATTTATCAAAATACCTTGAACCGCTCGCTCTCCAGATGCTGCCATGGACCAAAAGGAATGCAGTTTGAACTCCCACCATATTTAGGTGGTGGAGAGCACCTCTCATGAAAAGAACACAGATTCGTGCTCCGTTGCACGCCGTTTGCGTAAGATACTCAGATGGCTTTGAGGGAGGAATATCGTTCCTTCATGGTGTGTCCTTCCATGACTCAAAAGAAGAAGCTATGATAGCTTTGAATGAAGAAATGGAATATCTTGTATGGGAACATATAGACACATTGATGGATGAACATGGAATTAGTCTAGAAGAAGCGATGAAACTTAGCGAAGACATACAGGAAATTGAAGAATACCTAACCTATACTAAAACATCTGCACCTAAAATTGACTTACCAGACGGTGTCGAAAGATGGTTGCCAGAATGCGAAGCACTGATTGGGTATACTACATGTTAAACCGCTCATGACAACCTTAATTGGCCCAATAGAACAGGAAATGAACCAAATTGGAAAAAATCTTGACAAGATTATTTACAAAGCATTCGGAATGCTGATGGAAAAGTGGAAAAAGAATAATGGCAAAGATGGATTTGCTGAATTCTATGCAAGACACCCAAGATGCAGATTCGATAGAGACTTACTACATGAAATGGCATACATCAACTTACATGGAATTCCAGAAGAGTATGAAGAAAAAAACAGGAATGGAAGTGTCAAAATGGAAATCTATGATGTAAGCAAGGCTTTGAATGATTCATGGCTTCAAGAGCAATACGCTATATGGTTTGAAGGAAGTGACAGATTTCTTACTGTTTGTCAATATCATCTAGCAGATGAAGATAAATTATTCTTCAACTGGTTGATCCGTAAGAAAAACTGAACCGCTCATGAAATTAATTCTCGAACACGATATCAGAGATTTACTTCTCGGTTGGGAAAAACAAAAATGCCCTTGTTGTGATGAAGATTTGACATTTAAGGAACTCTGTGAGGGAGTGCCAATCGAAATATACTGTGAAGAATGCCATCAAATGTTTGATGAGCCAGTAATCATTTCACAATGAACCGCTCATGAGACCTAATTTTTGGAAAGATTTCATTCGTCCCATATACGGGACAATCGTCTTTCAGCCGTTTGCACTATTATGGTGTTGGCTGACGGAGGTTGACTATCTAGGAATGATTGGCCCTTTCATAGTTTACAGTACAATCATCTTCATGCCGATATACTCAATTTACGAGAGGATGTGGAGACGATATGACCGCTCATGAAAGAACTCAAGACTACTTGTGCATCTTGTAACAAAGTGATAGATGAAAACGACATCATTGGTGATGGAACTAACCGTGGCCTTTGCTGCGTTCCCGATTACTACGATGATAATGCTACGCCTTATCCCGACTAACCGCTCATGACTCCAACATTTGAAATCAAAATCACAAACTCAAACGATGAATCAGTAATGCCTTACATTGGAGAATTCATCGGAGAATGACCGCTCATGAAATACCTTCATCATTGCCCAGTATGTGCATTCAATGGTTATGAATCATGGTTATGGGCTGATTATATCCCTAAGAATGTATGGCACAACGGCAATTGCCAAGGCAGTTATATGCGATTAGGCAATTTTGATTACGATAAAACATTGAACTACCTGATAGAACTAGACTTCTACACGGTAAGAAAACTCAATTGGAGATTCTAAACCGCTCATGGATAGAATAAACTATACCGAAATGAAGAAAATTGTGTTTAATTTAAGTGAATACTTGAATTGCCCAGATGAAGAATTGGAACGAATGATTGGTACGGACTGGTATCAATTTCACAAACTAATACATCGATTAGAGGTTGAAGATAACAAAAGGCGCAAACAATGAACACCGCTCATGGCACAAATTAGAATTATGTACCAAATAGATAGCGCTGCGTTTGATGACACGCCTTTACCTGAAACAAAAAGAATCTTTGCTGAAATTACATATGCAATAAGTAACGGCTCGATGGGTGGCCTAATACAGGACATCAATGGTAATGGCGTAGGTTCGTGGGTGATTGAAGGCCACGATGAACGATACGCCCTCGAAGAAGAGGAATGAAATCCTTTACCGCTCATGTATACACTTACAGATTTGAAAAGAAGAATGGTTCCAGGAACCAAGATTATGATGACTGAATACACCCGAACAAGGGATGGCGAAGTCGTCGAATCAATAGTTATAGACAACCTAGATGAATACCAAGATGATCCTCATGTGAAACGGGGAATTATCGGCAAAATTCGTGAAGTTGATGAAGAACAGCCATACAAATCGTATTGGTATATCAGTGGAAGCCGATTAGAAGTGCCGAAAGCAAAGGAACTTACCTTTGATGAAGACGGGGAAGGATTTTCCGTACTAAATGAATGGAAGGAATCGCACGGAACAGGAAGTTTGCTACTGAGATATCGCTTTATTTGAACCGCTCATGACATACACAAAAGGATACGAACTCGGCGCATATGACATAATATATTGTCCCAATTGCGAAGACGGAGACATCGAAACTGATGGAGATGTGACTGTATATACATACCACTGCAATAACTGTGGCTGGGAAATGGATGTTGAAATCAAACATTTCGTTTTAGAGGTTAGAATCCCTTAATCACCGCTCATGGAAGAAACTGAATGGATAGAAACAGTCGTCAAGACAACAGATGATGGACAGCGTTATGTTCTAAGAGAAGATATTTTTGAGACTCTTTGCGAACTAACCGCAGACCGTGTCGGTGATGCAGTTACACAAGACTGGAATAACGGAGCAATCCTAGATTGGATAGCCTCCGAACATGACGATGTATTTGCTTTGACAGACGACCTTCCACCAGAAAAAATAGAGGGAATGAATTACAACTGTTCCTTCTCCGATGAGGCCCAAAAGAAAATAGATGCGTATGAGCAACAAAAACCCCCCCGAGGAGATGGGAGGAAACGATTGTTCAACTGGGGCGTACTTGACTGGTGGGACGAAAAAAAAGGTGAAAACAGAGAAATAGTTGCCTTCTCAGACATTGACAGATATGCCTGCAAATACTGGGACTGGTGCGAGGGAGATGTTTACATTGAACTTGAACAAAGACACAACATGAAAATCATCGACACCCTCGATGATTTGGAATGAACCGCTCATGGCTAACTGGTGTCACAATTACACAACAATAACCCACACAGGGCTGGAAACAAGCCCCCTTGCAATACTTAATTTGAAAAATTTATTGGAAAAAGAGCCAAGAGGCTATTATATGTCTCTTGAGCACCGAGATGAAAAAACTTTAATTTTGTATTGGGCAACCAAATGGTCTCCTGACTCGGAATGGCTTGAGTATCTTACTATGCCACAGGGTCAATCATACACTGTCAGAAATGTGTGTATTGAATTAGGAAACCATTTTTGGGATGTCCGAGAAGGTGATATGTGGGGAGGAGAAATAGGAGGCGAACCAGATTGGCGAGTAGATCGCCACGGTTTGACTTATGAAGAATGGGACGAACTCGCCCAAGAAAACGACCCGCGAACAAAGGTCGAATGGCGAGTAGACCCGCATGAAACAAAGAAACGCTTCAAGAAAGACGATCCTGATGGATACGCATCCTTGACAGAGGATGAAATCGACTGGATTGTACAACAAGAAGGTTTCTAAAACCGCTCATGGGAAGACGAGTTAATGCGCACCTACTGAAACTTGTAGAATCAGCAGCAGCACAGACATACACACAGAAAAACTATGACCTCGACGAAGGGGACTTTGTCACAGTATATGCAACAGTAACAACTGGAAACAAAACTTTGAATTCTGGAGACTTTGCTACTGTGATTGAGATTACGGATTCTGGGCTGGTGACATTGCAATCAATGTCCGACGCGAGAGTTCGTGTTGAAACAGATGTATCAAACTGCTACCGACCCAACTAAGGGTCGCACCGCTCATGGCAAAACCAGCATGGTATGAAACCGCAGAAAAAGTACTGCATGAAAGTAATCTTGAAGCAAAAGTTCCGATGGAGAGCGACATATCTAGAGATATGCCGGGAATTCAAAAAGAACATGAAATCGCTGTCAACAAACAAAGGAATACACTACTGAAACATCAAAATCAGTTATTGTATTATATGATATGCGCAATAGAAGCCCAAAGTAGTTCTAATCCGAACTTTAGAGGTTCAAATGCTATCAAAGCAGGCAAAATATTAGATCAGTCGTTATTATACGATTGAACCGCTCATGACAATTATTGAAGTTACAAGAACTATCAAATTGACTGATTATGAAATATGGAATTGGCTAGTAGGAGCTTTCGAAGGAGGGTCTAACTACTGGGCTAGAACAAAAATAACCGATAAAGCAGGTTTGAGAAGGGTTACACAACAAGAATGTAAGGAGTATCTTGCCGAAGCAAATGCAGACGCACTTGCTGAATTTCAAGAATACAGCGAATTACATCGAGAATATCAACCTGGAAGAAGCTATGGAAAACTAGACGGATGGAACGCAACAGATTCCTTCCCTTTACTTCGTGAAATGAAAGGTTTTCATTACAGTCACCAAATACCATTCCTCGGCGGAGAACTCACATTTTACGATACTGAGTCAAGGAAATGGAATGAAGAAAAAGAAGAATTCGAGTATGAAGTCTTGACCCATCATGGCAGACCTGCTATATTGAATCGAAGTTCGATACAAATAGGTCTCGAAATCATGGCAGAGAATTACCCTCGCCATTTTAACGATTTCATAAACCAAGGTGGCGATGCAATCACTTCAGATGTGATGCTTCAATGCATGGTTCTTCGAGATGTCATTTTCGGATGAACAAACCGCTCATGACCAAAACACAAAAAGAAGTAAGGCAGGAAGTCCAGAAAAAATTTGAGAAAGGAATGGAGACTCTTGAAAAAGAGTTCAGTATAACAACAGACCCGAACAGTAAATGGGGCCGAGAAATAGAACATGTACCAACTCCTGAAAAGGTGTTGGCATTTTTGAAAGGTATCGGTATAACAAAAGCCGAGATTTATTTCTACGGGGGACACGATAGTGGCGATGTAAGCGAATTCAAATATTATGTAAATGAATTTGAGTTTGACCAAAGTCTACTTGAAGATGTTCAAAGCTACACCGTTATTTCTAGAGAGCACCGAGATTTGACTTTCGAAGAGGCTCTTATAGACCCCATTTGGAATCAATACGGTTCTTTTGCTGGAGACTGGTCTTGTGAGGGTAAATTAATTTACGACACAGACCAAATGACTGTAGTTATCGATGGTTCGGAATACCAAACTGTTGGTGAACCAGTAAGTTACAATTGCTTAGATCCAGACAACATTGGTGCTCGACAAAGAATCGAGGAAATGTTGGCTGCTCTAAATCTGGACAATTGAATTTCGATTACCGCTCATGACAAATGAATGGAAACCAACCCAACTCTTGGAAGGAGTCGAAGAAGTATGGGTCACATTTTACAATGAAACCTTAGACAAAGAATGCACCATAGAAATATGTAGTGTAGAAGATTTAATTTACGACAAAATCGGAGACAGTGACGATGTCGCAAAAAGAATCGAAGAGGAAATGGCAGACGGGGAGTAATAGACTCCATGATGCCAACAAGAAACCGCTCATGAAAACAGTAAACATACTGTCCTTTGGTGGAGGCGTTGACTCAACAGCGCTTCTTGCTATGGTATTAAACCGTGATAAAGCCGCCGAAACACTAGGAATTACTAGGGAAACACTTGACAAAGCTCTACCGCCTATTGTGGCAGCAGTATTCTCAGACCCAGGCTCAGAATGGCCTGAAACATACGAGAACATTGCCTACGCAGAAAAGCGATGCGCCGAAGTCGGATTACCACTTATCACCGTTCGACATGAAATCAATGTATATGTTCACCGTGACACTGGTGAAGAACTCCGCACTATGAAGTGGAGGTCTCTTGACAAAGAAACGAAACAGGAGTATGAAAAAACTTCTAGAGTATACCCGATTTTTGAATGGCTGATGGATAGTGGGAGTTTTCCCGTGATTCCCGGTTCTGGAGGTCATACTTGCTCTATGAGATTCAAAGGTCAAGTCCAACAAAAATGGGCTGACAAAGAATTCGGAGACCATGAAGAATGCAACAAACATTGGCTTCTTGGAATTGAAAAAGGCGAAAAAGGTCGGTCAGACAGATTCACAGCAAACCGCAAGAAAAAAACCAATCAAGGCAAACAAATTCTTGGACACACCTATGGATATCCCCTAATGGATTTGGGTATGGACCGTAAAGAATGTCTTGAGATGCTTGAAGCTCTTGGTTGGGAATACGATGTGCAAAAATCATCGTGCATGTGGTGTCCATTCGTGAAAGAATGGGAAGTGGATCGTCTAATTGATGCAAACGGAAAGGGTCTTGAAGAGGCTCTTGCCATTGAAGAACGATTCTACCAAACGGACAAACACGCACAGTGGCACGCTGATGGCGAGCCTACTAAATCCAACGGTGCCTGCTTTGGTGGGCACCACAAACAGCCCTATGCAACTGGATATTGTGACAAGCCGCAGTGTGCTGATAGCAATAAGCACGGAAAGGCCACATTAATTTCACTACGCTATCCGAATGAAGGAGCAGCGTATCAACCCCATGCAAAGGGAAAAGTTCGATATACTGTGAAACAACACATTGAGCGCCGTAAACAGGCACTTATAGACAAAAATCTAAAAGATTTCATCACAGATTGAACCACTCATAGATAGGTTGTAATACCAAAACCCACTGTTGCTAAACCACTCATGCCTCGAATACAACGAACAAAGGCTCTAAAAATAGGAGATATCTTATCTGCTAGCAAGGTCAAAAAAGTATTAGGCAAGGAACATAATCTGCTAAAACAATTTGACAAGTGGATAGTTGAAGATGTAATAAAAAGTACCTCGACAATGACTCCTGCAAAGGGCAAAAAGAAAAAAACGCAGACTGTTGAAATCACTAGGATTTTTCTTGTCCCATATGACAGCGAACGAGATCACATCAGAATTAGAATGTGGTTCATGACCTAAACCGCTCATGGCACAAAGTTGCGAATGGAATGGAACGGCTAAGAATTTGCAGAACTTCTTGAAGTGGTTCCAACAAGAATACCCAGATTTAGGATTGTCAGAGATTCAAATGAAGCACGATTATTTTGGCTCTGAAACAAAGAGGCTGATGCGATTTGACCCTCATGGCTCGAACCGTGTCACCTTGATTGGTGACGACAACAAACAATACGAAGCAGAGATAGGAATTAGGACCGACAGCATTCATCAAACTGGAGAAAAAGATGAAATTGTTTGGACTGATCCAAGACCTGTCCAATGAACCGCTCATGGTAGAAAAAGGGACAATAAAATATCTCAAAAGCTACAAAGCAGAAGTGCCAATCCGAAATGCTTTCAAAATATTGAAAGAATTTTGTGAGAACAACAACCTAAGTCTAGAAGTTTATCACAAACTTGTATTAGACGCAATTGCCGGGGAAGGAAACTACGCAGTCGGTATGTGCCGGTCGGAAAAGGGGTCTAAATGTTTCAGAGAATATTGGACACACTTATTGATGCACTCTGAATGGTAAACCGCTCATGGAATGGATAGAAGCCAGACCGATAATTGCAGACCGTTTAGGAGTCACAGAAGAGGCGCTCGGACTAATTTTAGACCAAGTGTTTGAGGATGTAGAACCCGAAGATGAAGTGCAAATTGTCGTTCCACAATATTGTAAACCGAATAATAAATCGGATAATTCTGACTTCACATTGACCGTAAATAGCGCTTCATTGAAACGCTTCTTATCTTTGATTCGACATTGGGGCGATAGCGAGGTGATACAAGCAAATAAGCAAGGCCTCGCATTTACCAATCTCGGCGGAAAAGGATATAGAAAAGGACAGCCATTAGGCCATCTTGAAAAAGGAACTACTTTCAAAGTAGTATATCGAATTGATGGCCTTATGGAGTCCATAAGAACTGTTTCAGAAGAATATTTGAGAAATCATGCCACAGGTGAAGACGGAAAATGGCTAAAAGGAGAAATAAACCTCCCCGTACCTGCCGGAACTTGGGGCAACTGCCATTACATTCAAGACATTGATGTCGAAGAATATTGGCCCTCTGAATTTTCATTTGAAATTTTGAAAACTACAGAATTCATGAAGAACTTGAAAACCGCAGCAGCATCTACATCTAGAATACAATTCACTACTGAGGATTTTGACAATCCAGGAAAACTAGTAATGATATGCTCGAATGGTGGTGTTACTGGTGAAGTTTTCAGAGTTATTTACGACCAAGACGAAGTAAAAGTACTGAGAGATACGCCGACAACGGTTTTTGACTCTTGGCTACTCAACAGAATCATGCAAAATACCTGTCGCAAAGGACAAACAAAAGTGCTTGTGACAAATAGTGACATCACAGTGACACATCTTACAGGAACTAAAGAAAAGATTTGGATGTGTGGAACTTTAGATGCACTTTGAACCGCTCATGGCAGAAATTATTTGGTCGAATGCAAAAGACGCCAAAGGAGTATCCTTAGTTAATCCAAAAACTCAAGATTTGACGCTGCTGAAAAACCATCAACAATACCTAAGAAAAAGGAGATGGGGCACATACGGGAAATGGAAGAAATTTTTTGAAGAAACAAAATGCAACGAGATACCTGCAGCAGAAGCCCGAGAACTAATGTTAGAAATTTACAGGGCACTGTATGACACAGTTATACCCGCAGCAAGTTACTCGAGCATGGGTGGGAGGAACCAAAACGAAGGCCTGCTCCATGAAGCTTTGATTGCGTGGGAAGATGCATATTGATACCGCTCATGACATTGAAAGAACGAATCAAGATGAAGAAGTCAATGACAGACCAGCAGATTTGTATTTACTGTGGGAAAACTATGACGAAAGGGGAAACTGCCCTAATGCTCAAGAACCACCCAGGGTCTTCATTGTCCATCACAAAGAATCTATGGATTCATGAAAAGTGCAGGAGAAAATTTGCTGCATATGTTATGGGGATTAAATAACACCGCTCATGACAGATGAAAGGTCAATAGAAAGACAAAACGGCTCGTTCTGCGAGACGATCCTATGGAATGCAAGAGACAAACTAGACCCGCCCTACAAAGGCTATGTCATGTTTGCATCCAGTAGCCCAGACACAAATGTTCCACATTTGCTGGAAAAGGGCTACAGCGAAGACGACATTGTCATCGTTGAATACGACGACCACGAAACGATTTGGGTTCCCGAAGACATCGTCGTTGACGATGGTGGATGGAAAACCCGATTGAAGTGTTGTAATGGATGCATAATGATGGAAGAGGCTTGAAGCACCGCTCATGAAAAAAATCAATTTGAACCCATGGCAAAGGAACGCAGTATGGACTTGCCTTCGTTACATGGAAGCAAACTGTGACGAACACGGATTGTACTACATGTGGTGGGCTCTCGGAATGGGAAGTCGTGAAGACAACGGTTTGACCCCAGAAGAGATTGAATCGAAAGACAAGAAGGTCAAGGAAATCCTTTCTGAATGCCTTGAAATCCTTAACCCTGGTCCTGACTACATCAAGAAATTGTTTTCAGGGCCTTGAACCGCTCATGACTGAAAAAAGTAAACCAGTAGGATATGCTAGAAAGACAGCAGACGAGAAAGTGAAATTATCTCTTAATGTGAATGCATTGCAAGATTGTTCAAACTATACTGCCTCGGACGGACAACGATACATATCCCTTTTGATAAATAAATACAGATTACAGAAGGTAATGAATGGGGAAGCAGCAGTAACGACTGTTTCGCACAACCAAGAATAACACCGCTCATGCTCCAAAGAACTCGAACTAAAGCAGAAGCGCTGATTCGCCTACGCAGAGAATGGAGGAGGTGTGCAAAGGAATGGTATTACAGTCTCGACCATCAACACAGACAGGAAATGCGTCGTGTTGAAGCATTGATTACTAATAGGGAATCAGCCCTATTTACTCCTTTGTCAATTGAAGAACAAGAAAAACTCTTCAAACTCTACATAAAATATGAGGTCATGCGAAACCAAGACCTTGATGAAAAATCAGAAAAGACACTAAGAAATATCATAAGAGCAATCCTAAAACTGGAAGCTTGTAGAGGTAGGTCAATCTGAAACCGCTCATGGACGAAATAGACCCTACGGACCCTCAAGTAATTGAACAAAAATTTGCGGATTCATCAATAATTAATGATTCAGCGTTTACTGAACTCACAATTGATGATTGGTACAAATTAGATCACAATGATTGGCAGGATATCATAAATGAATACAATTTCCTGCTTTCAAAATACAATGAGATAGAAAAAATACTTGCAGAGGCTTTTACCACAGACCCGAAGCACAATGCTGCTGAATACTTGAACATCCTTGCCGAAGTGACGGGACTGATTCAAAGGTGAACAACCGCTCATGATAGAGAAATTAGTTGAATTAAATCAAAGAAATCTTTTGGCAGTAGCCTTGACAGGTATGTGGGCAGGCTTTATCGGTCTGATAATGCCCGAGCCATACACCTTGACTTTCATTGGGATTTTGTCATACTTTTGGTTTGCATACATGCTATTACCAAAAGAAACAATCGATAATGAAGAGACAATTTCAATAGAAAACAAAAAATACTCAGAGGAAGAGTAACCACTCATGACAAGAAAAGTTGAGGTCTTAGAACAAGCTCAATTCCCTAGTTTGAATTTGTCATTGATTCGTATGCGAGAAATTGCCAAAGATGGTGGAGAAGTATACAATATTCATTTGGTGGATGGCCGAAGAGAATATTTGAAACAATTATTCAATGTGGGAAATAAGTCAAAAAACAGAAGCGCATCAAAACGAACTGACTTGCTCAAATCAAAGTTCGACGAATGGAAAGAAGTACTAGAGTGGATTGTTGAAGGAGAAAATTATCTTTCTTTTGAACAACAGTCTAGAATGGATAGATGAAAATACCGCTCATGCAATTATCTTACCAAACACCGAACGGTATTGAAGAATTTTGGACTGGAACCGAAGAACAACTAAAGAAACATCTCCTAGATGATTGCGGCGTGGACATTGTGATTTCTCGAAATATCGAGGGTCAAAAAATGGAATGCCGCCTCACAAAAGCAGGTGATTTTGCTATTGAAGATATGGGGAATGATAGGATTTACCTAAAACCTAGAACAAGATGTACGCTTACAGACAAAAACGGAGTACAGATTGTGAATACCATCATTGATCTTGATGCCAGACTAGACCAAGTTGAACGCATACGATTGATGGAGAAATTTTTGACTGAAATAGATTTTGAAAACAAAGACATCATCTAGTTGAACCCGTTCAAACCGCTCATGACGAACTTAGTAGCAATGGTAACCCGCCGAATAATTGGGATTTTGATGCTGCTTGGAGCTTTGGCTTACGCAGGTGCGACATACTTCGAGTATGACCTTCCCCAAGCAGACCTACCAGCATTTGTACACACGCCAGCCTTTTACACTGGATACATCACAATAATGGTGTTTTGTTGGTTGCCAGTACTAGTGGCGATTCCTAGTCGAAGACAAGTGAATCTAACTCCAGTACAGTCTCAATTCGAGACTCCAATGCAACAAGGACAACAAGGCTGGGGAGAAGCGTTTGAAATGCCTCCAGGCTCCGGCCAATGGTATATCCAAGGTTATGGACAATACTGGCAATGGTCACAAGAAGAAAATGATTGGATACCATACCAAAACTAAACCGCTCACTACCCGAGGACAGACAGAACACCAATATTCCGAGACAAAGTACAAACAGATTACGGTCTAGTTTGGAAGAAGTCCAGTAATTCAAGGTCACTGCAGTTCAAAAATGAGGTAGTGCTTCGTGCGAAACTCGCGTAGGATAACCGATAGACCAACTACGAGGTTTTCATAGTTTCGTTGTCCAGATATTAATTGTCAACGGACTAATCGGCAGGAGTCTTAGGACTGGCCGTAATACGCATGGCGTATCCGCACGAACCGCTCACCTGTCCACAGACAGACGAAATAAAGCCCATGACAAAGTATGAACAGATCAAGGTCTAGTTCAGAAGAAGTCTAGTTGCTGAAATTAGTTCTGCAGTTATTTGGACAGTTGCTTTGTTGCCAAGGACGGTGAGGCGGACTTGAACTAGAACAAGCCTCTTTTTGGAACCCATACAAGCTTCTGCAATAATTTTAGTTCACAAGGTTACTGGCCTGAGCAGTGTGCTAGGGAGGGAAACGACGAAAGACCCTTGTTCCGATATACAGGACATCACCGAAAACAAGTGTAACAAACCGCTCATGACATTGAAGCAAAAGCTCATTGATTTTTTGTTAGAAAACGCCTCTTCTCTTAGTGAGATATACGAGGCCTTACCAGACGAAAAAGAAACGACTATTAGAGGTCGTTTGAATGAAAATATAAACAAATGTTTCAAACGCGTAGGCCGAGGAATTTACATTGCAACCATTGGTGAAACTCAATGCGCCTTAATTGAAGGAAACGCATGGGATAAAATCAAGTCGTTCGAAGACGACTCATTTGATGCAATAATTACAGACCCGCCATACGAAGCTTTGAACAAACAAATGCAAACCGGGACAACACGCAAACGAAATCTAAACAAAGGTTTCGACTTTGAAACAAGAGACCTTGATTTAGAAATGTTTGGCGAATTGTTCCGTGTTTTGAAACCTAATGGGCATTTTTTCTGCTTTATGCCGTCAGCAAAGCACGACACGATAGATTACATACACGCTCAAGTAAAACTTGCTGAACAGGCAGGATTTACTTTCAATTCTCAATGGGTGTGGGACAAGAAAGTTATATCGTTAGGCTACAATGGAAGGCCAAGGCACGAATTGATTATGTTCTTCTCTAAAGGAAAACGACGAAGAATCAACAATTCGATTCCTGATGTTTTGACTCACGCCCGAGTTATGGGCAAAAAACGAGTCCACCAAACGGAAAAGCCGATAGAATTATTGATTGATTTACTGAAATTCTCCACAAATGAGGGAGATACGGTATTAGATCCATTTGCAGGCTCTTTCAGCCTCGGCATGGCAGCAATGCTAACAAAACGATGTGCTGTTGGTATTGAACTTGGTAAAGAATTTCTTGATGCTGGATTCAAACGCATGAAGGATTCTCTCGGTTTCAATATCAACACTACATGACCCGCTCACGAAGAACTCATAAACTGTAAGCACTTCGTTGGTAATCCATGAGAACCCAACGAATAAGAAACGCAGTAAACAAACTACTAGCGGAAAAAGGACCGCTACCCACGCACAAGATACTAGAAGGAGTGAACGAACGAACCAAATGGGGAACTACTTCACACCAACTTGGCAATATATTAGCCAAATATCCTGACTATCAAAAAGTCGGCCATACTTATCGTTCTGGTGTTATATCGGGAAGTTATGAGGTATGTGTTTGGGATTTAACCTCTCATGACAAAGACATCTCTACAGGAAATTGAACACCTAGAGGAAAGAATGGTGAAAATGGCTCAAAAAATAGCCGAGCTTGAAAAGAAATTAGAATTCACCAAAGATGAACACGGCGCATTAGTCGTTGTTAACAAAATCGAATCACGAGTAATAGAACTCGAACGGAAATTCGACCAAACTATCCGGGCAGCAGAAAACCTCGCCAAAGGCGGGGACAACTGGTATTGGGAATATGGTTGAACACCGCTCATGACAAAACTGCGAACAATAGATAACAAATTAGTCCTTGAGACTGAAATAAATGGAACAGCATGCCACAGCCCAGTTTTGGAAGGATATGAATCCTACAGTGGCTGGTTTTGGTTCATAGTAGAGAAGGACGCCTATGGAAAAGGAATCCATTATGGTTATGTCCAAGGAATGTATGAAGAATGGGGCTCAATTAGTCAAGATGAACTTGATTCAATGCCCAACAAAATATGGAAAATCAATGAACAATCCCTGCCATACGCAGGTCGCCGTTGAAACCGCTCATGAACGAACTGGAAAAAATCGCGCAGAAAATCAACGATGACGAAGTTGCCTTCCGACAATTTGTTAACCGGGCAATGAAGGCCGGACCTCCTTTGGAGGAATGGGAGAGACGCAGAAGGGCTCAATCTATCGATGACTCAATTTGAGGAAAATCTCACCGCTCATGTCGAAATGGACAACGAAAGAGAGAGCCAATTACATGGCTCGCATTATCAGACAAAACATAAACAAAGACAACATGCGCTGTAATGGTCGAACATTTGACGGCTGCCTCGAACATTCAGCAGAAGAGAACACCGAAGTTCTTAGACTCTTATGGGAGAAGGCACAAAGATCTCCGAAGTTGAAAGAGAACCTGTTCAAATACATCCATGAAGATTCCTTCAGGAAGTTAAACAATTGAACCGCTCATGTCTACAAGATGTAATGTCGTGGTGAAGGACGACCTCGGGCAAGAACTGTGGTTTTATCGTCACAGTGACGGTTACCCAGAAACTGTCCTTCCCAGCCTACAACCATTGATTGACAAGGTCAATGACGGAACCTTGCGTGGAAACCTCGTCCAGTTTTCTGGATGGATAATTAAGCAAGGTATCGAAGAATACCAAGAAATGAGTGAAAAATACCCAGATATGTTTGGATGGAAAGTTGGAGCTTACGAGCCCACAACCCAACAACACGGGGACATTGAGCACTTGTATACCATTGAGCTTGGGGAGAAACCCAAATCAATCCAAGGCACAGCAACACTCAAAGGCACAGCAACACTCAAACACGAACCCATCCATTGGTGACGGGTTTGACCGCTCATGCAAAAACAAGAAAGAAGACTTGGACCCGTGATTCCAAGAGCAAAAAGGAAAACCCATACATCAAGAGGGATTCCTTTGACGCCATATGATAGTAAAATCATCAGAATTCACGGCAATACCAAGACAGATCCAAACATCTGCGATACCGTCAAAGGTTGCGCTGGTCGTTGCTGGGGTTGTTATGCAAGAGGCTCACCCGGAGTACTATTCAGTCGTATAGATTTTGATGAACCAGTTTCACAAATACTCGACAAAGGTTCACTCCGATGGGACTGCATGAACTTGATGTTCAATCGACCCGATATTAGATGGGTTCGCATTGGCGTCATGGGTGACCCAAGCTTTGATTGGCCTCTAACGGTCGATACCGCAGAAGTGATTGCTAGTACTGGATTGATTCCAGTAATCATCACTAAGTTTTGGAGGATGCCAACTAATGCAGAACTTACACGACTTGCTATTGCGGGGGCTGTTATTCACTGGAGCGTTATTCCAGGATACGACCAACACCCAGACGATAGCAACAGAAGCCGACGCATCCTTGATACACTGTATAAATTACACAGAATGTCGAACGAGGAGAACATTTTCATCCGACTTTGCACTTTTTTGTGGGATCGAAAGACCCCTGATGGCGAAAAGCTATGGCAGGCACAAGAATACTTTGCAAGCGAAGCAAAACGACACGGATGGAGAATTTTGGAAACACCGTGGAAAATGGAAGCAGATGACCCAAGATGGGAATATGTTGACCGTGAAAAGTATGAACGAACACACTCCTATGCTGACTGGGAAAAGGTAGGTAGGAAACAAACTGCTGGAGCAATTTACTTTGAAGGAGACCCATACAAAGAGAAAGATGCCTGGGCAATCGGATGTGTCACCACTTGTGGGAAATGTCCGAATCAGTGTGGCACAGAAAAAACTAGGTGATACCGCTCATGACAAAAGCAAAGAAAATACAGTTTTGGATCGTAACCCTTTACGATCCAACTGCTGAAATGGAATACGAGCAGTACGAAGGAATGGAATTGCTTTATGTGCGAACAGAAGAAGAGGCAAAGGATTTAGTGATTAAGCACACCCTTGAATACATGCCAAAACAAGACGATTTTGCACTGGACAAGGAATGGGAAGCTTACCGTGAATGGACACCGTTTAACCCACAAACAGGTGAACCGAACGAGCCACTTCCACGACCGAGCGATTACAAAACGATGCCTTTGTACGATTTCACCGAACGGATTTCTAATTCGGGCAAGGCAACAGGTGTGTTTGAAACCAAACTGAACGACCTTGCAATGAAAATTGGTTATGACGAGATCGGCATGGTGTACAATGAAGAAACTTGGGCGCAAAACGACCCAATTGCCACAATGCACCTCCACACGATTGAATGAATACCGCTCATGGAAAAACAAAGATACGATGTAGGATGTTATTTTGATGGAGCCTTCGGCTTCAAAAATAATGCATTACGAATTATTGACTTTGCAGAAGGACTAGGTTGGGAAAACCTTCCGGAAGAGATAACAAACCTATCGGAAATGGATGATGACGAGATTGACGCGCACTTTGAAATCATTGTAGAAGTCATTGATGAACTAGAAGGATGGCTTACAGACAACACGATTCACGAAGAAAATGAATATTGGTGTTGGATTGACGGCGACTTTGGACTTTGGGCTCATTGCGATGAATGCGGAGAACCAATCAACAAAGGAGAAGGCTGTCCAATGGAAAGTTGTCAATGAACCGCTCATGAACAATTTCATCGGAAAAGACAAACGGGAATATGATATAGAGTTCATTGAGGAGTATGAAAGTAGAATGGAACAAGTCATACCTGTGCTTTATGTTGACGATGTCGCACTATACAAACCTATCATAGCCATCATTCGATACGAAGGAACCGAAATAGGAGAAATTTGCATCGAAGAAAAATGGTTGAAATATGAAGAGCCTGGAGAAGAACCAGAATATTTTATGGAATATTGCAAATGCGACGAAAGAATCCGAAAGAAAATGCCTTCAATCGGTTCTAGTGGATGCGGTTGCATTCACGGCGAAATAAAAAAAGAGCACAGAAGAAATGGTATTGGAACCTTCGTAATTGAACAATTACGGAAACTTGGTTATGAACCGTGCCCTGATGAAGAGTGCGGGGAATATGGCGAAGGTTGGGTTGAATTTTGGAATAGCCAAGGTTACACCACCCTCGACGGCGACCCAATAGAACATTATCTGCCCTCATACTAAACCGCTCATGGATAAATTGACAACAGAGGATGACGCTTTTGAAATTCTTTTCGAAGTCGTTGCCCGTATGTACTATTCTCGTATTCTATCCAAGCAAGATTTTCATGATGTTCGAAGGGAAGTGAAAAAGTTAAAACTAATCTTTCAAAAGATTCACGAACATGGCTATTATGATTTAGAATACGATTGAACCGCTCATGAAATCAAAAAACTTTGAAATCTGGGTACTGCCGCATTGGGCAGCAACTAGAATAACTGAGACATTAACATTGGACGCAGAAAGTTCCTTTTTTGGACATGAACTTAGAGAGGATATTAGAAATGCTCTAAGTAAAATTGAGTCTTTGAACCACTTTAAGGTAAGTGCGTTATTAAACACAATAAAACAAGAAACAAGACCAATCGAAGGTCATACAGATCCAGGAGCAATCGAGGATTGTTGGAACGAATTGATGGAAATGTTGGAAATTGACGAACAATGAACCGCTCATGCCACTATTAGTAGGAATAGAAAACGGCCCATCAAAGGGCTTTACAGACGAAGAACTTGATTTTACCAACGGCTTTCGCCTTGGTAGTGTAAGTTCAGTAACAGGATGCGGAGATTGCCGAGACCCAAGAGAGTTCTTGAATAGACTCATGTTGGTATGGCCTCTCTTCAACGCACATTATACCAAAGATTCTGATGGCAACCTTGTAGGCGAAATGCAGAAACTACCAGATTTTGTAAATCTTGAGTTTGTTGAAAGAATGAAAGAAGCAGGCTGGTACACGAACGCAGCATCTTGGACTACAAGACTGCAATTCGCAATCAGCCTATCTTGGTTCTTGATTCGAGAACACAAGCATAAATTCGGTGGCCCATCTATGGAAGAAAAAAACTACACAAAGGAAGAAAAAGGCTACGGACATCCTGATGATAATCCGGATGGAGTTCTTTTCCTTGATGGAGCATGGAGTCCAGAAGAACACCTAAGAGGACACAACAGAAAGCAAAGGCAATTCGAAGAGGCAGTTCTAGCAATCTCGAAAGACCGCTTTATGGTAGTGAATCCTCACAAGGCTTACGAAAAGACAACAATCGATCCCAAGAACTATGATTCTCAAGGATACTTGATTGATGTCTAATACCGCTCATGGAAGAACCAAAATACATAGTATGGAACTATTTTGATAACATGTCTACGGATGGAAACAGATACTCTACCCTAGGACAAGCAATAGAGGCCGCTAAACAATGGCTACTGAGATACAAAGAGCAAGGATATTACGCCTGTGCTCAAAGAGATATAGTAAATATCTATGGTGTTGCAGAAGGAAGCAGGATGAATGCACATGTGCCTCTTAGATTCCTACAAGCCTGCATCGTTGATGCAGAAGACGCTGAACAGTTCAATGATATCCAAGATATTGCGATGGCAAGTCTAGTAGATGTATCATTTGTGATGAACCCGATACATCAAGATGTAGTGATGGGTGAACGAATAAAGGTAAAACTTGGCGACATGTTAGAGGAAAACTGGATGATTTGTGAACTTGTTGAAACATGGAACAAGCACAGAGAACGCAATTATGCTGAAGCATAAACCGCTCATGTCAGAAGAAGACAAACCTCCGTTTATATGGAGAGATATTGATGAAGAAAGAAAATGGTTCCGTATATGGAGTCCAGATAGCGAATATACTGGCGACACCCCTGCAGAGGGGGGCAAGTATTACGAAGCATTTATGACTCAATCGGAAGCAACTGATTTGACGATGATGCTTAGACTGATTACAGGAGATAATTGGTTTAACAACGCAGGTGAACCCGATCTTGAATATCGCCCCCGAACGGGTGAAGACAACATTGCAGGTTTGGATGGTTCATGGGAAAGAGACGATGGCTCTTGGCAAGATCGTAATAGATGAACTAACACCGCTCATGCAAACTAAACCTATTGAAACAAGACACGGGCTCGCAACCCCATACATGGCCTTTGTCGATGAAGATGGAGATATAAACGAAATTATCCTCATACTTGAGGACTAACCGCTCATGATTAATGGAAGCAAAACACTAGAAGATGTAAGAAAATTAGATAGTAGCCAATTAGATCCTAAAACATTCATGGATTTATCAGGTTTTAAGGATTGGACTTACACAATCGAAGTCGCAAAACAGTTAATTAGAGACATCGAAGATGGTAGCGATATGTGCAAAGAGACAATTCTTTGGGCTTTTGATTATGCAACAACAATATGGGAATTTGACAGAGGTTGTTACGAAATATTAGCCCACGCATGGCTAGATTAAACCGCTCATGCCGTTGGAAAATACAGACGAATATTGGGATAGAATACTGCATGATACATGGAGCCACAATGAATACTTTGACATAATGTGCGAATTTCTTTACAAGAAATTTCCACTAGATGTACAGGACTCTCATGCTGACCCTTGGGCTGAACCAGTTGTGAAAACACAAGAAGAGATGAGAGATTTGATAGACAAGTTGGATTCTTACTGGAAGCACAAAATAAAAATGCTACTTGGGAAACAAGATTACATCCCTTGAAGCCCGCTCATGAAACGCTTAAAATGGTGCATTACCAACGGTAAAAAGGTCATTATGACTTTACCAGATGGCTCATTCATCAAAACAAAGGAAGACGCAGAGCAGGCCGCTTTTTGGGCCACTGGGTCTTGGCGAGTTTTGCCCGTTGGCGAATATCCTGATTCTACAATCCTCGATTTCACAATTAACACAGAACATTGGAGGACTCTTGCAGAGGAGGAATTGTCACAATTACTCGCACTTTGACCGCTCATGACAAAAAACGGAACCTACCGGGGCATCTTTGAATGCAAGTTTTGTGGGTCTCGACACATTTACCCTAAAGAGGGGTATACGACCCGTGAAATACTAGAAAATTATGCTAATGAACACACAGCCGTCTGCGAAGGCGACAGAAAACTAATGAAAGCTCCCCATTGGGAGCCGACAATCAACGGAGGCCCTATGCTAAACAAGCATCAGTACTTACTTGTAGACATTATAGAACAAGAAGTAGATGCGTTAGTTTAAACCCACCGCTCATGCTTGAAGAATATAAGCACCCGCAACTCGGTTTGGACCTTGTCCAACTCGAAGCGGATTTGATAACAAAACACGGTAAGAGTTGGAACAAAGACCAATCCTTAATTGAAAACATCCGTGTAACAGAAGGAGATGAGTTTTTGAAACAACTCCAGGCAAAAATGACAGCCTATCGCAATGATTTGTTGGTTGCACAAGATGTAGTGACAAAATTGCTTGGGGCACTGGAGGGCTCCCCTCTCCTATTACCTGAAATACTGTCGCCAGCCTAAACCGCTCATGTGCAAATGTATGCCCCCAAAAGACAACAATCTGACAATCGTACGAAGTGAAGTTGCTGGAGAAGTGACATTCGATTATCATCAGTGTGACTGTGGCTCAATCACAGTCACGGCTGATAATGGAACGGAAATCCAAGCGATTGCAAAAGTATCGAACCCACACTATCCTTGGGGAAATGTATCAATTCTAGCCAGCGATTATGTATTGTTCGCTAGAATGATGTACTTGTAAGGGGTCGGACCGCTCATGGAGACAATCACAGATGGATTGAATAAATTAGTTCGCCAAGCTTTCGATATGGTCGGTAACGCTTGGTATAACAATAACGGGACAGAAGGATTGGTAGAATTTTTACTAACTTTAGACCACATGAAGAAATACGATGAAAAGAAACTAACCGAAATGGTAAATCGATATTCAGGATTTATTGACACTGACGATGAAGGTGTAGGAAACGACTCATGGGTTGAAGAATACACAGGTTATTGGTTTTCATCAAGTGACAAATTTTGGAATTTTTACACAAAGATGGATCAACCAGCAAGAATGAAACTTTTGAATTGGTTGGCTTTAAAGTATGAACAGCGTAATCACGCTTGAACAACCGCTCATGAACATTGAATACATAGAAGGAACAATTGCAGTTGGAGTTAGCCCAGACGGCACACCCCACAAGATAAATTTCTATATCGACGAACAAATGTGGGAACAATCGGGATTACCTAAGAGCATGTTAATCGAAGCAGGAACATCTGAACTGCTAGAGGCTTTCTTGAAGGCATTTCAAATTTTTAGTTTAGAAAACTAAACCGCTCATGAAACTTAAGATTGAAATCGAGATGAAAGATAAAGATGTATTTTCTTTACTGAAACAGATGATGGACAAAATTAGGATAGAACCAAGACCGATACTAGTGCCTACAAATGAAAGCAAATCAGATTTTGTGAAAACACAACCTGAATACAAACCACAAGAGGAATTAGTAGAGGTGATTGAAGAAAGACCAACCTGCATGGACGAAGCCGGTATGCCTACTAAATTCAAAAACAGATGCTCAATTTGTGGAGAAATAGGTAGAAATGCTCGTTCTCATAGAGACACTATGCGAAACGGAACATACCATTGGGTTCTACGCCCAGGTGAATCCGAAGAGGAATGACCGCTCATGAAAAACTATACAAGTGAAACGGCTAGTCTAATTGGCAAACGACCATTAGATATCCGTAATCACACAGAAACAATATTGATAACAGTGGATAATAAACTCGAAGATGGCTACAGTAAAAAATTGTCATCCAATCGAGTAGCAAAAGACTCAGGGGGATTCAAATTCCTAATGGAGCCGGAAAAGGCAGAAGACTTTGATGTTAACACGCTTGTTGAGAGTCACCGAAGAATCGGACTCAACGACAACGACATAATCATTGCCGCCGACTTTCCGATTCCCAGATTTGCAAACCTAACGGATGAAGAAGTTATCAATCGCCAGCAAACAAGCTGTGATTGGTATACAGAGATGAAAGAGGTAATTCCTCAAACAATCCCTGTCATTCATGGAAGAAATGCAAAAGAGATATTGTACCACTTGAACAATTACAACACAGACGGTATGGTTGGGTTTGGTTCAAACCTTGCTCAATCAACTCACCGTGTAATGTCTAGAATCGGGGCAGCAAAAACTGACTCGACAAAGCCCCTTGTCAGCAAATCAGATTTATGGCAAGTAATCATTGAAGCGAGCGAAGAACTACTGCAACAAGATCGCAAGTTCTTCCTGCTTGGTGCTGGAGGTATGAATGCTGCAAAGATAGCCACAATGCTCGGCGCAGAATGTGTCGATGCTACAAGCTGGCGCTTGAACGCAATGACTCGAAGATTGATGGATGCTGAACACGGACGCTTCATCAAAGTCGGTAGAGACTCTACTTTACACAAAGAGTGGGCAGATTCTCACCTTCGTAAAGCACACCAAGAAGACGACCACCCCTTTGGTTACGCCAAAGGCTACGCATTTGATGAAATGATAGCACTTCTAAGTGCTGATGGGGCAGAAGCAACTACGGCTAGAGGATTACACAACATATGGGAACTTGACCGTGATGCTAAGGAACTCAGCGAAATGGCTGATGACCCCGACAGACTCAAGCAGCACATTTTGAATCAATGGCAAGGAACAGGCTACCACCACAGCCTAAACAAGAAAATTCTAGCGCAAGCGTATGACATCCGTAAAGGTGCATCGCCAGCAGACGAATTTATCAATTTCCACGCATTGGATTCTACGATAGTGGCTTGAAACCGCTCATGACTAATAATTGGATAAATACACAAGCAGGAGTTAGATTTGCGTTTCATACGATACCTAAATTAACCGATGCTGTAAATAGAATTGGTGATATATTGGCTGGGATGCAAGAAGATCCATACGGTGAAGAAATTACACCCGAATCTGTAAAAGATGCTTTTCTAGATATGAAAATGAAACAAAGAGAAGACATTCATCGCAATGTGATATCTACCAAAGAATACATTGACCCCAGTTGGGAACCTACCCAACTGGAAATCCTATTATATCGTGCGCTAAGTCGAGTCTATGTCAAGGAAGAAGGCGATGCCGCATATGATGAAGCTTTGACTGCATTAGCTATCGCTTCGAATGATTTTAGAAATGAATTAGTTGAACATACATTCGTTTCTGAGGACGAAATAGCAGACGACAATCCACAAAGGATTGACTGGGAATACAAAAGGTGATAAAAAATCACCCTAAACCGCTCATGGTAAAGAAACATGTTACAGTAGGCGAACTTATTGAAATATTGACACAGCCAAGAGATACAACAATGGACACAAATGTTGTGTTTTACTTTTTGGAAGACTACGACGGCTGGCAACTGGAAATTGACACCGTTTTTCATTTTGATGAAACGCCTACTAGAAAAAATGTGTCACCGACTGGTGGCAACCGAGTTGAAATAACACTCAAAAGAATAGGAACAGACGAAGGAGGAAATAGCGCAGACGATGATGTAGGCGTATCAATCCTATAATCCGCTCATGCAACCGAACCGTGAAGATGGAATGGACATCAGTGTCTGGGATGAAAAAGACCAATGGATGTTATTGATGGGTAAAATGCGAGACGCAGACACACAATTGTTTTACTCGTCAGCCCGTTCAGGAAGTATTCGTAAAGATTTTTCTTTGGAACACTTCTCAAAATTTATGGCAACCACTAGATACGGTGACGGAAAAGTCATGTGTCCTAGACCAGATATGTCCAAAATACCAGAAGATGACGATTTCTGTGTGGAAATCAATGGAGTCACCTTTTACAGGTGGGAAATATTGACGCTAATCAATGCATCAAACAACCACCTATGGTGAACCGCTCATGACAGAACAATTGGATAAGATAAACCAAAAAATAAACGAAATGATGGCAAAAGGAGACTTCGGAACCCCGGCAGATCCCTCGCTCATCAGTCAAACATGGATGCGCTTGACGCAAGAATTAGTAGACCAAATACAAGGTGGGAAACCAACTTACAACCAAATCACAGGACTGTGGTATCAAGGAGACAGAGGCAAAGTGGCTTACACTGGTCGTGCTCAAGAGGAAATCACTATACCTGCTGATGCCAAAATTTTGGTTTTCCGCCAAGACAAGGCTCAAGAGAACCATCCAGACATGTCGGTGGTCTATGTGACCTACGATTCTGAATGAACCGCTCATGAAAGATAAAATGCACCTGACAGAACCAGAAAAAGAAACACTTGACTGGTTAAAAACAGCAGGCTGGTACAACTGGGGTTCCGAATACTACTTTTCAGATGTATTCGCCCATGAATTGCCAGATAGATTAGAAAAAACCCAAAAACAAATGGATGCAATCCTAACTTCTTTGAAATTCAAACAGCTCGTTGTCCTTTGGGAAGCTGAGTATGATGAAAGAACCGAAGACGGATTCCAAGCGTATGTAGGGTATATTGTAGGTCCAACATGGAGAACCTACGACTACTATGGTGAATTAGACAAAGAGCACATTAAGTACGAGTTTGGAGGGCAAGACCCCCGAGAAAACGACGACATACAGCCTTTGACACATGAAATGATGGTGAGTCCATTTATGAAGCAATTGACAGAAGAATTACAGGCTATCCAAAAAGGAGAACCCGTTCTGAATGTGAATGGAAACCCGATGGGTGGAGCAATGTGGAACTTAATTATTTCACATAGAGACTTTAGCCTATGGACGGGATACAACTCACGGACAGGAGAATTCTTAGAAGGAGGCCCACATATTCTGCCCAATGCAAATTGGAGCGTAAAGGAAACAAAAGCCTACTTCGGACTAACAGGAACATCAACTTACGATCCAGAAAACCCGCAAGAAAATGTTATGCATTCATTCTTGAGGCTTTACAACTGGATAAATCCCTCAAGATGAGGGCCGCTCATGCTAACAGGAAAAATACTAAAAAAACACTTTGAGACTCCAGAAATCATAGGTCTCGTCGAGACAACACTCATTGCAGAAACGATTGCAACACTTATGAGAGAAAGAGTAGATGAGTATATTGAGCCTATATGGAAAAATCATTGGCATGAGAACAAACAAAAATACCTCGATGCATTACAAGAAACAGAAATGAAACGAGACAAAGTTTGGTTCTTAGACCGTTTGACAGATGAATGTTTGGAAAATAACTGGAAAGAACACTACGACAAAGCTTCTCTGCTATTGTTAGACAAAACCTATTATGCAAAACTAGACCAAGCGCACATAGATAATGACAATGAGCCAACAAAAGAAGGAAATTGTCCTGCGTTGGAAGCAGAATCTGATTATCGTACATGCAAAAGAGAATTGTTCTCGGCAGCTTTGAATATATTTTCAAGCATACCGGAACTGAAAGTTCTTGCAGATGAAGATTCACCAGTTTGGTACTCGCCATGCAAGGCACCGAAACCTTCCAATTACAAAGGGAAGTATTGGAGTAATGAAGAATACATAGTACACACTTTGATGGGTAATATTGTGAAATCGCAGAAACTCTCAGCAGAGGATACAATATCAAGATTTAAATCGAGGTATCTATGATAACCGCTCATGGAACACTACCAATGCAAAATGGACGCCCAAACATGGCAACTGTACTCAAGCACGATGGACTGTGATGAGGTTGCTGAAATCCTGAACATGTCATTCAATTTGATGGCTCGGGACATGTACGGTGCGACCAAGAAGCCCGGAGTACCCTTCGGGCATCAAGACGCGATTGACTTCGCGGAAAAATTGAAGCATGACATGAGGATCGTGATGAGTCTGTTTAGCCGCTACGGAACTTACGACTCAGAACCCGATGGAATGCTTGCCTACCAAGTACAGCAATGCCACGACCACTACTACCCGGATGTGAAAATCCAAGTGAACCGTTGGTCTGTTGAGGCTTTGTGAAACCGCTCATGCAACAATTAAAGCAATTAGCACAATCCATGCAAGAACAATTGATGATTCATGAGTTTCCTGAAATGAACCCGATTTTATCGGAATTGAACAAAATAGATCTTGCTTGGAAAATGCTTGATGAAGAAAGAGACAAACACCGCAAATCCTCTCTTGCCTACAAAAGGCTGGATGAAGTAAATCTAGGTTTACTTCGCCTCGGAAAAGGTGGAGCAAATGAAAGTGTTGCGGAAACAGACCTTTCAAACAATAAAGAAGCATTGGAGTCGCATTACAAAGAAATGATTGCGAGGATTAGAGATGGTGTAGACCTTGACCCGCCGACAGAAGTTGAAATGATGGCAAGTTTATCATCACAATCTTTAGTCGGACCCAGCGCAGCCCCTGGCAGCAATTTGAACGGGTTTGTCAATACAATGGAATATCTAATGAGAAGGAATTTACCATCAGCAGATATGGACTATGCTTACAATCACCCAAATGGATTTACTGAAACAGAAATGTGGCACATTGACCACACCATAAAACACTTGAAATTTAATTTCAAGTGGGTGAATGGAACAAGAAAGAAAACATTGCTTTCTTAGATACCGCTCATGAAAATTATCAATAAAGCTCATTCACAAAAAGCAGTTCAAATTTATTTGCACTACAACCTAAAAGCAAAAGGAGGAAACATCATACCTCTTGAAGTCGCAATAGAATTAGCAGCAAAAGAACTTGGACTGATATGATACCACTCATGGAACAATTAGATACAGTGTTGAGGGATTTCCTGAACATAAAATCAATTCACACTAATTGTAGAGTTTGTAATCGCAAATTGACTGACCCAGTCTCAATATATCGAGGCGTCGGGCCAGAATGTGCAAACACAGAATATGATTTACGAATTCCGGACATATCTATATTGACCGAATTAGAACATGAAGCCTGTTGGGGTGATGATGGAGAAAATCCAACATACCCTGAGGTATGTGTCAGATTATGGTTCGAAGCGATGTGTCCTTGGTGTGACTTACCATTGACCTCTCTAATGTTCACCATCGATTGTAGCAGTTGGAATTCAGAAAATTGCAAAATACATGGATATCAAGAATGGGGCGAACTGGAAGAACTCAAAGATGCTATAGACGAAGTGATAAATAACTTCGCAGGCTATTTGCGCTACGAATGGCAAAGAAATCAGTACGAAAATTCTTGGATGTGCCACTTGGAACACTTGATAGACAATATCAATTCTTACGAACCTTGGGTTGAAATCGCTAAGACTTACCTAATTATGGAACCAAATGATTTCATAGAAGAATTGTATGAAGTGATGCCAAGAGGCCAACTTTTTGAAAATGTACAAATTAATTTGAATAATTGGGATGATCCTCAGTGCTCTTGTGAAGAGAAACCTGTAGATTTATTCTGTTACGACTGGTCTGACGATGACGGACAATACGACGAAAAGCAAGTGAAAAAGGCTTTAGGACCAAAGCGGAGAAAAGCTCTCTTTTGGTCTTGGACTCACTGAACCGCTCATGGAAACACAAAAAACAACTAATGGAAGAACGATTACAACCTCGGGGCCATTTCTTGATCCCAAAGTTGAGGTAGAAATAAACCCTCCAAGACCATCAAGAAAATTCGATGAAGCCGTTTACTATGATGGGATTCATTATTTTCCTAAAACAATAAAACACATCAACAACTACCTTAACACCTTTGAAATACAAGGATGTTTTTATGATGGAAAATGGAGACAGGACACATATCACATCAGCAGAAAGGTTAGAGATATTTTGCTTGGTGAATGAACCGCTCATGGAATGGAGAGTAAACTTACAATGGAAGTTGACAGAAGATGATGATGCCTCTATCTTTAGAGACAGAAGCAAAAGCATGGATAAAATTGCTGAAAAATACAACGAATTCATGACTGATGGAGGTTCTGGATTCGGATTTGGACAGCGAGACATGGATTGGACCTTCAATTCTAATGCAATGGCAATTGAATGTATGCAAGCAATGATGGTTGATTTATGCCGAGAGTTAGGTGTTACATTACAAGACCATGATACTACCTTTGGTTTTGATGACACTTTGGAATGGCTAAAGAAGCATAACATTGAAATTTACATCACAGAAATTAATCCAGAAGATTACGACTGAACCGCTCATGGAAGAAAGTGGAATGATTGGAACAAAGGAAGTAAAATGGTTCAACTATCATCATCCTGTATTGAAGCATGTAGTGGATATTTGGTGTGATGAATTCAAAGGATATGTAGAGGGTTGGTGCGGAATGACTCGTCATGAAGCAATCAATCTCTACAACGAAAAAATCCTTGAACTTAAATCCCGAACCAAGCAATCAACAATTACGGATTGGATGAATCGCTGAAACCGCTCATGAAAGACTTATGTCAACGATGGAGGAACAAATTAGAATCATACAGGCCCGCAGGTGAACCAATCAATGTTCATCGAGACGGCTACTATGCCGAAATAGTTCCAAAAAGAGTTGGTAAAGAATTCGTTCAAAAGCACCATTACAGTGGAACATATCCCGCAACTCGCTTACAAGTCGGATTGTACCGAGAAAGCGAGGAAGGAAACGAACTGTGCGGTGTGGCTGCTTTTGGAGTGCCTATGAGCAATTCTGTTTTTGCTAGATACATCAACGAAGCGACGATACATGATAGTATTGAACTATCCAGATTCGTTTTACTTGATGATGTTCCAGCAAACGGAGAGACTTGGTTTCTAGGCCAATGCTTTGGAAAATCCGGTGCCATTGTAAAAGATACACTAAATGACATTTCCAGCGTTTTGGCCTTTTCAGACCCAGTCAAGCGAACGACACTTGAAGGCAATACAGTCATGCCAGGACACATTGGAACGATTTACCAAGCCCATAACGGGCAGTATCTGGGGAGAAGCCATCCGAAAAAGATGGTTTTGACTGAAAACGGCAAGTCCGTTAACCAACGGATGCTGTCTAAATTAAGAAATAAGGAATCTGGACAACACTATGCTCGAAAATGGTTTGAGCAACACACTGGACAGGTTCAATTACCCTCAGAGAGTAATGAAAGATACATTAAAAGAACGATTGCAAATCTCAGGACTGTGAAGCACCCTGGAAATCATGCGTATGTATGGGCAATCGGTGACAAAAGGGAAAGAAAAGAAACCGAAACACGGTTCAAACCTTCTCTATTGTATCCAAAAAGCATCGACGCAGTTTTGCCGATGCCCAAGGCTCTTTGACCCGCTCATGAATAAAGAACAAAAAATTTCAATCTACTACACATCTTCGCATGATGTAGATGATGAACTAAGACACCCATATAGATTTTGTAATCTTGACACAGAGCTTACAGATAAGGATGTAGAGAAATATTATCGAAAATTACCCAACTGGGTAATTGATGACTTAAGTAATGTTTTAGTTGTTGGGGATATAGAAAGCGCAAGTGATGAAATTGAATTGGCTAATCGAATTTTTTCTTCGATGAATCAATATCAACAAAATCCACTTTCTCCCGATTTCCATAAAACTTGGCGTGGCGTCTTTGACATGAAAGGCCAAGAATGGTTAGAACAAAATGAAGTACACCACACAAGCATGTCTGTCGGGGATATGATCTGTTTTGAACAATCAATAGACTCAACAGACGGACCTGTCGATGTACGCCGTTATCTCTACTGTCAAAGCGTAGGGTGGGCTGTAATAGACATGGTATAAACCGCTCATGTATGATAACTGGATTAGGAAAATGTTAGAAGCAACATGGGGTTTCAATGAACAAACAGGTCAACTCCCTTCGAATATTCTAAGATTTGAACTGAGACCTATTGATATTGACAAAGTTACAGACCTTGTTTTGAACGGGGAATGGAACATGGACGATTATGGAGACCTCATGACTTATTTTGAACGCTTCGATGATGAGTCAATCACTTCAAGAATGATTGCCATCAATAGAATCATAATATCACTCCTAAAAACAGGACACACTAATGAATGGTGAACCGCTCATGGCATTAGCATTGAAAGGAAAAAAAGTAAATGGAATAGACCACACGAAGGTTTTGATTGACCTTCACAGTGGATTGACATATGATGAAGTAGGTTCTATGCATGGAGTATCGAAAGGTACTGTTTGGAAGATTGCAAATCATTACGATCAACTAAAATACAAAAGGAACCGAATCAAAGACATCCCAAGTAGGCGATTAGGCTGGGCTTGTGGCCGACCAACTGCAAAGTACAAAGGAGCTTACCCTAACGGGTTTTTGAAGCGACTTGATGCATTACTTGGCATTACAACGGAGCACCAAGTCCTACACCTTTTTTCAGGTAGTCTAAGAGACCGTGAGGGAGAACACACGATGGATATTCAGGCTGAAAACGAACCAACCTTCGTTGCAGATGCAAGGAAAAGATTTCCGATGGACGACGACTCATACGATGTCGTAATTAGTGATCCACCTTATGATATGAACACGACAGATGGAGTAAAAATCAACTACAGTGAAAAACTTTGGAAGACAGAATTCATCAGACCCTATGCTTGGGTCGAAGAAGCAGTCCGTGTTCTAAAACCTGGAGGATATCTTGCCATTTTACATCACCTCGTTTACAAAACACCAGCAAATACCCGAAGGGCTATGACGGTATCCGTGACATGCGGACCAAATACCCGTATTAGAGTACTGAGTATATTTGAGAAGATGTAAACCGCTCATGGAATCAGAAATAGAAACGGTCATGATTGACATAAAGGATTTACGAGCAAAAATGGATCAATTCAATAGACTAAAACATGAAATTGACAGCCTCAAAGAGTCACTTATGGAACAACTCAAAGACAGTGGACAAATTGAATTACCGAAAGACCTTGCACCGTTTAAGACATTGGAAGTTACAACATCGCAACGCTCAGGGTTTACAGTTGAAGCTACCACCTTTGAAATCCTCAAATGGGGTAAGAAGAAAAAGAAAAAATAATCCGCTCATGACACAAATATTGTTCGCTCCAAGCGAAACACTAGCACAAATCTTCAAACACACGAAGGAAGCAAAAAAATGGTCGAATCCGTATGGAATTATGCCAGAAATGGAGAATCAAATGCATATCGACTTTGTGAAGGACTCTGGAATTTACATCATGTCCGGAGCTTACGAAAACCTTACTGGGCCTGATGGTGAAGTAAACCTTGTAGCCTATGCTATGGGCTTTGAACCGGGCACAGAAGATTTGTATGAAAGAACCAGAGATGCAGCCGGAGTCGATGACTTTTGCGAACCACTTCCTCTCGATGGAAAGATGGTAAATCAAGTGATTGATGGATACGGCTTCTTTGTCACCTTTGAGGGAAATTCCCTAAAATATGGAACTTACTCGCCTCATAGACGCTACTTCCCTACGGTCGGAGAGTCTGTGAAGGATTGAAGAACCGCTCATGATTATAGACAGACTTGACTTGAAGGCAGCAACAACGCTGCTTGGTAACCAAACAAAAAGCCACTACGGTTGGTTAACCTTTTGCGAAGAAACAGGTCTACAAATGATGACTGGAAAATCAGACGCAAGAATACCGACATGGGTTGCTATCAATGAACATGATAGAATGACGAAAAGCATGTGGATAGACAATGGCGAAACTAAGTTTGAATTTAAGCAATTGAAGAGAACCATCAATAACACATATTATCGGGAATTAGACATAGAATTGTTAAATGAACGAGAAACAAAAATTGTCTCAAACAACCAAACTTTCATTACAGAATGCATTGGAATACCGGAAAATATGCTACGAATTACAGGAGAACTAAGAGGAAAAGCCCTTGGACATACAAACCTATCAGGCAATCTGTATCAAGCCTTTAAGGCTATGCGATTGAGTCGCTGGATAGATTTTGGACCAGTTAACATTGAATGGGGACTCGATTGGTGCCCAGACCTCTTCGTACTGTCCAAACGAAAACTTGATGAAAATGACGATGTAATCGAGTCGATTAACGCGACCTGCGATGCAGAAACTCCTTTGCAAGAGATAACAGCAAAGGTAGTTGGCTACGACTTCATTGAATCTCTAGGGAGAATCGGAAAGGCCATGTGGGCAAAAGGAAGTGTTGAGATTACACTGTATGAAAGGATGATGGAGTTTTATCTTGTTACTCAAAGAAAACCATCGAGTAGTAAAATCCATTTCCGTACAATCATCCCCCTTGAATTAACGGGGAACCGCTCATGACACAGAACATGACAAAAAAAGAGAGATTCAGGGAATATGCTTTCCGTATCCTTCAAGAGACTGAATGCTTAACGGGAGCTGATTTAGCCAATAGAGTTAGAGAAAGAAACGGCCCTGATATCGCTTCACAAGCTGTCAAGTCGTATCTCGCAGCAGATTCTCGATTTGATGTGATACGAGAATCTCCTCAACGATTCAAACTTTCTGATACCGCTCATGAAAAGAAAATTTAGATTAGCCAAATTGCATTGTGCTGGTATGGACTTTTGGGGCTACCTCTCTCGAGGTGAAGATGAACCAAGAAGCAGACACAACACATGGAATGGCTGGGAATGCCCAGTTTTGGACAAAAAACAACTTTTGGAATTCATAGATCTCCAAAACTGGAGAATATACGAAGGAGAAAATGTGGATATATGGGAATACCACGAAAAAGACGACAAATGGGGTGTCACCATCATAGACACTTACAGTAGCATGGAAACAGATACATGGTACTCTTTTGAGGTCGAAACCAATACGGGAGAGACTATTGAAGTCGTATCAACGCCATGTTACTGCTTTGAATCAGGATGGGGCAACCCCAATGAGACATACAATATGCAGGGATTCGGAGAAAAATTCCCAGATGGAATTGAAGAAAACAAATATTTCCAAAAAGATGTGAATCGGTTGAAAAAGATGGTAGCAGATTTCCACGCCGAACACGACGAATAATCACCGCTCACCCTCCGTCGCAACCTGCGTCGGAGGGTCGCTTTGCGGCAAAAACCATCTTGCAACTAGCCCAGCACAGGGCTCTCTAATATTTTTGCCTCCTCCATCTTGCAGAGTCGTTAAACGGTAGAACCGTATGTTCGTGTCATGCGCTGGAATCAATTTCGCAAGGCACACTCCGGAATGAAACAATCTGAAATCTCTGAACTTTGGGCTAAATACAAGGCCGGGGAGTATGAAGTACCTCGGAATGTTGAAGGAGAACAAGGAACAAAAACAGTAGAAAAACCTCGCAAAAAAGAGGAAGTCAAAAAGATTACAAAATCTAACAAAAAAACTATTCAAAAGAAAATGAGAAAGCGTGGAATGCTTTGAACTACTGACCGCCCCGATATATATCCGGGTTTGCAGGAACTCCCCTTGAATCAAATGATTCTTCCATTAGAAGCCTCAGATTCTCGAAGGCACTCCTATATTCTTGTAAAGCAATTACGAATTCATCATTCTCCATCATTTGTTCCAAACGCCCTTTGAGTAAATTCTTAGTTATCTCAGGCATATCTACTTCTCCAGGTGTTATCTCAAGTTGATGCACCCCTAAGCCTTCAAGCCCAGGGTCTGCTGTGGTAAAATACGGAAACCCTACCTGCATCGCTGCCATTTGCAAATTTTCTCGTGTTGTGTCGACGAATGCCTTTGCGTTTTCTATTGCAAGTGATTCAGTAGGCGAAAACCTGCCCTTGGATGTGAACATACCACTTCCCATCTTGGGTGCGAGACCAGCGATTTGAGAACTCTTTGGGGAATCTAATGGCTCAACGATTCCACGCGAAGCCGCATCAAACAAAACCTTCACCTCTTGCTCGTATGCAACAGCCAATACTGCGTTACCGCCACCCTTTGTGGCCGCAGCACCCGCTCTACTGGCAGTTCCTGTCGGGGCACCGATGATATCTGGGCCGTGAGTCATAGTATCAGCCAACAATGTATAATGGGCTAAATCGATATGTGCGTCAGCGCCTGCCAATTTTTTGCCTCCTGAAAGCGTTGCATACAAATTCTGCAACAAAACAGTCCTTGCCGCTTCAATACCCAGATTAGAATGGGTTTGATGAACATCGTTTGTAGAAGACCTGTAAAAATCTACTTCTGGAAGGAACATTCTAGCATTAGCGAAATGCCCGGGTGGTTTGTTCGACTTCTTTGACTGACCCCATTTTGTTTCCTTTAGCAATTCAGGATTGGCATATCGAGTAATTATGAAATATTCTCCCCGAGAGGGGCTCGCTGGAATAAATCCAGAGTGATTGTAAATCATCGGCATGTCAGAAATTGCACCGGGTCTACTGTACGGCCAAGGAACCATGATCTGTGCCATTCTCTCTGTGGGAAACCAATTCCTTGGATTAGTTTCGTCTTCATAGAATTCGATGTGGTTATCGGTCATCACTGCATAATCATGTTGAGGCGGAACAATAAGCTGTGTACCCCAACCTTGTGTATAATCTCCCCCGCCCACCTGATACAGTGCAGTTGATGTATTCCACCAGCCTCCTCCGCAGTCGGGACAACACTTGTCATAGCTTACCTCTTGCCAGCCGAACCTTTTTTTATTGATTATTGGGTTATCTGGTGGAGGATTCGTTTTAATGTCCGTTTTGCTAGTAGGGTCGTCCAAAATCTCTCGCAAATACTTTTCCACTTTCGTCAAATCAAATTCTAAATCTCTTTCAAGATCGCCTATCACCTTTTCTTTTTTTACTGCAAGGTCTCGTTCAGGGTCGAGTTTGAAAGCTTTTAGCGCCCCAAAACAACCACCGCACAAGTCCAAAGTCGGAATCAATTCGGTCAAATCAATAATATGAGTAAAGGAAACTTGAGGGTATGTGACCAAAACATCGTCGCCATCATCGAAGAACCTAACCGATTCATAAAATCCAGGCAAGCCGGTTACTGATTTTAATTTATTTCTTGAAGTCTTCATTATTCTTGTTAGTGCAGCACGAAGTCCCGAAACACCCATCTCAGGTTCATACAAACCGTCTTCTCTTTTCCTCCAGCCGTGTCCGGGCGGAACCATCTTTCGCTCCTTTTTGTTGAATACTTCTTCGGCAAATTTCATTGAAAATCGGATAGTCCTTGAATCAGATAACCCTTCCGAAGTTTCCCTCAGTTTTTCTCTCAAAGTTTGTGCTTCATCAAGAAGTGTTGCAAATTCAGGAAGTGGTTCACCCTGTATTTCAACATCTATTTGGAGCAGATTGCTAAATTTAGTTGAAGTTTCATATCGTTGACCCTCGAATTTGTGTATTATATCTTCAAGTTCTTGCAACCTTTTGGAATCTTCACGACCCTCGTAATCAACAGTACACTCAAAGAATTCACCAAGTTTCAATCTTTGAAGCTTATTGTTTACCCTTTCGGCCAAAACACGATCCATACCATAATCTCCCTTTAATGCGAGACATATCGAATGCAAATGATTTTCATGATGTCCCACAGCATCAGTTAGACTTTGCTCAGGAGAAACTGTCTTGACAACGCCAGCATAATGGAAAGTACGAAGTATAGCTTGTGTGAATGGTTCACCTAGGGATTGGCCTGCGATTACTCCTACAGCCTCTCCAGGGCTGATTTGTCGTTCCTCGTATTCTGACTGCAAACCGTCAAGAATAGCAACAGCCTGTTTTTCTGTCAAATCATTAGCAATATATCTATTGCCTTTGGGTTCATTGGTTAAGGGGTCAATACTACCAAGCATTTCTGCTACAATCAAGAGTGTTTTTTCATTCACTAAATTGTGTCTTTGCCTATCGACATGAGATCTAAGTGTATCGAGGTGATACTGCACTAAATCCTCCGCCATGTGTAAGCGTAGGGAGGCCAACCGTTTAATCGATACCTTCAAAGTTGTGATTCAATCTGGTCTTTGAATGCTTTTGCTTCTTTTGCACCTTTACAAACACGCATGAATGCGTGCCAACCGGAAGAACCTGCCTCGTCTCCATGTTTCCATGCATGGTAAGCATCTAGAATTTCTTTTGGCACGCCTTTTACAAGGTCATGGATTGTCGGGCCTTCGTCATCGTCTCTCCTTTTGACACCACCAAGCACATCCTCAGGATGTTCCTTTACATCATAACCAGTCGAACCTTGGTCTATGCGTGTATTGTAAGGTTGGTACTCCTCTTTCCGAATAGCCTCAATGATTTGTGGTGACAGGACTTTCATGACATCCGTCATTGGTTCTGGAGGTGGTTTTTGTAACGAAAATTCTAACTGCCCTAACTTTCTAACAAAGAGCCCTTCTAAAGAGTCTAATCTCTGATTGAGTTGACCTACAACTTCGGTCAATGCTAGAAGTATCTGTTTGTTTTCGTTAGATGCAATTCGCTGATCTTCCCTGATTATGTCTAAAGCAGACATCAATACCATATTTTCATTTAGAATCTCGCTGTGAACATTTTTCAAAGAAATCATTATTTCATTGATGTCTGCTATAGTAGGGGTATCTACAACCTCTACTTCTTCAAGCTCGATTGGCCCAGGTTCGGCATCATCTTGAACGGGAGTATCATCGGATTCACTATTCGGCATAAATCGATTAGCCCAGTCTGACATAAACCGACGAATATGTTCAACCGTTTGAAGTGTCCGTTCTCTTTTTGGATTGGATTGAACCCTGATTTGCTAGATAGTCCGCTACTGCATTGTTCTTTCTTCCAACATGTCTAATGACGACATTCAAGAAATTTTCTTGTAGAACACCTATGTCCTTCATAATCTTGACCAACATAGGTTTTTTCACATTATACTTGCCGTCATTGTGCCGTACTAATAACTGAGAATCAGTATTTATTATCACTTTGTCCTGTTTTGGATTGATACTATACATTGTTGCCTCTTCTAGAGCTTTCTTGACGGCAATGTATTCTGCTTCGTTATTAGTCATGTTCCCCAAAGGACCAAAACCAAGCCTCACTGTATTACCGTTGAAATCCATTCTATATCCATATCCAGATGGACCAGGGTTGCCATAACTTGATCCGTCAGTCCAAATGTGGAACTTCCCCATGTAAAGAGCATGAAAGGCGCTCGCGTTAAGACTATCGCTCTCAAGAATATGGGTTTTCAAAGTCTACAGTAGGTTTTGAACAAACACACACGAAATGACATATCTCCTTGTCCTCCTTGTATTTTCCCAAGAAAAAAAGCCTCCCTAGCGACCCACACGCACACTTTACATCTAACCGTCTTCGGTATTTCTTGGGGTTCAACATGAACACCTCAATACAGGCATAGCACAATCACAACACCATGTTTCTCCAACACCACCGATGGCCCACCAAACACCCTCCGGAGCAGACTGATCCCAAGCCTTATCTAAACCATCAATCAGCGAATTTTTGATTTTTGGCGATAGCGTCTCTTTGAGAGTAGGACGAGACATTGTTAAATCCAAAGTACTACCGAAAGCTCCGTTTTCACTTAAATCATGAATCAAGCCGTTTATCAAAGCAACAGAATCCAGACGAATCATCATTCTCTGAAGTTTGAAAAGCGTCATTAAGCCTCTTCCTTGAAATTTCAAGGCTACCTCTTTATCTGAGGCAGCATCAACCATCGCTTCTGTTTGTGTTTCATGGAATTGCGCAATGTATGTCTTGCCGTCCCAATCTTCAACTGTAACAACCCATGGTCTCGGCAAATTTACCCAATGGTTTCCTACCCAGTGCAGGTTTTTCTTACGCAAAGCAACTTCCTCGGCCTGTTCAGTTTCCACTATTACGCTTCTTCCAACCAAAGCAGTTATCACTGAAACCTCATTAGTAAGAGCATCAAAAACTCTTTGTCCGATTCCATAACTAATTTCCGATGAGGGAATAATTTCACCGTGGAGAAACAGTTCTTTCACTCGTCTCCCTCCAACAAAAAGTGAGAAATCAATTCATAGAATAGTACAATTGCAACTGCAATACCTAAAGCAACCAAAATATCAGAAATCACGCATCCCCCTCCTCTGATTCTAAAGTCCAATCAAGTTCAGCCTGATGCTCCGTAATAGTAGCAATCCATATGTTTGCAGACCGGCCACTTCGAGTCTTTCTACTTCTTCCGCTTTTTGCCGCATATCCAAGTTTGACCAATGCCACTCTTGCAGGTCTGTATGAATTTCCAGACATGTGAAGTAATTCCTGTCCCTCCTCGTCAGTAGAACCCTCGTCTCCTGCTTGATTTAGCATACGGAGTATTTTGCGGCAAGCTTGTGTGTAAGATGGTCGAGCCTCTTCGGCAGCACCTTGACTCATCGGGTCTCGACCAATCGGTTGAGCGGCAAGTAATTGTTCATCAGTCAACAATCCTGGCCGAGAAGAGGTCAAAAGTCTATTGAACATACCTTGGATAATGTTTTGACGACCCGTTTGATTGAGTCTATTCCATGCAGTGACCTCATCAGGACTCAGTTGAATCGTCAGATCGGCTTCTCCATTAAACTTCATTTGGGTTGATATTCGGCGGGTCATAGGGTAGCGTAACGGTACTAGTTCTTAACCTTCGCTACGAAGGGTTGTCTGATACCCTTCGTAGCACTACAACAATGCCTGCCGCAAGTAACAAAGAAACTACCAATCCGCCTTTCATGACCGTTCCCCTTGCTTGAAGACTTTTCCATGAACCTGTTAGACAGTAATTAGCGTAATGCTCACAATTACTAATCGCCGGATTGTAGCCTTTGTGATTCATCAAAGCCTCTGCTCTTTGCAACACGGGCATTGGGTTATCTGGAACATTGTTGACATATACAGGCTTCGATTCAGCAAAGTAGGAAAAAGGTGTAAGGCCGATATGAGTTCCTGTGTATCCGTCTTTAGTAGGCCACAATTTGTTCAATATAGACGAAGCCTTTGATTGGTAATGTGGGTGCTCAGGTTTGTTGCCGGGAAACGGACCGCCGAATTGAAATATCATTTGCTCGCCATTAGGATCTATGTATTGGCTTGCTACACCGTAATGCCAATATTCTCCTTTCTCTAGTTTTTTTCCCAAAGCAAGCTTTCGTCGGAGGATAGAACCGGGTGAGAACATGAAGTCCGACATGAACAGGCGTAGTCTGTTTCCTAAATTGAGGTTTTCCTTCAATCGAACCTTACAAAACCGTAATCATCATCGTCACTACCATATGTTGGCGGATCATCTTCGTGTAGCCCTACAAGACTATATTCTCCGATTGTTTTGATTCTGCCAGTGGCACTCCTAAACGGCTTATCCCGTAGTTTGACAAAATCAGGATGTTTCAATACCCCTCCAGTAGCCCTTTCATCTACTCCATGAGGTAATGGAACATGTTGTCGTATAATATGAATATCAACTACTCCGTTCTTACGGATATACCTTCTAGCAAACTTTCTAGCCTCTTCAAGCCATTTTTCTCTGGGTTCTGCATTTTTTTTCTTTGGCCTACCCTTGGTCAACTCAAGATTGACTAGCATTGTTCTTAGCCTTTGCTCTTGCGGTATGTCTCGGTAAAGAGTTCGTAATACGCCCAAGACTTGTTCAATGTGGTCATGCCGCATCATGATCCCCCAAAGGACTAATTTCAAACTGAGTGTATGGGCTGGCGCCTTGTTCTAATTGTACTTTTAAGACTTGCAATGAACTCACTTGTCGGTCATCATTTGTGAGGATGCCGGATGCACACAAAGCATCCATGTAGTGTTTTGCAATGTTGTCGATGTCTGAACCGTTTGCCTTCCACTTAGTTGGAGAAGGCGAACGCTTTCTCTCTTGTGATTTAGGACATGGATAGCAAGCCACTATACGAACTGCTACTGGCCCCTTGTAAGGTAAATCATCCCTTTTGTCCTTTTCAATCTCGTATCTAGCCAGTGTCATGAGAAATGCCTTACTGTCGGCGGCTTTCTTCGGTTGATACATTCGAGCTTTACCATTGATTGTAGATGCTCTTGCTCTTGGTTGCGCCATTGGCGGTCCTGGAATCTTCAATGTAAAACTCATTCATGGTCACCCCATAAAGCAACCACTTCAAGGACCATATCTTTCCAAGCACTCCAGCCTCTTTCTCTTCTAATCCTTACTAATTGGTCTTTTATTTCGACAGGGATATCACGGCAGACAATGTAACATGTCTGGACTGGTACCAAGGCCTTTTTGTCTTGGTTTTCATTTCTAGAATCATCATTTTCTGTCATAATCACAACCCCGGCATAAATTCATCATCATCTAAATCAGGTAAATACTCATCATAATCCTCAAATGTCCTAGTTGGGGCAGGCACAAGAGACACTTCTCCATTGAGGAAAGGTGAGATGAAGTTGTTGAGCTTGTCTTTGTTAACAGAATCCCAAAAATCAAACAAATTATCCATCGCTTCACTCAACTGCTCCCAAGATACTCCTTGCAGTCTTTCTAAATTGGGGCGCATCTCCTCTCTTGCTCTCTCAATACTGGATACGATGGCAGGTATGTTGACACTTGAAAGTTCTGAATGGAAATTGTCAAGCCCAGTAGCCGCTCTATCAAGCTCATCTAAAAGTGATTCAATTTTTCGTTCCATTTTGTCTGCTTTGTCCTCAATCTGTGTAGAAATGATAAAGATTGTAAGATTAGTTCCTATTGTGAAGGCCATAGCAGCAGACAACACATAGGCATTTACAGCAGGCATCAAATACTGCATTATTGGGATTGTAATGACTAGCAACATCGTGATTGCTATCAAAACTCTTCGTTGTCGGTCCATTCTCGAACGGGAATCATCTATAGCGATGGGTCTGCCAAGACGATGCTCTAGGCTGTTTACTTCATCTTCCCACTGCTCTTCCCAATCCGAATCTGACGCTCTAATCAATCTCATCTATGTCACCTCCATCATAAACTTGCACTAGTTGTGTTTTCCGAATCCGATCTAATTCATCAATGATTTCATTTGTATCATTTTTTGAATTAACGATACTCCAAGCAACTAATGAGCCAATCGAAGCAAGCATCAAAGCTGAGTCGACAACACCAATCCCATAAAAAACGACTCCCATCAGGAATGATGTAACCCAAGCATTCATCATCACTCGCCGTCCTCGGTTTCCTCTACATTCTTTTCTTTCTTTCCAGTCACCATGTCTGCCAACGATTTTACAGGAGTTGTTACTACATTTGCAGCAGCAGCAGCAGTTGAACTAACTGTGCCGACTATTCCAGTAGATTCTATCGGTTCTTCATTTACGAGGGATGGTAGTTTTTCATCAACATCTGGGTTTTGTATAAATTCTGGGACTCCTCGGCCTAAGAAAAGATACAAAAGGACCCATTTTTGAGCATCAGAAAGTTTTCCATCTAGTCCTTCATCATTGAATCCTTCGGTTGAACGGTCAATCAATCCGTTGTTGATGAACTTGAACACAGTTCGTATGTTCAATCCTGTAGCACCAGCATATCGCTGGCATCGACGCACCCACGAGGGGCGAATCGCTACTGTTTTTCCTAAGTATTTTCCTAAAAGGGGCTTATCAAGGGCGTATGTATAATATGTTTTATCATCTGACATCTGTCTCACCTATTCGCTACCACGAGTATCTGACGGATAACCGTTGCTGCTTGTTCACCCTGCAAGAATTCAATATCCCATCCAAACATTTTCTGACCCGGAGGGTCTGCGGCGGCATATGGCGCCACCTTTGTAATCAAATTTTCGTATGTTTCACCTCTAAAGTGGTCATTGAAGATTGGAAGTCCTTGGAGGACCTGTGCTGCCATCTCAGTTTGCACTTCTCCCTTTACTACTCGTTGTATATTGACTGCAATTGATCTTAAATTTACAATTAAATGCATTTCTTTGTCGGCAAATATTAGTTGGCTTCTGATATCATTAGGGAAACTATCTTCTGCTCGTTGAACGGCTATCTCAACTTGTCGCTTTAGAACTCCTATGTATGCTAAATCTTCTTTGTAAGCGTCGGGCAGGTTGTTGTGGAATCCTTCCATAACAACATCACATTTCTGCTCGAAAGTAAGTTGCATTTCTTGGGCGGGTTGAGGTTGGGCTTGTTGCATTGGGATTTGAGCTTGTGGTTGAGGTTGTTGCACTACTGTTTGAGGCTGAGGTTGCGCTAGATATGATGGTTGTTGTGTGTTGGGGGGCTGTCGAGCCGCCAAAACTCCTGCAACACCATCAAGTAAGCCCTTCCCGATTTCAGGAAGTTGCCCAGATTGAACTAATTGAGTCAGTAAGGTATCTTCTGGTGTGGCATTGCCCGTTAGCATTTGGTCTACCGACTTGTTGAGAATACGCTCTTCAAGCGCCGAGCGGGTGCCGCCTCCACGCATCGCCTCCATCATCATAGTTTGACTTTGGGCCTGTTGCTGAAACATGATGTTCAACAAAGCGGTAAAACGCTGGTCTTGAGAATCTCTTGCCGCTTGCGCAGACTGTTGAGCTTGTTGATTCATTTGCATCATCATTGCCATCGACGATGTATCGTCTCTTGGTTTTGCTAGTGCTGATGCAAGTGCTCCAACTACAGACCCCAAATCGCCTGTTCCTCCTGGCGTGACAGTCGCTTGATCTATTTGTTGAATATTGTGCTGCGCTTGTTTTAGGCTTGCCACTTGGTTGAGTGTATTCACTGTCTCAGACAAACCACCAGAAGCAGGATTACTTTGTACTTGACTAGTTCCGCCTGCAACAAGTTGCAAAGGTTGTACAGGGTTTTGCTTTTTTACTGGACTTATGCCTCCCGGCGGCGTGTTGCCTGCCGAAAGCCAAGACTCATACGACATTTTCACCTTTTCTCCACTAATTCCTAGTCGTTGCCCGATAGCATCATACTTTGGTTCGCCATTCGCATACCAAACAGGCTGTCCAACTTTCGCATCATATCCTTGCTCTATGTGTTGTTCAGTGTATACTTTGGTGAAATACTTGTTTAGCATTGCCTTAAGCTCTTCCGGTTCATATCTTGCCATATTAGTCCCTCCATTGTTTTCCAAAAAAACCATCTAACATTTCCTTAACTCCTGTCCAAGCAGTTGCAACAGCCATCTGTTCAAAACCTAGCACATCTGAGGCCTCAGCGAGTGCAGGCAATGTTACATCATCTTGTGGAATCGTATGATCCATTAGTTCTCGAATAGTATCGAGTTCTTCATCTATTTGGTCTAACAAAATAAGTTGAGTCGTAGGCCACTGAATGAACTTTGAAAGTAGTTGCATAATGCGAAGTGTAGATTGTTGCACTTCTCGCAATATTTCTCCATCTAAAATATCAACATCTGTTTCCATCAAGCATCAGCCTCATATGGATTTTTAGAAAGGGGGCTTATAGGTTCTCCAGATTCTACTTTTGCCGAGTCATCCTCTGCTGTCACTTCCGCCATCAAAGCATTCAAAGAATCGTAATCTTCGTAGAGTTCATCAAGTGTATCTAAGTCATCAATGATTGGAACAAGAGCAAGTCCTTTTACAACCTCTACTGTTTTTTTATCTACATAATCTATATGTGCGACTCTCTCTTTTGGTACTTCTCTTATACTTCCATCATCTTTCAAAATATAATAGGCACCCAGTCCGGGCAAAATCTCAACATCGTCCATCGTTCCTCCGTCAAGCAGGGTAATAGTCTTGGCTTTCAGCATGAACAGGACTACTCCGTATCAACCGTTTGAAGGATTCCCCAAAAAAACAGACAGTAATAGAATGAAATTTCGTGTTATCGTGCAATTTTTACCATGAACCCATGGATAGCACCCGAGGTTGTTGTAATTCGTAGTGATTTTTACGGTCATGGTTTCGTGTACCTTGTTCGTATCGTGTGTTTTTTCATAAAGAAACGAAAAAATATATGTTTTTTTCATGTTATCGGAGCAAAAATCACAACCATGTAAGGTGAAATGAGCAACCATGTACAACCAACCATGTCCGACCATGGCCCAAATCATAAGGAAACATAGGGAAACAAGGCAAAAATTAGGGGGATAGTTCATATTGGTGATGTGCTCAGGACAAACTCCTGCGGACAAAAGGAGGTGGTTATGTTGACTAAGGAAACACAAAGGGAAACTAGGTGGTGGCAGTCAGGAAACATCTCACGCAGAGGCAAAGCAAGGTGGATTGTATATGATCTTCTCATCAATGAGAGACTAATCGCTGCTAGAATCGCAGAAACCATGGGAGTAGGAAGACCAGCCGTTTCCAAACACATAAAGTCCTTACTGAAAGACAGATTCATAGTCCGAGCAACGGGGCTTGAAGAACACTATAGTCAAGTAAAAAACGGCTCAGTAACTGGAGCGCATAAAGTATACATCTCTGGGCCTAAGGGACAAGTTGCGCAGCAGAAGATTGAACACTTTATATCCAACATGGGGGTAAGCGG